AGCGCACCGACGGCTACTCAGAGTCTTCCGGAAACAGAAGGCGAGCCTATAAACTCTGAGCCCGCAACAGGAGGCAGCGGCGACGCATCAAACAGCGTTGAGGAAGCATAATAATTACGTAATAAAAGCTTCAGGGGTGGCGTACATCGAATGGCAAAACCTCACAATTTATAAACTCATTTTGATACGAAGTTGATAGGGGACCTTTAAGGCCCCCTATTGGCGTATATACATTTTTCTCAAATTATTTCATTATTTTCTTAATTCTCTTTATTTTTTTATGGAAAACTCTAAAATTTTTATGTTCCCTGAGAACGGGACAAAGAGCTCTATCGATCCTACTCTGCTTGCTCTGATGAACAACAACGGTGGTTTCGGTGGTAACAACTGGATATGGATTCTCTTCCTCTGGCTCATTTGGGGCGGTTATGGAATGGGAATGAACGGCTTTGGTGGTTTTGGCGGCTTCGGAGGCAATGGCTACTTTGCTAACCAGCTTGCTAATAGCGAAGGTAGAGATCTTCTGTTGTAGGCTATAAATGGTCGTGCAGATGCTCTCGGACAGCTTGCTAGTATTACTAACAGTAATGTAGAACAAGTACAGGCCGCTGTCAACACTTTGAACACCAGCATCCAGAATGTAGGCTCTCAGGTTGGTATGTCTAGCTTACAGGTAACCAACGCAATTCAGAGTGGCAATGCTTCTTTAAGCCACCAACTCTGTGAGTGTTGCTGCGAGAATCGTCTGCTGACAACTCAGCAAGGTTATGAGAATCGCATCTAGACCATTGAGCAGACCAATCAGCTTGGTTCTCAGGCCGACCGCAATACACGGTCAATAACAGACGCTATTGCGAATCTCCAGACCAACATGACCCGTGAGTTCTGTGATATTCGTGAGCGTGAAATGCAAAGTAAGATTGACACACAGAGTGATATTATCACTCAACTGCGTGGTCAGCTGGATAATGATCGTCAGACAGCACAGCTGTTTAATGCTATTAATCCTCTGCAGGCTAAAGTTAATGAGATTGCTAACAAGCAGCCCAATACCGTACCTGTTGTATGGCCTAACTTAACCGCAGTTAACAACACTCCTTACGCAGCTGGAGCTTTATATGGCTTTGGTTGGAATAACGGTTGGGGTTCTAACAGCTTTTGGAATTGATTGAGAAAGGAGGTAGACTATGTTTGGTACTACTAATTATCCTTTTAACTTTGCCAATCGCCGTGGTATACCTATGATCGAGAGCAGTGGCGTTACAGCTACAACTGAGAACGTTACTATTGCTCTCCCCAATAGAGTATTCAGATGGCTTAATGACAAAGGGGTAATCCTTTTTAGGCTTTGCCAAGTAATTCCAGAAGCATCAGTAGATCTTCCTATAGTATTTACATCTAATGATTTTACGCAACCTCTCACCCTTGCTGGTGGCGATCCTGCTACAGGTGCAAATGTTATAGGTCCTGGTGTATACCTGATCTACTATGATAAAGATGCTAACTTAATGCAGCTCCTTACTATGGCTGCTAGTTCTAACTAATATTAATTAACTATGTTTTCAGCTTTACGTCAAGGAGCTCCCCTTTATATATTAAATAAGGTGGAGAAACCCGAGTTAAAAATCGGGTATGTTGAAAGTGTGACGCAGCCGCGTCCTAGATACGCCACTTATAATCCTACTGTTAGCTTTGGTACTAATATGGAATAGATAGTAGATGTTGCCGTAAAAGTAGGCACAGATAAACTAGAATATTCTGGTGTACCAGCTAATGCATCTATTCATGAGTATAACAAGATAGTAATCAGTGAGAGTAGAGAAGCTATGATCTCTGAAGTCGATGGTATGCTCTAGAGTAGTAAGAACGTCTTAGATAACGTAGATTATCATCAAGATATTATAAAATCGTGTGAGGATATTCTCAAATAGCTTAATCCTACTTATGCAAAAGAGCAAGAGAGGGATAGTGCTATAGAAGATCTAACAGCACAGGTAAATAAAATACAGACCGAGTTTGGATCTATTAAAGGTACTCTTTCAAAGATAGAAGGGCTCCTGACTAGAACTGAGAACGTCCAAACAGTATAATTATGGTGATGATTGAATTTAAAGAAGCAGCCGTTGATAAAGTATTCAACCTGCTCGAGGAGTCGTTTGAGCACAACAAGAATCAAAAGATGATTTTATGTGAGCTTTATGATGTTCTTGAAGATGCTATGAAGGATCATGGCGATGAAGACGAGATATCAAAAGGTATCATGGGTCTTCGTGGATCTAGAAGCGGTTACCGCTCTTCTATGCGTGGTGGCTATAAACGAGGAATGCGCGATGACTATCGTGAGGATAATCGTTATGCTTATTGATCGAAGATAATAACAGTGGGGGTCAGGGGATACTTGATCCCCATTTGTTTTTGTATAACTTAAATATTTATTATTATGCATAAGACAGATTTGACCCAGTTTGACATCAAACCGGAAGCAATGGTTAATTATCTTCGATATAACGGTCCTCATTTCAATAAGAAGTTATTACAGTTTGCTACTAGTAAGATGACTAAGAAAGGAATCAATGGCAAAGAAACAGCCATAGTTCCTTATACTATAGAACAAGTTGATAATATCATTAGAATAAACAATATCAACTTAGAATACAATCAGCTTTATGACTACGTATTTGTAGCCAACATGTGTAAAGCAGATTACTTAGGCTCTAGTATAACAGACGAAATGCATCTTGCTAAGTATATCAAAGATGTAATAGACGATGTTGATGGTTATGATGGTATCGTGTTTAATCGTTGGTATGCGGATATGTGCCGAAAGGGTATTGTTATTAACTGGGAAGAAATGATATGACCAGCTAGTACATCAAGATAGGCAAGTACTGGAGAGTACTTGTACTATATAATGCAGACTTCAACGATCTACCTGAGATAGAGGATTCTCTAGTACAGTTAGATTGTTCAGAAGAAGATATTGACGCTATTGCTAAAGTATTACAAAAGCGTGATATAGGTTTTACATACAGTAACAGTGATTATAAAATGAGTATTGTATGTATTTCAGAGTCTACTTCTGCTGAAGAGTTTGTAAATACTGCAGCACACGAAGCTAAACATGTGCAGTCACATATGTGCGAATATTATGGTATACCAGAAGACAGTGAAGAAGCTGCCTATATCATAGGTCACATAGTGTCAGAGATGTACAAAATGGTCAGCAAAGTAATTAAACACTATGTTCGATATCTAGGGTGATAAAATTCGCCTATCTACCGACGAACTTGCAATCCCCCCTTTTAGGGAGCATTATAACAATGCTAAGGATAAAGCAATTGCGTTGAAAGAAATCGAATACATTATTTGGCTACACAAATGGAACAGCCCGTATGAAGCTTACCCAGCAGATAAACGGGCTGCTATTGTAGCCAAAGATGTATTTAAAGATGATAAATATGTACCTACTGCAGAAGTAAAAGAACTTGCTAGACGCTTCATAGAGTTCCAAGAGACACCTGGGACAAGATTATTGACAGCGTCATAGACTGCAGCAGAGGGGCTTATAGCTGCCCTAAATGACTACTCGTAGGGTAATATGGATATTGATACGGCTATTAAAGTGACACGTATCTTAAAAGATGTTGGTAATATTGTTAAGTCTCTAGATATAGCTATGAAACAAGCTAAAGCCGAGTAGTTGGAGACTGGTAAAGTTAAAGGTGGAGGTATAATAGGCCTCTACGAAATGGTTAAATAATATACAACATGGAGAAAAGAGTTTTATTTACAGAACTTGATGACAGGGGATCACATCTCCGTAAAGAAATTACTCCCACTGCGGTGGTAACCGACAAACGTAGGTTTCCCGCAGCTCAGTTTTGGGATGCAAACAAAACTATGGATACTATTGTAGCTGACGCTACTACAGCATCCGACACATTAGAGAAGGCTGAGAATAATCTCAATAGCGAGATTTAGACAGCTAGAGCTGCAGAAGCTATATTAAGAGCTGAATCTGTAGCTAAAGCATCATATGACAGTCAAAATAAACTTATTAAGTTTTATAATACAAACAATGTATTACTTGATACTAGTATTGATGCTACAGACTTTATTAAAGACGGTATGGTAAATAGTGTTGCTATACAAGATGTACTTATTGATGATGAATATGTTACATGTCTTGTAATAACATTTAACACTGATAGTGGATTAGATCCAATTAATATTCCGCTTGAAGATATATTCGATCCCAATAATTATTATACCAAAACTCAAGTTGATACACTGCTTTCACCAATACCTACGTTCTGGGTTGGTACACAAGCGTAGTATGATCTCATTGATCCTATTGATCCATCAACTATATATATTATAAAATGATTAAGATTAATAATACCGATATATCTAACATAAAAGTCGGCGACTAGCAAGTAGATCGTGTGTATGCCGGGCAAACGGTTGTTTGGCAGAACGGAGGACCTGGGCCGCGAGATTACGTTTAGAGTGGGCTTGTATTTCAATTAGATGGCGTAGATAAAGGTACAAATTCTGGCTATTGGACTGACTTAATCGATGGTGTACAATTTTAGCTGCATCAAAACGCTGTTGTAAATAGTAATAATGTACAATTTAATAACAGCCCGTGCGTATATAATGGAAAATTGGATTTCGATACAAGTGTGTATAATGGTCCGTGGACAATAGAATGCTGCATATAGGCAAATTCATATAATCCAGATTTTTAGTTTGTTTTATATCCAGGAGCTGATTATCTTGGGATGATAAATATTAGAAACACTGGAAGTAAATATTGTATATAGATCGGTGGAGGCAAATGGTCTTCTTTGGACGCAAAATTTGATAATAACCCGCCGTATTCTATGACGTTTACTTCGAGACATCATTCTGCCGATCATGTCGTGAATCCAATTAGCGACATAATTATAAATGGGCAATATACTAATATATAGGATAATACTGGATATGCGTATGATGAATCTGATAAAACTATTCTTGGCGCATAGCGTAGTACAGGAGAATATCCATTTAATGGTAAAATATATTCTATAAGAATATATAATAGGCTATTAACAGATGCAGAAGTAGCTAAGAATTAGCAATTGGATATACAAAGATTTGGTTTAGATATTCCTTCACAAGAATAATTAAATTATGGCAGTATTAAGATATTTTCACCAAGACCCCAGACAAACATCTGTACAAGAGTCATCAGTAATAGATAAACAAGGTACTGTATTAACACAGAAGTTAACTACCATAAATCAATCTATAACTAACAATACACAAGTTTTAGAAGATAAATAGAATAGTGTACCAGGTAAATCTCTTTCTACTAATGACTTTACAGACGAATATAAGAACAAACTTAGAGGAATTGAAGAAGGAGCTGAGGTTAATGTACAATCTGACTGGGGCGAAGATGACGATACTGCAGATAGTTACATTAAAAATAAGCCTATAATAGATACAGTTGTTACAGATGGCAGTAACAACCTTGTAACTAGTGGAGCTGTATTTACAGCAATAGATGAGCTTCCTGAGCCTATGATATTTAAAGGTTCTTTGGGTGTTGGTGGTACTATACAAACTTTACCAGCAGCGTCAAGACAAAATGTAGGTTTTGTATATAAAGTAATAACAGCCGGTGCATATTATGGCATCGATGCTAAGCCAGGAGACTCTTTTATATCAGACGGATAGGATTGGATATTAATACCATCTGGTGATGAACCTGAAGGTACTGTAATGTCTGTAGGTTTGTCAGTTCCTACTGGATTAAAAGTATCCGGTAGTCCTATAACCACATCCGGTACATTAGCTATTACATACGCTTTAGGTTATGCTATTCCTACTACAGCAAAACAAGACGAGTGGGATGCTAAGTAGGATGCTATATCAGATTTATCAACTATTCGCTCTAACGCATCTCATGGAGAAACAGCATACGGTTGGGGTAATCATGCTTTAGCAGGATATCAACCAGCTATATCGGATTTATCTACTATAAGGTCTAATGCTTCTGAAGGTCACACTGCTTATGGTTGGGGGGACCATGCCAAAGCAGGATATGTTAAGTCTAGCGGTGTTACTAGTGTGGCTATGACTGTACCTACTGGGTTAGCTATATCGGGTAGTCCGATTACATCTACTGGCACATTGGCATTAAGTTTTGCTAATGGATATTCTATACCCACTACAGCAAAGTAGAGCAATTGGGATACTGCTTATGGATGGGGTAATCATGCTAGTGCTGGATACGTCAAATCTAGTGGAGTTACAAAAATATCCACAACGGATGGTGTTGTTGGTGGTGATATAACAACTACAGGCACAATCAAAGCAAACCTTGCATCATATACTAAAAACGCTAGTGATATTGGTGGAAAGCTCTATGCTGTACAACTAGATAAGAGTGGAAGACTTGCAGTCGATGTTCCGTGGATAAATACATGGAAAGTTGCTAATAGTTCTCAAGAAGGATATGTTCCTAAATCTACTGCAAATAAAATACTCAGAGCTAATGGTGACGGTGCTTTATATTGGGGAGATGACGCTAATACATGGACTGCTTGGAAAGGAGCTACTTCTTCTGCAAATGGAACTGCTGGTTATATGCCTGCACCTACTAAAGATCAATATCATTAGTTCTTACGTGGTGATGGTACTTGGGTATCATTAAATAACTATTCTTTACCATTAGCAGCTAGTGGAACTAGAGGTGGTGTGTAGATTGGATTTACTACAGATGCTGCAAATAGAAATTATGCAGTATAGCTTAGCGGAGAGAAGATGTATGTTAATGTTCCTTGGACCGACAACAATACAAAATATTCTGCTGGCTCAGGGTTATCTTTAAGTGGTACTACATTTTCATTAGCACTTACTAAAAATCTTGTTACTACTGCACTCGGTTATACCCCGCCTACGCAAGATACTAATACATGGCGTGGAATATAGAATAATCTTACATCAGACTCCACAACAGATTCTCTTTCTGCTGCACAAGGTAAAGCATTGGCAAATGGTAGTGCTAGAGACAGTACTAAAATTCCATTATTTAGATATGGTACAACTAATACAACAACAAAAATTAAAATAAATATTAATTCTACCACTTCCTGGATGTTGTGTTTTACTGTTACGTTATATCAAGGTTATAGAGCAACTAAGATAATGATTAGTGGTTATCAATATGGATCAAATTACTGGTACTAGCCAGAAGCTTGCATTCTAGGAGATGGTAATGGTACAGAAACAATTAATGTTTATTTTGGATATGATGCTGCTACTAAGTTGTGGGTTGGTTTTGATGGCGACAATTACACAGGAGTCTCCATTAATGATGTTACAAATGGTCATAATCAAATTTCTAATTTTAGTGATTTGTTTACTATATCTAACGTATCATCTTTAACAACATTACAGACAACAGTAACTGCAGAAAGTAAAGCAAACTATGCTAACAGTGCAGGTAATGCAGATACAGTGGATTCAGAACATGCAAGTACTTTTGCTCATAGAGCTGCTGCTAATAATCTTGTTCATTCTGGAAATGAAATAACTATGATTCCAGATTCTTTTAGTGGAGGTTTATGGTTTAATTATCAATCTGTAGGTAGAAACTCTTCTGCTAATATTACTCAATACAATTTTGGAGATGGAAAAGGAGGTTCTCTTGCATCAATAACATCTGGAACATTTAATGGAAGTTGTACAGGTTCAGCTGGTTCTGTAGCTTGGGCAAATGTAACTGGAAAATCTACGACTCTTTCTGGGTATGGAATAACGGATGGATTATATAGTACACAAGTAAGTGTTGATCAAAATAATGTGACTTGGGCAAAAGCTACTGCAAAAACAAATAGACGTGCTTTCATTTATAATACAAGCGGAACTGAATATTCATATTTGTTCGGATTTTCTTCAGCGAACACAAGTTCTGGAGATGTAAAATATGGAGCAGTTTTGAAAATGGGTTATGGTGACACTTATCTTAGAATTCTTAGAGTTTATCAAGGATCTTGGTTCTCAACAGATTGGGAAAAAATATCAGCAGGATATGCTGATAGTGCTGGTTCTGTTGCATGGACAAATGTATCTGGAAGACCAACAGACTTAAATTAGTTTACCAATGGTCCCGGGTATATTACAGGTATAACAAAGACAATGGTAACTAATGCTCTTGGCTATACTCCTCCAACTGCAGATACTAATAATGCTGTAACTTAGACTAATACTACAACAGATACTTTTTATAGATTACTATTTAGTGGTACTGCTGATGATACTAATCGTACAGAAGGTGCTAGAAAAAATACAAATATAAAAGTTAATCCTAATCATGGGGGTGTATATGCAAAAGGATTTTTTCATACTGGAGCATCGCTCTCTGATACATGGACAGATTCTTATAACAAGAAACACCCTTGGTACGGTATAGACTTTAGAGAAGAATCAGGCACTAATTATTTCCATTCTGTATATTCCGACTACTTTGGAATGTGTTTCAGAACGTGTTATATTAAAATAGCTGTCGGAGACTTTTCAGCAGGTGCTGCTGAATAGGCTAGAACTATCTATATAAATAACGCAATAGATTCATAGCCTATTATATTTAGTGTTGCCGGTACTATTAGTGCTGAAAACAGATTACTTGCTCCAAACACACATACAACACATATAGACGGTAGGAGTACTGATGAAGGAGGTCCAGGACCTCTTTATATATAGTGTGATCAAGATGAGCCAGTTGTGATTGCATCAGGTAGTCCGATTGTTGGCATTGGAAAAAATCCAACATAGGGAAAGGTTGATATTAATGGAGTATGTCATGCTTCTCAGTTTATGCCAAATTCTGATTTGCGTTTGAAAGATATATAGTCAAACATGTCTATAAATCTAAAAGACGTAGCAGAGGCTCCTATATTTTTATTTAAATGGAAAGATAAAAATATAGATAATCTTGTTCATGTTGGTACAAGCGCACAATATTGGAAAGAGAAGGTTCCAGAGTTAGTATCAGAAGCAAATGATGACATAAAAACACTATCACTTGACTATTCAGCACTTAGTGTTGCTAGCAATGTAACATTAGCAAAGGAAGTTGTAAGTTTAAAAGAAGAAATAAAGCTTCTGCAGGCTTAGATTGCAGAATTAAAGTAGCTACTAAATAATTAAATATAATCGATTATGTGTAATAATAATTGTTGTACGTGTTGTCAATGTGGCACGCACGATGACGATACTCCACAGGAGATCACATACACTTCGGTATGCAACAGCGATATGTGTAAAGATAAAAGCGGTTGCGGATGCTGTTGTTGCAGAAAGAAGCAGATGTGTGAAGATGATCCGAATATTCGCTTAGACGGTATGGAGGAGCGTATGGAGGAGTGTTGCGAAGAGGTAAACGAAAGAATCACGAATCTAGAGTGTGAACTTACTGAAGAGATAAGTCGTTCTACAGATAAGGATGAAGAGCACGATGATAAGATAGAAGATCTTTATAATAAAGAGAGTCTAGACTATAATAATGTTAACTACACTCTTGATAACCACAATCTTGTTGTAAACTTCTATCACGATGATGTGTTCCAAGATAATATTACTATTCCGGTAGAGTCATTTATAAAAGATTGGTTTGTTGATGATGTTGATTTGATAGATTCTCATATACTTAGAATAACGTTTAATGTAGATCCTACTACAGAAACTCATCATGAACCCAGAATAATTGACATTGATCTTAATGATTTTCTAAACCCCAGTAACTATTATACTAAGACTTAGATTGACAATATGATCAATCCTCTTAGTCAAAGTATAACTAATCTTACTACAAACCTTAATAATTATAAGACAGAAGTAAGTAATACATACGAAACTAAAGTTGCTGCTGGTAATCATATCAATAATGTTGATTATGATCAAAATGATCATCATACACTCATCTTTACAAAAGAGAATGGTTAGACTATAACAAAAACAATTCCTGATAGTGATTTGTATATACAGTCTGGAGAGTATACAGGTGGTAATCTCATACTTACTAGAAACAATAATACAACAGTTACAATTCCTGTGCCTGAAACAAACCATATTGTTGGTGGAAGTATTGATGGACGTGTAATAACCCTTGTTAGGGAAAATGGAGGCACTCCGGTTACTATTCAACTTCCGGCTGATGCTAATACATATCCTGTAAGCGCAGAAATTAATGGTAATACGCTTACTATCACAAACAGTGATGGTAGTACTGTTCCTGTAACATTACCTACAGATAACGATCATTATGTTACTGGCGGTAGCATTTCTGAAAACACACTTACCCTCACTAGAAACGGAGGTCTTTCTGATGTAACAGTTCAGCTTCCTACGTGGAAAACTACCGACAACGATCACTATCCTGATACAATGACCGTTGATTCTAGCAATGTGTTGCATCTTACAGGTACAAACTTTAATGCGCTTCAAGTACAGCTTCCGTCTACACCTTCAGACACTACTAATCCTATTGTTGACGTATCTCAATCCGGTACTACTGTGACATTTACTTATAAAGATAATACATCTGAGACCATAAACACCGGTGGTGATACTACACAAATAGAGCAGGATATAGATAATATAGAGGGAGATATCACTAATATACAGCAGGATCTCACAAGTATATTACAAAGACTTACTGCATTGGAAGGATTGTGGGAGATTAATCCAAACGACAATAGTCAGGTTATTGCTAAAAACGGTAGATCAGCAATGGCTGCAGGATTCTATGATTCAACTGTAAATACAGTATAATAATATAAATATGGTAGACTTTAATAAAAAGATTTTAAATTCTTCAAAGTTCCGTGAAGCAGCAATTTTCTTTAAAGAACATGGATGTTATACACTGGCTCCGCGTGGAACGACCGATTATATACAATATTGGGACAGAGAAACACAAAGGTGCATAAACGGATATGTAGCACCAGATGGCGATGCTATTACAGGCTACCATTATTTTTACTTAAACTATAGTCCTATTATGAAGTTGGAGGAGACTAAGTACACAGACCGATACGGAAACGAACGTACTAGGAGGGAACGTGTACTCAACTTCCCCGACTTCTGGGATTACGATTATTACTACTTCAATGCGATAGAAGAAGCAGAAAACCAAGGTAAGCACATGGCAACCCTTAAATGCAGACAAAGAGGATATTCCTTTAAGGGAGCCTCAATGTTGGTACGAAATTACGAACTCATTCCAGGAAGCAAGAACTTCGCCGTGGCTAGCGAACAGAAGTTTCTTATAGGAGATGGACTACTTACAAAGGCTTGGCAAATAATGGACTTTGTAGACAAGCACACAGCATGGTCTAAACAACGTCTAACGTCAACCCGCATGGAGCGTGTATCTGGTTATAAAGTTACTGATGAATTTGGTAAGTAGACAGAACAGGGATACTTGAGCTCTATTACAGGTATTACACTAAAGAATGACCCAGAACGTCTTCGTGGTACTCGTGGTAAACTAGTGCTATTTGAGGAGTGTGGTAAGTTCCCCAACTTAGAAACAGCATGGCGTGTTGAACAACCTGCTGTAGAAACGGATGATGGTGTAGCATTTGGTCTGCTTTGCGCTTTTGGTACAGGCGGTACTGAAGGTGGTAGCTTTGATGGTCTAAAGAATCTATTCTATAAACCAGATGCGTTCAATGTATTATCTTTTGATAATATATGGGATGATGGATAGGAGAATACTAAGTGTGGATTCTTTGTTCCTGCATGGAGTAATATGGGTCCTGAGTTCATGGATAAGGATGGCAATAGTGATAAAGAGCGATCTATAGAAGAATTGATGGCATAGCGTAACAAAGTTAAAGACGGAGGTGCTACACAAACATCTATAGATAGATTTATTTCAGAACGTCCTTTAAAACCACAAGAAGCCGTCTTAGAGCTTGGAAGAAACATATTCCCTAGAAAGTTACTAATGGATCAATTAACGCGCATTAGAACCAATAAGAAGCTCTAGAACATGAAGCATGTTGTAGATCTCTTATGGGATGGTAAAGGCGGCGTTGAAGCAGTAGAAAAGAAATCTGGAGATATAACTACTTATCACTTAAAGAAAGATGACAAACCAAGAGGATCAGTAGTTATCTGGGAATACCCAATCACAGATCCCCCATTTGGATTATACATTGGCGGTTGCGACCCGTATGATCACGACGAGTCGTTCACTAACTCCTTAGGATCGACGTTCATATTTAAACGCGTTAGAGCAGGAGAAGCGTGGAATGATGTAATAGTTGCAGAGTATACAGGAAGACCAGATACTGCTGAAGAGTATTATGAGAACGTGCGTAAATTATTGATATTCTATAATGCACGTCTTTTGTTTGAGAATGAACGTAAGGGTATTTACCCTTACTTCACAAACAAACATTGCGATTATCTTCTTGCAGATTAGCCAGATAAAATAATTACGGAAGTCTTTAAAGACAGTAGAGTACAGCGCCGTAAAGGCTGTCACATGACTAAATAGATTAGGGCGTATGGAGAAGGTTTGATTCTCGAATGGCTTATGGAAGAGTACGAAGAAGGACACCCCAATCTAGAAAGAATATACAGCGAACCTTTGATAGAAGAGCTAATAGAAAATGACGGTGAGAAAAACGTAGACCGTGTTATAGCTATGTGTATGGTTATGATATATAGAGAAGAACTATATCAAGTTAAAGTGTCCGCTGCAAAAGAACAAAATAAATAGGTTGAACTCTTTGAATTACCTTTATTCAGCTAGCGATACTGGGATGCTGATGAAGAGGTAGTGCAAGACAACATACCTGTATTTAGCTTTTAATATATGGTTAGAGTAGATGACAATTTATATAACGTATCATTTCCTCAACAGAAACTGCCATTAAAAAAGAAAGATGAGCAGTGGCAACACGAATGTGTTAACTGGATTATCGGAGAGGGAAACGTTGCGTCAGGAGGTATGAATAAGACGCGATTCGGAGAGATACAAACCTACTATAATCTTTATAATTCTATATTTGATGAGAAGGACTTCAAGCGTATTACGAATCCGTTTAAAGTAGAAGACGGATTTCCCGCTACACCTCAAGATTTCAATATAATAAGGCCTAAGGTAGACCTCCTTATAGGTGAAGAGACAAAGAGGCCGATGAACTTCAGGGTAGTGAGAACATCGCAAGAAGCAGCTTCTGAACTAATGGACAAAGAGAAAGAGATGCTTATACAATATATTATGGCATCTATTACTTCTCAGATGGGTCCTGAGGAAGCACAATAGTTTTAGCAATAGTTACAGTCTGGCGAGATAATGCCTCCTGAAGCTATAGCTAAATACATGTAGAAGGATTATAAAGATGTTATAGAAAATACAGCATACCATACCCTTACTTATTTACGGGAAAAATTAAATCTAGATAACGAGTTTATTAAAGGTTGGAAAGACGCTCTTATTGCAGGTACTGAATTCTACTACGTTGGAGTGATGAATGATGAGCCTTATATGGAGAGAGTAAATCCAGAATACTTTGATTACGATCACAGCCCTGATTTGGAGTTTGTAGAAGACGGCTCCTGGTGTTGTCGTAGGATGAGGATGCCTGTAGCCGAAATATACGATCGCTATTATAATAAACTCAGCGAAAAAGATTTAAACAAGCTTAATGAGATGATGGGCAGTAGGCACGCCAATGATCTTGGAGATAGACCTCCTGTAGACAACTTTGGTGGTGGTATACAATTCCATATCTATGACAATCCTACTATGGATTAGAAGACTAGATATGCTATAAATGTATGGCACTGCTGCTGGAAATCATTTAAGAAGATATACTATGTTACATACTTCGATGAAGCCGGTCAGGCACAAGTAGAAATTATGGACGAGTCTTACAAGAAGACAGGACAGGAGATATCAGTTGAGCCGGACTGGATTATAGAAGTTTGGGAAGGATACCGTGCAGGATCTGATCTTTATTTTGGTATTCAGCCTGTTGAGTACCAGCATGTATCAATTGATAACCCTAATTCTCAAAAGCTTCCATATTGTGGATGTGTCTACTCTAATACCAACAGTAGGCCACGTTCTCTTGTAAGCATTCTTAAGCCTCTGCAATATATGTATATTGTATTGTGGTATAGACTTGAGTTAGCTATAGCCAGAGATAAGGGAAAGGTAGTAAACATGGATATTACATAGATCCCAAAATCTATGAATATCACTCCTGACAGATGGATGCACTACTTATCTTCTGTAGGCGTAAACTTTATTAATCCTTATGAAGAAGGTTGGAACATCGCAGGTAGAGAAGGCGGAAAGCCTGCTACATTTAATCAGATCACTGCTCTCGATCTTACTATGTCGAACGTAATAGCTGAGTATATTCAGCTGATGGACAAGATTGAGCAATTGGCAGGTACTATATCAGGTATTACAGAACAGCGTGAAGGCGCTATTAGTTCTAATGAACTTGTAGGTAATGTAGAGAGATCTGTTGTATAGTCTTCTCATATCACAGAACCTTTGTTCTGGGCACACAATCAATGTAAGAAACATGTGCTCAACATGCTTTTAAATACAGCTAAAGGGGCTTGGTAGCAAACAGGTAAGAAGAAGCTTAGTTATATATTTGATAATGGAGAACGTGCTTTTGTTGATATCCAAGATAAGTTCTACTATGAAGATATGGATGTATTTGTAAGCGATACTTCTAAGGATATGGAGAATATCCAGAAGTTACAACAACTTATTCAACCTGCTATGCAAAACGGTGCTAGCTTGCTTGAAGCAGCTGAAGTACTTACAAATGACAACTTTAACATCATCAAGCAGAAGCTTCTAGAGATGCAGCAACGTCAAGAACAGCAAATGCAACAGCAACAAGAAGCTGAGCAACAACAAGCTATACAACTGCAACAAATGCAGAATGAAGCTCGTGAACAAGAGCTTATGCTTGAAGAGGCTAAGATGGAGCTTGAGCGTTACAAGATCGATGCTGACAATCAGACTAAGATTGCGGTTGCTGAGATATCTACTTATCGTGGTACTGAGGAGAAAGATATCAATCAGAACAATATCCCAGATCCGCAGGAAATGTACGATATTGCTATTCAGCAGTAGAAGCTGCAATCCGATGCTTATACGAAGCGTTACGAAGCAAATCAGAAGAAGAATATAGAAGACAAGAAGATTGAGCTCGAACGTGAGAAGATGAAGCACGAGATGGCACTACAGAAGCAGAAGGATGACGCGGCTCTTGAGCGTGAGAAGGTTAAAGGGCGCTATGCTCTTCGTAACAAAACATCGGGAGAGCGATGACGTACGCTGAAGAACAAGAGCTTCTATAGCTTACACGAGAGAACAATCAATTGTTGAAACTTATACTGAGATATGTTTGGCATGATGGAGGCGATGATTTCATTACCAACATCATTGCTAACATAATCGGTAATAGAATAGATCCTGCTTATGTATAGAGATCCAAGTAAATTTAGAGAGCGCTTTAAAGCGTATAAAGAAGGTAAATCTGTACGAGAGATCTATGGATTGCCTGGGTATGCTGGAGGTAAAAGTACTATTGAAGACACCGCCGATTTTCTTAAACAGTATGAAGGGTTTAGAGATAAAACATATCTAGATGGAAAGGGGATACCCACTATTGGATACGGTTTTACGGATGCTAAATTTGTAAACAAAGGAAGAATAACAAAGGCTGAAGCGGATGCTGAGTTAAAAAGACAAATCGCATTTAGATAGGCAAAACTTAGAAAGAAACTTGGTCCTGCAGTGTGGGATTCTTTATCTAACGACAGTAAGAAAGCTCTCACGTCGTATCATTATAATTATCCTTCCGGATTTGAAGATGATACCAAGTTTATGAAATATTGGAGGTCTGGACAGTATGCAAAAGCTATAAAAGAAGTAGACGCAGGATGGAACGACTCTGCAAATCCAGGACTTCGTACACGTAGAATGAAGGAGCAGTAGTTACTATTTTCAGACCCTGTACTCGGAGGTTTCATTATTCCAGAGACAAAACCCGAGCCAATTATAGCAGTACCAGATGCTACTAGAGTATCTACTATTCCTACTATACAGCAATAGACAGTGCCTTCTACGTGGATGTAGTAGGCTACAGAACTTCCAAGTCATACGTTTGTATAGAACTTCGAAATGGCTAAACCTCTAAGTATACAAAAATTAGTAGATACTATAGAGGAATATACTCCTACGTGGGATAGATTTAAAAACGCATATGCTGATGGTAAGTTGCCAAGATATCAAAACGGACTTACACCATAGTAGATAGAAGATATCATTGTACAAAATCAAGGTACAATATAGCAGGGGCACCGTTGGTCGCCATTAAGTAGTTATGCAAATTCTACTTGGAGAGATTATAATAAACCATTCTTTTAGTAGTTTGTAGAAGGTGGTTTGGGAAATGTGGCGAGAGGGCTATAGTAGTAGTTTGAAAGTTGGAATAAAGAGGTAAGAGGTATTGCAGATATAACAGATCATGCAAACGTTTTGCTGGATATACTTACAGGTGCTGGAGGGAAAATTACAAAAGATTCTTCAAAAGAATTAATCAAGAATACCAAAAAGGCTGTAAAGAAGGCAATAAACCCAACGAAGGCTTCTACTAAGAAGATGCTAAACGCTCAAGAAGTATCAGAAGATCTTGTTAGCAAACCTAAAACTAGGATAGATCCAAAGAAGTATAAACAGCAAACTGAATATACTTAGAAGATCACTGATCAAAAGACTCAGAAGTATAATAAGACAAAACTCCCATCCGAAGAGCCTGTTCTTAATAGCGCAGATTTTCCAGAAAATACAAATATAAATGCTCTGTATGGGCCGGAAGGAATGTTGTTCAGCAACAAGATTGTAAACAACGATCGGTTGATGGATATCGCTGTTCCACATGAGTTCAAACATTATCTGCAACAGTATTATAATTATACCCCAGAGTAGGCTATGATAATGGAACGCATGTTCCCATTTAGTGAGAAGTTCATAAAAGAACATCCTGATTTTAACTTTGTCAATGAAGGTGGAGCAATGCTCAGTGAACTTGAATATGCGATTGGAAAGCGTTACGGATTCCCTGTCGGAAAAGATTTTGAAGATGTGGTAAATCGTATAACACCTGCAGAGATAGAGGATATGGCGTCTAAACTTAGTGTATACAATAGAGATGCTAGTGAGCAACGTATTAAACATCTCGGAATGCCTGATGTAATGCCTCTCACTCCAGAACAAGCACACTTCTACAACAACTTCAAAGATATGCTTTTAAAAGTGCCTGCAGTTGCTGGAGGAGCAATGATGGTTCCACAAGATAAACGATATAGGAATGGCAAACTTCCTGGATATTTCGAAGGAGAACTTCCTATGGGAGAACAGAGATAGCTTACTGACGAAGAAGTAAAATAGGCGGCTCAGAATGCTTCTCACGAACAGGGCATGAGCGGAGAAGACCCATTAATGTCCATGCTTGTAGGAATGAAAGCCGTTAGACTTGTTGGAGATTAGTTGGCAGAGAGACGCCTTAAGGAGAAAGCAGAGATGTACAAACGTTGGCGTGAAGCTAACGAATAGACTCGTGGCGCGTCTAGAGCATGGAAGATGTAGGATGCAGATAGAATGGCAAGGAATTGGGGATATTCTGATAATCCGATGGGATTTTTATATGATATATTCTTAGATCCAATAGCAAACATGTATACAAAGATACAGAAACATCCTATATTAGGCCCACTGATTCCATTTAGTGATGGAAAACTTCCAGAATACAAAGACGGCAAAATAAGAATTAAACCAGCCAATCGTGGTAAATTTAATGCTACTAAAAAGCGTACTGGTAAAACAACAGAAGAATTAACACATAGTAAAAATCCTTTAACGCGTAAGAGAGCTATATTTGCTTAGAACGCAAAAAAGTGGAAACATTAATATTTAATTATGAATAGTTATATAGTACATACTGCCATTAAATGTACAGATGGCAAAGTTCACAGACTCAGTTATGATCTTACAGAACAAACTGAAGGTAGTGTATATGAATTCGCAAGAGTGTTTAAGGAAATTGAAAAGAGATTTCCAGATGTATAGTTTTGGATTCAACAGTATCCCGATAACTTTAAATATGAAGATTATACGGATGAAGATGGTTTAATTCATACTGAAAATATTGCATACAAAATGATTCATGGAGAATTAAACGAAGACGGTACACCAAAAACCATTCCCAGTTTAGAAATACAAAAATAACAGAATAAACTGTACAAATTAACTTACATATTATAATATGGCAAAGAAAAAGAATACAATTCCGAGCGGATTTGAAGATGTTCTTGGAAGCATTTATTCTAATGCTGAAGGCCAAGAAGAGGTTACACAATTAACTGATGATAGAGGTTACTTTGTTAATCCCAACGATGATGACGATCCAATCGATGAACCAATTAAGAATGAGCCGCCAGTGAAGAAAGATCCTGAGGACGGCAATGTAGACGATCCGGATAAACCGGATCCAAACGCAAAGGATGACGATTCTCCAATCCCTCCTAGCGTAACTAATCCTGAACCACCTATAACAGAACCACCTGTAGAGGATCCAAATAATAACGAACCTACAGATGCAGATGTGATAGAAGCTGAACAAGTAGGGCTGTTCTTTGATGCCCTTGGTAATTCACTTGGGTGGAATATGGATGAGATTGATGAAAAGAGTAGACCTCTTACTGTAGATCAACTGACCGAATACATGCGTGATGTTGTACAAGAGAACTCTGTACCACAATATGCAGACGAGCGTATACAGAAGCTCGATGAGTATGTAAAGAATGGTGGTAAGTTTGAGGACTTCTATGAGAAACAGCAAGCAGCTATTACTCTTGAGGACATCAACCTCGAAGACGAGAATAATCAAAAGGCAGTTATACGTGAACTCATGCAGCGTAATGGTTACACCAACGAGCAGATTAATAAAAAGATTGAACGCTATGAAGATGGTGACATGCTGTATGAGGAATCTGAGGATGCTTTAGATAGATTGAAGCAGCTTAGGCAGGCTGAGGTTGAAGAAGCTAAACGACAATAGGAAGAATTTGCACGACAATAGGAAGAACAATCAAGACAATTCTTTAACACAGTAAGTAACGACATCAAATCGCTTACTAATATTCGCGGCATCGCTATTCCTAAGGAAGATCGTCAAGCTTTGTTCGATTACATTTTCAAAGTGGATCAGAACGGCCAATCGCAGTATACTAAAGACTTTAATAAGAATCTATCAAAGAACCTTATTGAGTCTGCGTATTTTACGATGAAAGCTGATACTTTAATCAATAACGCGACGAAGGCAGGAGAAACATCCGCTGCTGAAAAACTTAGGAAAATGTTGAGGCATAGTGCAAAGAATCATAGCACTTATAATGCCGATGATAAACAGAAGTCAGTAACCGACCTTATAGGTGGTATGTTCTGACGCACAAGAATTATAAATATATATGAATAATACTTTACTTAACAATCTCCAGCTGTACCGTGGACGTCGTTTCTCGGACCTGGTAGATGAAAACATGATTTCTAACGCCCTGCTGACTAGACCTCATGAGGTGTCTGGTCTGCTTTCACTGGTATTTGGTACAAAAGACGACGGTGTTTCTACTACCATCGACCTGCTCACCGGTGGTCTTGGCAAGACAATGATTATTGACAACCGCGAGTTTGAGTGGGCTGTACATGTTGACAGTGAGCACGCTATTAACATTCGCTGGGCTAAGTGGAACGGTAAGGAGATTACTTCCGCTAACTACATTTCTGAGACTCCTGGTCTGAATGGTACTCCTATTTACCTCGCTCTCGAAGAGCGCTGGTTCGGCCCTGGTGCAATTCTGTCATTTGACGATTATAAGTTCCAGGTTCGTGTAAACGGTGTTCCTTATCAGGATGGTAGCGCTTGGGTATATGAGGTATATGTTGTTGATGGAGCACAGGCTGCTTACATCCCCGGTGAGTTCCTGCTTCCTGGTCGTCAGGTAAGCCGTTTGGGTTCTGCTTACGAGGAGTACAGTGATGAGGCAGATATCATCAACTATCAGACTCCGTTTAAGATGCGTGGCCATCTGCAGACTCTCCGTCTGACTTATGATATTACTGGTGACGCATATTCAACTGTTCTGGCTATTGCTCTGCAGGATCCCGAGACCGGTAAGAAGAGCTATCTGTGGGCCGATTATCAGTACTGGCTAGCACTCCGTGAGTGGAAGAAGCGTGAGGAGTATCAGCTGTTGTTCTCTAAGAGCAACCGTCTGGCTGATGGTACTTATCTTAATAAAGGGACAAACGGCAGACCCGCACCTACGATGAGTGGTTTGTTCGAGCAGATTAGCCCGGCTAACATTCGTTACTATCATCACTTGACCGCTGAGCTGTTCGAGGACTATCTCTTCGACCTCTGCTACGACATTCTGGGTACCAACGAGCGTCGTTTCGTTGCTCTGACTGGTGAGATGGGTATTCGTGAGTTCGACCGTATTCTGAAGGAGAAGGTTGCTAGCTTCAATATGTGTGAGAATATCTTCGTTACCGGTAGTGGTCAGAACCTGACTCTCGGTGGTCAGTTTACTACCTACAACATGACAAATGGTATCACGCTGTCTCTGAAGCGTTGTCCTCTGTTCGACAATATGGAGATGTTCCGTCAGCTCCATCCGCTGACTGGTAAGCCCCTGATGTCTTACACGTTCCTGTTCGTCAACATCAGCAACTTCGACGGCCAGGCTAATGTTGTTAAGGTTTGTCGTAAGGGTCGTGAGTTCGTACAGTGGTACACTGGTGGTTCTGTATCACCTCAGGGTTATGCAAACAGCATCAACACGCTGCGTTCTAACAGCCGTGATGGTTACCAGGTTCACTTCCTTGGTGAGGAAGGTATCATGGTTCGCAACCCGCTGAACTGTGGTATTCTGTACTGCGATGCAGAAGATACTGAGATCTGCAACGACGGTGGCATTAATATTGGTGCGTAATATCAATAAGAAATACTGATGTCCGAGGGGGCTTCGGCCCCCGCCCGGCATCACAACATACTAATTATTATAATTATGGTAGTTGAATTAAAGATTAAGAAGAAGAATCCCTGGGGATCTTTTATAAAGTATAGGAATTGTTTTGATTATATTGCTCCGTACTTTACACGTTCCGGGTCGATTTATACGGGTCTCACCCCAGAAGATGAGAAATATTATGAGAAAGCTTTGGGTTATCCTGAAGGACATCTTGCTAAAACATCAGAGTTCTGGAATACATTCTCTGTAAAAGTTGGTGCACGTGGTTTACTGCTTGACGATTCTATTCCTCGTCAAGCTATGATGATCAAATTCTTGGAAGGTCATAAGCGTGTTGCTACTACACTCGATAAGCTTGACGCTGGTAAAGACTATCTGTTGATTAATCGTGAAGCCGAGGCAATTGAGCAGAACAAGCAGAACAAGCTTCGTCGCGATGCCATTAAGCAGTTTGATACATTGTCGCTTGAGCAAATGCGTAAGTGTCTGCGTCTGTTTGGTGCTAATCCTGATCGTATGTCTAATGAACTCGTAGAGTCTACATTGTTTGGCATCGTCGATAAACAACCTAAGAAGTTCATGGACAAGTGGGTTAATAATAAGTTTAAGGAGACAGAGTTCTTACTTGAGAACGCTATTGCTAAGGGTGTAATTCGTAAAGATAAGACACACTACTTCTACGGTTCTGATATGTTTGCAGACTCGCTTGATGATGCTATTGCATATTTGGATAGTAAGAAGAATCAAGACCTTAAGCTTTCGATTATAAACGAAACAGAGAATAAATAACTCTAATAAACATGTGATATGACGCATAAAGACATATATACTAAGTTCGTGATAGAATATGACAAGGCAAATGTTACTTCGTCATATCCATCGTTAACAGAATACGAAATAGCTACCGTTCTTGATAAAGCTTACAACGCACTGATTGCATAGAAAATAACAGGGAATAACTATAGACGCTCTGTGTTTGAATCAGATGTAAAATCTATAGCAGACCTTGAACCTCTTGTACGGCACGAAACCATAGATATGTCAGCAGACAATCGTGTTTCTAACTCAGTAGAAGGAGCACTTCCGGAATCTATGCTGTATTATGTTACAGCATATATGAAATAGGACACAATAACAAGACTGCCAGATAGCACAGAAGAGTCTTATGACCCGGCGGATGGAGAAGATACAAGAAGTCTACAAATAAAATTAGTAAGTCATGACATGGCTACTAAATTTTTTGCAAGTCCTCACAATATTCCTTGGGTAAAAGATCCTGTATGTTATATAGAGGATAAAAAACTTCACGTTGTATACGATCCTATAAACAAGCCAACGGTCGAGTAGGTTGAAGTTGTTTATATCAAAATACCAAATACGTTTGTAAAAGATTTGAATCAATACTCTAGTGCAAATTACGCATCGTATTTCGATTGGAATGGCTCTGGAAATTTACCAGAAGCATATCAGTTTGAATGTAATAGTACAATGGCGGAAGAACTTGTAAGCCTTGCTGTAGCGTTTGCTCTTGAGAATGTAGAATCTGCTAGATTAAATAGTAAACTTAATATGAGAGGGCTTGAAGCATGACGTTAGATGAAACAAGACAAATGGGTATTGAATTCGAAAGACGAGTTCAAACCATGATTCCTGAGAAGGAATTATTAGAGAAGCTTGATACTGAGACGATCTACTCGTTCCTCAATCAATATCAAGACAAATATATACACGATATTTATCGTAGCCTTGATGCTATTCCATCTGGTTCTAAGATCTCTGCTCACGTAGAAAGTGTACTACAATCGCTGTTAAAGCGTGACTGGATACCGGTTACGGATCCCGGCGTAATAAACGCCACAAGCAATCTCATTGATCCAAATGGTATTGAAGTTATGAATACCGGTAGATCTATAGTATATCCATTAGATCCTTTATTTTACATGTATGTCAGAAGTGTATCAAAAGTCACTAAAACGTTTAGTTTTAGATCTGATAAAGCAAATAATAACAGCTCTATCAGAGTTTTGCCGAACGAGTTGGTATCACAGTCCGATGCCTGGACTTTAATAGAAACTCCTCATGATACACTTAGAATATTACGTAGACCTGCTGCAGTGTTGAGTAATACCGTTGCTGATACAACAGGACAGAAAGAAGGGCAAAGTCTTACTGTAATATATGATCAGTATACTGAACCTCTTGGTATAGAGATATTATACTACAAAGAACCTGATCATTTTGATCTTATGACTTCTACTGCATGCGAACTTCCTTTAGATTGTTTTGATGACATTGTTACTGGTGCACTTGAACTTTATATCCAGTATGTATCTGGTGCAGAAGCAAACAGGCGTAGACAGTAGGAGGCAATGAGGCAGCAAGCTAGACAACAGAATAACGATAATGAGAACAGTTGATTTAATAGCAGCTTTTGAGCTTGAGATAAATAAACTAGATAATTCTTTGCAAAAGCCTGTTACAGATGATTCACTGTTCTGGATTAATCAAGCTGTTATTAAGTTTGTTAAAGATCGGTTCAATGGAAATCCTCCTAAGAAGACTTCCTATGAGCAGAATGAAAAGCGTACTAGAGATTTGATAAGATTATATAGAACTGGTACAAACTATAAATTCCGTAAAGATTTTAGTCATGTTAACTATGATAGTTATTCTTACTGCTATCCACAAGACATGATGTTTGTACTTAATGAAGATGTTGTTATAACAGATATGGACGGTGACCATCAGATGGACACGTGCGTATTTGAATGTACGGCAGACAGTTTTATGTATAGAATAAACAATAGTCTTACTGATTTTCATTATAAGTATCATAGAGCACGTCCTCTTAGAATAAGAACAAGAAATGGATTTCGTCTGTTAACAGACAAGAATTATAAGATATACTCCTACACTTTAGGTTATATTAAAGTGCCGGAAGAAATAACTAATCAAGATCCATATAAAGAGTACAAGGATTTTGATGATTATATATGGTTAGAGATAACTAAGATCGCAGCACAGATGTATGTGGAGAATCAATCCGATCCTAGGTATAAAACTCTAACAAACGAAGTACTCACTTAGGAATAATTTAAACGTGGAAACCCCAGCTAGTTAGGTCTAGACATTGAAATATAGGGGGAGTAGAATAAATTAATTAATATAATATGATTACATACGTAAATACTGTGCTCGTCAGCAATCTGGCTACGGGTGCTATTTTGGATGCAGAACCCGCTGCAGCTGCCAATATGGCTACTGCATCAGCTGATGCTGGCAAGTTCATTATTATGAACTGCGATCCCAATGTTGCAGCAGATAAACTGTACGAAGTAACTGCCGCTAACGCAGGTGCTATTAATAAGATTAAGATTGGTATTGTTACCAAGAAGAACACCGCTGTTCGCATGCCAGATGGATCTACCGAGTATCGTCCTATCATTAAGTGGTCGAACGAGATCAAGTCTAAGGACGTTCGTAGCTACAATGTTCTTTCTTATCAGGCTGACACTGAAGATGCAGTTGTCATCGATTTCGCAAACCTCGATGAGAGCAAACTTGTCGATACTACTAATGGTACCGACGGTGGTAAGCGCATTGTTGTTCGTCTGACTTATAAGGATATGCCTCATCGCTATCGTAAGTGGACTGAGTCTTATGAGTACGTTACTTCTAAGAACGAGACTAATGCTTCTATTGCAAAGGCTATTGCTGATATGATTAACCGTGAGTGGAAGCGTGCTCGTGTATCTGTTGTTACTGGTACTTATACTCCTGGTCAGAGTGGTGCTCCTGGTACATTTGCTGCTGGTGCAAACGGCGAAGCAATTTAGATTACCGCTCTGCCTTATGATGATGACGACGCTGTTGAGACGCTGAACTGGGCTAACAAGGTTCGCTTCAATGCTAATATCTATTGGACTGATCCCGCTGGTGATGGTTGGGAGTCTTTGAATAAGAACTTCCCGAAGGGTGTTGTGATTGTTAAAACTCCTGGTAAGACCTATCCTGCTTCTGCTAAGCTGGTTCGTGATCGTGAGTCTCAGGCTATGGGTTATCTGGGCATCCTGAACCGTGGTAACGGTACGTGGCCGATCATCAAGCCTGACATGGAAGTACAGCTTGATAAGCATTACGATGCCATTACGCTTGAGTTTGAGAATATGTATCGTGCTGCAGACGATATTTTCCGTAAGACCAAGCAGACTGTTGAGATCTATGGTATCGAAGATCAGCTTGAGGATCTTAAAGATGTTCTCGAAGCTTTCATCGAGTGGGATGGTAAGCTCGCAGATTGATAAACAAAACATATAAAACTGGCTGGGGTGGGCTACGCCCAACCTGGCCTTTTTTATTACATATTGCAATATGAGAAAAATAAGAATAGGTAACGATATTAGGCTTATTCTGAATATCAACACAACATCTACTATCGTTGAAGATGATGGTACACAGTATAATATTACTGTGAATGATTTGGATATGACTAATATCAAACAAGTGAGGTGTTATTTAATTAATACCCCTAAAAAAGAAGATCGTAAGAAGTTTAAGCGCGTAGGTTTTCCCGAAATGTATAGTCCTACTGCATACAATATAAACAATTCTGGATTTCCAAGTTACCATATGGAGCCAGCAAACGTATGCAACTATGACAGATTCGCTCCAGACTTTCATGATTTTCATTGGTGGCCAGGGTTCCGCGGATTTGGAATATGTCCTGAGCGGTTTCACGACCATTGTGGTCATTCGCTTTGGCATGGTCCGCATCCAGAACACGATCACTTTCCAGGCCATTGGTACCTTGCTGATTCTTGGGTACTTAATGAAAAGAATACCCTGGCGTGCATGTTCCCTGCTATTGATCAAATAATGTGCGGTACATATAAACTCGTTGTGGTAATAACTGTATTCCAGAAAGGTTGGGGCAAACATAACCTTCGTACTTATACTATAGACAAGGGTGATGTGTTCCAACTTGTAGATGAAGGTGGTGAATCTGGCCCGATAACTATCGATGTAGATACCAAGGGAGACGATAGAAAGAATATGCCAGAAATAGAAGCTATATATACTACACAATTTAGCAATGAGTGTTATACTCTTGTGATGGGGCAAGATCTTAGAATAGGTGAACAAGATGTTAATGAGAGTGAATATCGCATCTATGTCAAGCTTAAAGATGGTAGTACGTTGTTGTACAATCCTCTTGATTGGAAATATGACAATCTTAAGTTTGAATCTCCAAGCTGTGCTGTAACAGTAGATAAAAATGGTACTTTACACGCGCATTGTTTGACTGATCCTATTTGCATCACAGTATCGTACGGGGAAGGTCGTAGTAAGGTACAAACTTCGTTCTGTGTTAAAGTAGATCCTGTCATCCCCTTGTATGTAGGTTTCTCTACAGACGGATCCTTTAACAACATCAGTAAAGATAAGGACAATTGGTATAAAGGAGAAGATATATGGGATGTTAAAAAGCGTCAAGCTTTGGATGGCGTTATTGATATACATAATCCGCTTTGCGGTGGATATCTTTATATCATGTCTCAACGTAAGATAAAATATATTAAGTCTTTTGGAGAAGATATTGTTTCTTCAAGTGTAAGATTTCCTGTAGTTCCTGGCAACAAGAAGGTAGACAACTACTTTGTATATCGCAGCGTAGCTCCTATTGTAGGTGGCGGTGCTATCCCTACAGGTAATGATGTTAAATTTAAACTTGTATACGCATGAATTGTAATTGTTGTAATTGCTCAAAAGGCAATAGCTGTGGAGATAACAGCGAAATCAAAATATATGGCACGCTTGTAAATGTTACGATCGACGATAAGTTGAAAGATGCTAGAGACGAATAGCATGATCCCTGTAAAGCCAAGAATTGGCCTAGTAACATAACAGAAGAAGGACATAATGGTGCGCTCGCATATGCTTATCAACTGCATGACGGTAGATTTAGGCAAGATGATCCAAATATGAAAGAGTGGGAACGTTTCCAGGATGAAATCAATAAACGTGTTACAGATATTGTTTATGACGAAACCGGTGGTGGTGTTGACGATAAGCCGATAACCATTATTGAGAATCCATACACACATGATGATAATGACAATCTTGTTCCTATTGGCGGAGAGCCATATGACGATAAATGGTTAAAGGGTGAGGATGCCGATGGTAAAGATGGCATAATTGGAGCAAATCCGGATAACTATGATGATCGTAAGGACGAATTGAAGGCTGTACCCCTATATCCAAATGGAGGTAATACTCCTGTGTTCAAAGATAACATTATTGATTTTATTCTTAATCTTGCTGCAGAAGTGAATGATTTAAGAAATAGAATCATTGCTCTTGAAGATGGAGGTACAGATACTTGTTTGTGGACAACTTCTGGAGATGGAATATGCCCAAAGAATAGTAACGCTAAAGTATATAGCGATCAAGGTTTCTTTGACAGAAGCGTGAATAATCCGCAATCATGACGTTATTATTGAAGAGAATTGCTCTTAGAGATACTTACACAATAGGTAAACTTTACATAGATGGCGTATATCGATGCGACACAATAGAAGATAAAGTGCGCAACTTAGACAAAGAAAAGAAAGTATATGGAGAGACAGCTATTCCGTATGGGACATATAAAGTAAGCTGGACATATTCTCCTAAGTTTAAGAAATATATGCCTCTATTAGAAGATGTACCGCATTTTGCAGGTATACGAATACACTCCGGTAATACTGCCAAAGATAGTCTTGGTTGTATTATAGTCGGAGAGAACAAACAAAAAGGAATGGTATTAAACTCTAGAGCTACAGTAAATAAACTTTACCCTTTGATTAAGAAAGGATGTCTTTCTAAAGAAGGATGTAAAATAATAATATAGTAATATGTTAAGAATGGTAACTTACGGCGATACGCCTACAGGAGATCCCGGAATGAACTCTCTTCTCATTAGTGCAGAAATACCGCCCGAAAGATGTGTGTCAAAAACAGTTGCATTGCGCAACGGAACCGACGAAAATATGATGGAACAATTTGAAAGTGCTAATCCAGGACAATCATTCCCAAATAGCAGACTTGTTCCTGTATGGCCTATTGAACAAAGCGGTTATAGTATTGTATGCACATATCCGTGCGATAGTAGTCGTATGAGGCTTCCGTTAAATGGAAATCATAGCGGAGACTCGTATTTGGCTGGATATAACTATACGTTTGAAGGATTTGAATAGGATGGAAGTTCTGATTGGTGGAATGGAAAAAGCTCTGAAGGACTTGATTGGCTACATATACTTCGCAAAAGCAATACCTCGTGTCACGGAAACAACGGGTATTTGTGGGATGAAGGAATAGAGGTATATGCAGATGCTAGCAGTTCAAATAGATAGGCTTATGTAACGGTAATAGCTTCTCCGAATACTAATACTGAGGAAATGGCTACTATAAGACAAGCTGCTGAACAATAGGGTGTTTCTATTTGTAATACTGTATGTGAAAAAACAAGAATTCTTTTTTATCAAGCAGATAGCTCTACTAGTAGAGTTACATATGATAATATAAATAAACTTACCCTGACCGCTACATCTACCACTGTGGAAAATATGACATACACAAATCTTGCCACACAGTGCAGTTAGTAGGACATGACTAGTATTATTTTTGCAAATAATACTGTAATGGGCATGAGAGATGATGATCCCGATACTGTAAAAACTCTCGCTTCTAGTGTTGTGACTTCTGGGTCTAAAGTAGAAATTGACATCGCAAAGATAAGAAATTTGATAAATTCTGGTTATAATCCTGGCGAAGGTGGTATTTCGTTTATGGTTTATGGAACTTGGCAAGGTATTGGAAGTGAAAGTAGAAAAATACCCGTTCCTATAAGAAATAGTTATACCGTAGACGTTTTTGCAAGCGCAGATGGAGGAAATTCTGCTTTATGTGGAAAAACAAGTTTTAAATCGTGCGGAAATATGAATATTATTGCTGCAGATATTGATTCTGTATCAACAGTTGCAGAAAAAACCATTAGTCGGTGTGCGACGGTTGCTATAATAAACTACTATTACCAAGGAATCGATCGAGTATCTGTTGATATAATACAACCAGAAGAAAACGGAATATGTCCCGTATTCTATCCTAATCAATATTCTATAAATAATCAACAACTAGCAGACTTTGTATGGCAAGGTGTTGGTGCAAGTAAAGTACGTACGTTTAATGCTATAACAACTCCATAGAACGCAACAGTTGTTGTAAATGTGCAATCTTCAGATGGAAGCACAAATGTGCCTTTCAATGTGTCTATAGGTGAAGGTTCTATAGAAAATAGTTATGTTATAAGTGGAACAACTATCACACCGAGCAGCGGAGTTGATATATCTAGCGGAACGTTTACTATAGACTTTACTGGATGTTCGCAAGGTACTCATAGATTTAGATTGCGTCAAATAATATCTGATCAAAGCGTGAGAAGCGGAAACTCTTCTCCTGAATATGCCGATATAGCATTTACAATTGCATAATGATTAAACACTTGTCACAAACACTATAGCACATAGGTACTGCAGTAAATAGTATAACACAAGGCAGTATAATTGGTAAATGGGTAATAGGGTTGACTTCAGCCATAACTGCGTTTTTGACCCCAATATAGTATTTGTTGATGATATGCTTCGCCGCCACTATCGTTGATATGATATGCGGATTTAGGGTGGCTAGGAAGTTTAAATAGAAGATAGAAAGTGGTAAGAATTGGTCAGGTACGCTAAGAAAACTTATTGATGAATTTACAATAATATGTTTGGCACACGGCTTAGAATGGGCTGTGATGGATGAATCTGGTGTATTTGTGCTTACTGGAGGTGCTACAATCATTATTACGCTGACCGAAATGTGGTCTATATTAGAGAATCTGAATACTGTAGATCCTAATGGCCCTTGGAAGCTTTTAGGTAAATTCCTTAAGAAAAAGGGCGAGGATTATACAGGAATAGAATTAAACGAAGATGAACATACTGACGATCATACCGTGGGTCATAAACCACGGAAGAAGCGCCATTAAGGCCATTTGCGTGGCTTCTGTTGCGTTATTACTGGCGTGGGGTATAAATACCCACAGACAGAATATAAAGCTGTCACAGGAGCTAGAAATGGCTCAGAACAACATTGAAGCCTATTAGGGGTTGGTTGCCGACTCCTAGTAGGCTAATAATGTTTTAAGGCTAAATATAAAACAATTAACGGCTTAGAACGACGATATATTGCATAAGTTAGATAGCGTTAGGTCTAAGTTAAGTATTAAACCAAAACAAGTTTAGACTGCTGCAACTCAAACGCAGTCTATAAACGTTATAGAAAGTAAGGGGGTAGGGGGTGATATTATATCTATTAAAGATAGTATATACAACGATACAATAAACTTCAACGACCTTACAACAGTAACTTATAGTATTAGTAAAGATACAGTTAGTATAGGCTTAGATATTAGGAATGAGCAATATCTATATGTATTTGATACTAAAGAATATAAGAATAAGAAGAGTTTTATAAAGCGACTACTTACATTTGATTTTAAGAAAGTACATAAGACAACGTATAAAATAAAGAATACGAACGACTTAATTGAGACAACGGATGTAAGAGTGGTACAAAATACAACAAAATGAACACAACAAGCCTAAAAGAAATAATAGATGATATACTTCTTTTGGTCAGGAACAACAATATTAGCGAAAGCGAAGACTTCTCTAGAGCGTAGGTTGGTGCTTGGGTAAATCACTATAGGCGAATGTTATGGAAGAAGCGTCTTGATGAACTTAAAGAGAAAGCAAAAGTACTGGATCTACTTGATATGATAGACGATGAGTTTATTAAGATCAAAGAGATAGGCCCATTGGCATTAGAAAAAGTAGAATCTAAAGACGAAGATAGAGACAGCTTCACAAAACGTACTGTAGACGAAATAGACGGTTTGTTCTCAAACACAGCATCTAGTATCATAGCAATAAGGGATGAGAGCGGTGAGAATATTCAGTATATGAATCCAATACGTCGTCACTATCAATATTTCCGCAAGTATACATTCGGAGAGATCACCGGTTATTTTAATGGTGATAAACACATATACATACAAGGATTGCAAGATCAAGATCAACTGTAGTATATATACTTAGAAGCCATATATGAAGTAGACGATGACACTGACGATACTGACGCAGAAGATGAGGATGATGTACAAATCCCAACCTGGATGGTTCCTGATATCAAGAAGCTTATTTTCCAGAATGAATTGGCAGTAATGCTGAATAGACCTAGCGATGATAGTAACAACGCTACTTTAGCTAGTGTGAAACCACATGGACCACAAGACGATGAGGAGTAAACAATCCATCACGTTCAGGGACATGTACCGTACAATGCCCGTAGAGGTGGATTACAGCCTCTACAAGCGCATTTTAGATGAAATGTGTAAAGTTATTCTAGAACACATATTCGAAGGCTCAGAAGGCTTTAAAATGCCTTTTGGGCTTGGTTTTATATAGGTAGGTAAGTATAAACCTAAGAGTTTATCCGCACAATCATTATCTGTAGACTATAAAGCCAGCAAAGAATATGATAAACGTATCTATCATTTGAATGAACATTCTGACGGATATAAATATAGATTATACTGGTCTAAGATCCCGAGGACATTCCCAGATAGATATAAATACTAGCTGAGCCTAGTAAGATAGAATAAACGTAAATTAGCTCAACTAATATTTAATAAACACGATTATATTGATATAAATGATATACAAATATACAAAGTGTGAATCAGTCATTGCAAAGATTATGGCTGATTTAGATTCCACAGAGATAAAGTAGCGTACTACAGACATAAGAGAGTGGATATTTGAAGCCGTAGACAAGATTGGTGCTCCTATGTAGTATATCACAAAAGAGTCTGGGACTGACGGCGAACCTATATTAAAGATACAAGACTATTAGGTTCCCATCCCAGCGGACTTACAAGTACTCGATGGTGTTGCGTATTCCTAGAATCCTGAAGGACCGTGGAAGCCAATGAGTACTATGACTGGAATATTTAAACGCAAATCACATCCAACACCTCATAGAAACCTTGTCTACCATCACGATCCATATAATATGGCTATACCTGAACCTCCTGTAACAGAAGAGATTGTAGGTATGCCAGAACATCATCAACCAATGATGCACAAACTCCCAACATCTTAGCATTAGTTGTATACTATCAACACAATGAAGTATTGGGATAGAATGTTTAAGCATGGGAAGTTAGACAAGCCTGAGTATTTTATTAAACCGGGTTGGATTGTAACAAATCAAAAACACGGCTTTATTAAACTTTCATATAAAGCTATTGCAGTAGACGAAAGAGGTTATCCATTGATACCAGATCTTACTTCTTACTAGGAGGCTATATACTGGTATGTAGTAATGAAGCTTACATTCCCTAAGTTTATGTCTGGTAAGCTTACTACAAGCAGTTCTAAATATTCACAAAAATACGCACAATAGACTTACTTCTATACATAGTCTCAATGGAACTTTTATAGAAATCAAGCTTATGCTGAAGCTATGATGCCTACTGCAGACGATATGCAGAATATAAAGAACGATTGGAATAAACTAGTACCCGATTGGGATGGTGATGATACGTTCTTTAAGAATATAGGCAGAGAACAAATAACATACAACGACTACTATTATGGATATTAATAATGATTTACAACAAATAAATACTTTTGTTAAAGGCATGAATACTGACGTATCAGATGCCTTAATGGATAGTAGTCAGTATAGATATGCAGAAAACGTAAGATTAACCACAGATACAGAAGAAAATACAGGAGAACTTAGACTGGTAGAAGGTACTGCTTAGTATGCGTACGTACAACAGTATGGTACAATAAAAGCAATGACAAGTATACGTAACTTGTTAATTGTTATTACAGAAGATGGCGGTAAAGGTTATATATTAGTAAATGATACAGATAATCCTAGTCATTGGTGGATAACATATGAATCCGAAGATGGTGATAGTTGGGGAACATATTTAAGTCTTGTTACAAGATGGGAATCTGATAATAATGTCAAATTATATATAGCTGACGCTAAGCATCCTTTGATGTATGTAAATATTACAGAGAAGAACGATAATGGAGATTATGTAACTCATATCGGAAATAAATCCATACAAGGTATAATAAATACTTTTCTTGAACAACCTATACTTACAATACAACAAGGTGGCGGAAATCTAAATGCCCCAAAAATACAATATGCGTACAGATTATACAAACTTGGTGGATCTACTACTACACTATCTCCATTGAGTAAAGTACTCACGTTATACAGCGAATATAATAAAGGATATGAAGCCTCTGCAGATTTGGTATACAATATAAACCAATCCGTGGTTATAAATATACCAACAAACTCGTACGAATCAGATCATCTTTAGATATTTAGAATATCATATATATCACAAGATTCTAATCCACATGTATCTCTTATATATGATGGCGTGTATATAAATAGCTTTACTGATACAGGACAAAATGACGTGGATGACAATGTATCATATTCTACGTTTTTGTCATATATAGATTTCAATACGGTACCAAGAGTAATAGAGTCAAAGAATGATTATCTATTTTAGGCAAATATAAACGATGTACAAAGTAAAATAGATAGTAAGTATGACAAAATCGATGTTGCACAATACATATCTTGGTAGATAACAAACAAACCCGTCTATGTAAGCAACAGAAACGAAAAGCGATATTCGATGACTAGCGGTAATGTTAAAGATTAGTTTAAATCGTTGCGTCTCGGAGAAGTATATCGCTATGGTGTTGTGTTGTATGACAGTGATGGAAATCACACGTCTGTAAAACATATAGCAGATATAGATCTGTAGAATGAAATATCAGATAATTCTGTATACTCTATACATTATTATAATGATGATCCTAGTAGTAATTTCTATCAGTTTAAACTTATAGGTATTAAATTTGAAGTTAATTGGGACGGAATATTACAAGAATGCCCAGATTGTAAAGCTATAGAAATTGTAAGATGTAAACGTACAATATCAGATAGAAGGACTATAACACAAGGTATAGGTGGATACCCACTACGTATTTGGGATAAGGATGCATTTGACGAATATGTACAGGATCAAGGAGTTGTATGTTCGCCTGGACTTATATCAACAAATAGATTTGCTGTAACAGGCAATATTAGATAGGATGACGAATAGCGTTCTAAGTTTATGAGAATATAGTCAAAAATTGCAGTAAGCGACAATAACAAACTGATATTTACTTCGCCAGAATATGTATACCAGAAAGACGATATTAAAGATATATTAAGTAGTGGAAATTTTTATTTAACTCTTGATGGAGTCGCAGATACTGCAACATATCAATATTAGCAATATGGAAACTATGAACCGTATTAGATAAACGCGCGTAGAATTTATAGTAAACGAACATAGTATGATTACGGCGTGCCGTATTGTGTGTATAAAACACCGAATGATATAAACGAATTGTATAAATGGCTGTATGCTAGATACAATGGGGAAGGTAACACATAGCCACCGTACGAAGATTGGGATAATGGTACAGTTACATATATACATACATCGTGGATAGCTACATATTTTGCAAGGCTTGCGTATGATAGTATTGATCAAGATTATTACCATATATACATAAACAAAAGGGAGATAGAGCAGGGATAGAATTATAATCCAAAAGTATATATGAGTTCTTCTGAGTTTGTTACAACATTTAATGTTGAAAGTACTATAAATAATGTTGATGTAAATAAAACTACTTACGCAATAGTACCAAAGGCGGGAGATTTATTCGATAGTACTATGAATCCTCCTACGTTTAATGGTTCCGAATCGTTTTCTGAAAAAGGAAGTTTTGATTATCTTAATTGGATCATACCCATAGCATATGAAATTGATTCAAACGATGCGTCAGAATTAAAATAGGATAGAATAAAAGCAAAAGTGGACGATCCTGAACCGGATTGGGAACAACATGATAGTGGGTATATTACTAATACTCTTATGTTTTAGTCTAGAAACGGAAGTTTTACATATCCTGTTGGCAGTACTGGTGAATGTATAATTTTTGAAAAAACGTCAGGTGGTAACTTTTACGAAAACGCAGCTACAAATATAGGATTGGATATAGTATCAATAAAAAAAGACGTATTGAATCCTTACGGAGGATAGAGTACTATAAAATCTTCAAAATATATATCTCATGGAAATGTAATATCTGTTGACACTGGTACAAAAGATTACGATATATACGATGGAGATTGTTTTCCTGGTGTGTTTATATATAATGCTTCTCACGCATGGTGTGAAGGCGGACTTGGAAACGCTGTTGCTTAGGCAAATATACAATCCGTACCATTATATTCTGATATAGATTTATCTGGAACATTTGGATATCTTATCCCAAATTTGGAATCAAATATCGTTGAACCATATTGGTTCTAGGACCAGGCTGACAAAATAGAAGAATACACTCAAACAACAGCCGCATATAGGTATAATACATCATATAATTCAGATCCTACTGCTGTACCATATGTATCTATAGAATACACAAAAATAGATACAGACACGTTTGATTGTAGAGTTAAACATTCTGATCCAAAAACAAACAATGAGCATATAGATAGCTGGTTGAAGTTTGATGATAATAATTATATAGACGTAGATAGCAGATTTGGACAAATAACCAACATGCGTTTGTTTAAAGATAAACTTTTATTCTGGCAAGAACATGCTACTGGTATACTTAGTGTAAACGAACGTACTGTATTAAACGATATTGAGAATAATGATATTGTTGTAGGTACAGGCGGAACTCTTTAGAGGTATGACTATATATCTACTGTATATGGAATGAAACCTAATCAGTATGACGCAGAAATACAATCAAATAGCACACAATACTGGTGGGATGGATATAACAAAGAAATACTTGCATATGGAGGTGGAATGGAACTTGTTCCACTTACTAAAATAAAAGGTGTTACTAATTATATAAACCAAAGAGAAGAATCTGAACGTCCTATACTTGCATACGATACAAAATATGACGAAGTACTCGCACAGGTTGTCAGTGACGAAACGTTAGTGTATAATGAACAAATTCAAGCGTTCTCTTCTATATATACGTTTATGCCGCAGTATAGAGCATCTATAGGTAATGATTTGTATCTTGCAAAAGAAAATTTAATATATCGTCAGAATCAGCAAGATGAAGATGGTTATACTTATCTATTTGACAAACCTGCATTCCCTAAAGTGCGTATAGTTGTAAATAAGAACAACATATACACTAAAACATTTGACAATCTTACATTTGGTGGTAGAATGTATAAAGGTAGTTTACAAACCATAGCAAATTGGTAGATGGAAAGAGTTCCTGGAGAATATGTCAAAGACGAACATTTAAATTCTCCAATGCATCATCTTACGTTTACATTTGAAACGCCGCTTAAATAGAAATCTGCTATACGTGGAGATAAGTCTACTAGTGTAGATGAATATGATTATAGATTGGCTATACCTAGAAATGGTTCACAAGACTCAAATATAGAGTACGGAAATAGAATGCGAGGAAAAACAATGCAATGTGAAATGGCTTCGGATTACAACTCCACTGACTTCTCATTGCAATATATAACAACGAAATTTAGAATGTCATGGAGTTAACAAAGAAAGATTATAAATTTATAAACAACACCGGACAATTACCTGGGTTTTCTGGTGGACTAACATCTTCTGATGATTATCAGAATAATATTATGTAGTGGATGGATAATCTACAACAATATAATTCTGGAAATAAAAATGTAGCCGGGGCAGTAGATACTTCGATTTTACCAACACGTGGAAACTTTGATACTGCAGGAATGAGTGCAGCCGGACAACTTGCATCAAGAAAAGATATTCCATATTAGAGTACAGAAACAAAAAAGATAGCAAAAGGCATAAACGTTGGTAATATACAAACAGCAGCGTCTGCTGCACCAGGATTAATTGGAAGTTTACACAACAGTTGGACAAACTACGATAGCGTAAATGATATAGAAGCTCAATATAAACCCACATCTGCTACCACAGCCGGTATCGGATGGACTAGAATGTTAAAAGCAAAAGACGGTAAACTGCCTGGATACAAAGGTGGTGCACTAGGAAATGTAGCTGGTGCAACTGCGTCTGGCGCAGCAATGGGTTCTGTCGCAGGACCATGGGGAGCTGTTGTCGGTGGAGCGGTTGGTTTAATAGGAAGTGGATTAGGAGAAATATTTAGTGCAAATAAGCAAGAGGAAAATGAACGCAAAGCTGCATTGTATATGAATGCAAGAAACAATGCTGAACGCAATGGAGCAATAGGTACAGCCCTGCAATTAAATGATGCAGAAGAATACGGCGATCAATATTCTCAATCGTTATTCGGTCATGCTAATGGAAAACTTCCTAAATTTGACATAGGAAAAGTATCAACATCGTTCGGTTAGGCTTTAGGAGAAGCTACAGCACGTGTATCTAACGGAGAAGTTATAGCTAACAAATATACAGGTACAATGTATAGAGTTCCCGGCTTAAAGAACAACAAAGATGGGAAACTTGCTTCTCTTAGTGATAGTGATACTGTTATTACAAACAAACATGGACTTTCTGATTATGCTTGGCGTACTGGAGATATAGAAGGTGCTGAGGAAATGATGAAGATGTTTGGCAATCCTGCATATAAAAACGGAAGGCTTCCGAAATGTGCAGAAGGTTGGTTGGGCAATGCGATACCTTCGGCATTAGGAAGTATAGCAAGTCTCGCGCAATATATTGATGCTAAGAACAGTACGCCATATTATCCGCATACATATGTTGCTAATCCGTACGAATTACAAGGTCTTACTACACTTGCTGGGCTTAGAATTAATCCTTATCCTATTACACAACAACTACGTAATGCAGAAGCTAGAACCAATAGAGCTATTGATATTGCAGGAGGATTGAGTGGTAGTCAACGTACAGCAGCTAGATTAGCTAATCTTAATACTACACAGAACAACATATCTAACCTTTTGTCTAATATACAGCAACAGAATAATGCTTATAGAGCTAACTATGCTCAGGCTGCTATTAATGCAGGACAAGCATCTAGACAGGCTAGAATGGCAGCTAATCAGTGGGATCTTGACTACTATAGCAAAGCACATGCTGCACGTAATAGAGGTATACAAACAGGTATAGCTAATATGCTTAGTCAAATACAGCAATATCAAGCTAATGAGTTTAAGCGTAGACAATTTAACGATACTATGGCGTTGTATAGAGATGATATGGATTTGAGAAAACGTAATGCAAATTGGATGCAGAATTAGGCAACTAGAGGAATAGGTTATTACCCAATGTACAATGACCCAACGGATCCTGTATATGGATCGGATGATGACATACGTAGGTATATTGGCGGTATTCCTTTGGCGTAGAGAAAAAGACTTGGAATTACTATTGGATAATTATGACATATGCATATGATGATTATGTATAGATGCCTACAAAGGATCTATACGATACAGCAGTAATGAAGATGGCTATAGAAGCAGCTAAGGATATGTACGATAAAGGACAAGTTTAGATGGAGAACTTCTATAAGACATATGGAGATTTTATGAGTCCTTTTGCTGAGGATATGAAAGTTTATGGTGCGGCTATGAATAATGTACGTCAGACGGTAAATGATGCTTATGCTAGAGGTATAGACTTATTTAAGAGCCCAGAAGGAAGAATGTTAGTATCGTAGCTTAGCCATTCTATAGATCCGTTGTGGTACAACTCTGCTAGATAGAACGCAAAGGTTGGTTATGCTTATTTGGATGCTGCTGCGAAACTTAGAGCTGCTGGTAAATATAGTGAAGCACAAGAGTTATTTGATATAGTATAGAATGGCGGCACTCAATTTGGTAATTTTTCCACAATAGATCCGAATACTGGAAGAATACGTATGTGGGATAGACCTTCTCCGGTAGAAGCAACATCGTTTCAAGAACTTGTACATCCTTCTTTTATTAACATTAAACCACATTTGCTGTCTAGAGAAGAAGCTATCAGTAGGGTTGGTGCAGAATATGACCCGACATACGAATATACCGGTGTAACAAAAGCAGATATGGAGCGTGCCATGAGAGATAATTTACCAGGACTCATCGGAATGCCTGGATATTAGTATTATAAAGAAGTTGCAAAACAACAATTACAGGCAGCTGGTATATCTAATCCAACAGAAGCATAGATAAATGAGCAATTTGTATAGAATGCTGTTGCTGCGGATAGCCAAATAATGACACCATTGAGTAGAGATAGAAAGGATTATTATAACGATCAAACGTTGGAACTTAAACGCAAGTAGCTTGATTTAAAAGAACGAGAGATTGCAATAAAAGAACAAATAGAAGAAAACAAGCAAAAGACTCAAGGCAGAGGTTGGACTTATCGTCAACGCGTTGGAGTAATGGCTAGCGGAAAAGCTTACGAGGATTATTCTAAGAAGTTAGAAACTGTTAGAAAAGGTTCTACGATATCTGGAGCAAAATAGCAGCTTATTGCAGAAGGTATAAAAAATCCAACAGAAGCTTAGATATCCGCAAGAATGGATAAAAATAAATAGGCTCTTGGTAATTACGGAATGGGAGACGATAGCAGAAGTTTAGTTGCTATGAATTATAGGGCTCATTAGACTGCTGTTGAAGGTGATGATAGGAATACGGCAATAGCACTAGCAGCTGGTTTGAATCCTGCAGAACCCATTGGCGATATTAATTCCGTAAAACGTAGACCAGTTAGCTTTGCTCCAGATGGATCACTTAACTTTACAAAGGCAAGACAGGTTACATACGCAGGATTACAATATACAAAAGGAAGTCAATCTGCCAAGTTGTAGGATTATATGGAACGCAACGGTGTATCTGGACATCTTGTAAATACAGATCATATCAGTGTAAATCATCTACAATACGGACAAAATGAAGGATTGTGGGATATTAACACTACCGTTAGGGTTAAATATAGTGACCTTGAAGGATTTAAAGGAAATCTTGACGCAGTTTTAAAACAAATTGGCGCAACAATAAAGGATCAATACGATAAGACATACGATAGTGAAAATAATAAAAATGTATTTGCTATTAAAAAATGGGTATATATACCAGTGTCTAGAACAATTGATTCCAGAGCATTTAATGATTCTCAGATAGATATGTATCACGACTCTCATTCTTTAACAAAAAGTCTTGCTGGAAAACGTTAGGGCGGCTACGAAGAGAGTGATATTGACGACATGGATATTTAATTATGAAATACGAAGACTTAGATAAATAGTTAAAATAGTACGAACAGTAGCAGATATAGGCGAATAAAAACAGGCGTGATTTGTTTCGCAGCTACGATAGATCTACTATAGTAAGTAATCTAGATGACCCAGTTGTAACGGAATCTCTTCATCAAGATGATGAAGGGTTCCTTTCTTCTGCGTGGAACTCTACGAAATAGAATATTTCCGATTTATGGAATTCTATAAATCAAGAAATGGACCAACAGGACATTGATGCGGCAGAAGCGAACGTACTTGATCTAAAACAAGATAAAGAAGATTTAGAACACATACAACGTTATCTAAGTCTAATAAGATCTAGAGACGCCCTCCTGGATAAGATAAACAACGATCCGTCTATTTCAGAATGGTCTAGAGAAGATACTATGAACATGAAGAATCAACTAGATATATTGAATTCTCAAATTCAAGATCTAGATGATTATTTTAAAGGAGAAGGGCGTACTCACAAAGTAATAGCAGAAAACATGTACGACGGTGCTCGCATTAATTCTGCTAATGTATGGTTGCCGTGGGAAGCGATTAAACGCGGATGGAACAATAGTGGAGTAGGAATAGATTGGTATAAACATGGAACTCTTGCTGGTCTTGTTGGTTCTGCTATAGAAGGTACTGCAAATCTATTTGCAAAACCAGCCGGCGTCCTTGGAGAAATCATGTCTGGCGCTTATGGAGAATTAAAAGATGTATATCATAAAGCCACTGACGATGAAAGGAGTAATGCTACTGCAATTCGAGATTATCTTCAAAATATAGCTTAGGACGGGGATAGCGCAATAGATGCGTTATATCTAGGGTAGGATCTTTCGAAAATAGGAAACGTTGATAAAGATTTAGAATAGAAATATAGCGACACGTTGCGAGATATTAATTCCGGAATAGAAAATATAAAAGAAGAGTAGGATGACTTAAAACAAGGTAGGATTTTTGGCATAAATAATCTTTATGACAAGAATGCAATAAGTCAAGATTGGAAGCTTGGGAGAGAAGATTTTCAAAACGGAAGCATCTTTGGAGCATTCGTTCATCCATTTTATGCGATCGCAGACATAGCATCGTCTCTTGATATGATGAAATATCAAATTGGCGCAATGGGAGTAGATGCAGCAATAAGACGTTTGCCTGAGGCTTTTATAAAAAAGATACCGGGTCTAGGTGTAGCCCTTACTGCTACAGACATTGCCGCAGGCGTTGGTGCGGCATTGGCTAGCAGAAAAGATGAAACTGCCCTAGAGGCAATATAGGCTATAGGTGAACGCACTGGTAAATTGGCTTAGTAGCTCGGCGGAGATCCTGAACAGATATTAGATACGATACGCCAGCAGGGTTCTGCTGCTGGGATTGATGTGGAATCTTTGGATGAAGGACAGCTTTGGAAACTTGGTATTGTATTAGATGTTTATGCTGGTGAAGAATTCGAAAATGCAAAGAAATCAGCAAGGGCTGGTATCAATAAACTTATAAACGCCAACAACGCTCTTGGAATTATGGATTGGGCTGAATCGATTCCGTATATGAGTTATTTTGGAGATGTTGTAAAGGCGTTAAAAGTTCCTGGAAGGTTTGTTAGAGACAATTTGTATATTGGAGAAAAAACGCTAGGACAAAAACTTAGAACTACGTTATATGCTCCAGATTCTAAAGTAATGAATTTCAAATATGCAGAAGACATGACTAATCGTGTTGACGGAATATTTGATGTTACTGTAAACAAGGCTGTAAAAAGATTTGTTGATTAGAATAAAGCAAAAGCTGCTTTATATACTAAACATATTGCAAACTTTGCAAAGAATCAAGCAACAAAGATCGCAGCTACAGGAGCGATAGAATCGGTGGAAGAAGGACAGCAGCATTTGTTACAAGAACGTTTTAATCGCGGAGAATACGATGATTATAACAAAGAGACGTCTATGTTTGACGTCAACGAGTTTGTTATGAATAATGGCCTTGCTGCTACAGCCGTTGCCGATTATTTTGGTTTGGGTTTTTGGGATGCCAACAACGGAGACAAAAATTTAACAAAAGCTATGAATATTGGATTCTGGTCTTCGTTAGTTCAAAGCAAATTGTTTCATTCATTTGGAAATATCATACAACCGTCTTCTGATAATATACGCGGCCTTGCTAGACAACTTAGAAGCGATAACGTCGCCGTAAGAATTCTTGCGGATCAACAAAAAACACTGCAAGATCAGACCCATATTGATATGTTCTATGATAGGTTTATGGGAGGTGCTACTCATGCAAACCTTGTTGAATCGTTGTCCACATTAGCAAAAGCTATCGATAATACTCAACCAATAACAATAACGGATCCAAGTACAGGAGAAAAACGCACGTTAGCTGTTCAATACGCAAAGAATATTCTAAGCGATGATGAATTTAAGGCGGCAACTGGATATACAAAGGACGAATACGATAGGGTAACAGATACTGTAAAGAAAGAGTTTATTGAAGACGATATAAAACTTATGACCGCAACGTGGACTTTGTTTGATGACGAAAACATAAACAAAGAAATGAAGAAGCGCGGCATTAAAAAAGATAGCGATCGATATAGACAGTATCTTAGAGATGGCGCTACTGCTATCATGGATTATCATAAAAGTTCTGAGCTTCTTGATGATCAAAAAACAAAACTCGATTAGATGCAAGAAAAACATCTCGAGTTACTGTCGTCTTTATTCGACGAAGATCTTTCTGTTGGCGATAAGAGGCAAATAATGATGTCAAATCCGCACTTTGCCGACATGATTGATCGATTTAACAAATCATATCGAACCTATCTAAAAGAGCACAGTAATTAGCCTAATGTTTCTTTCGACGAATGGTCAAAAGGAATAACAAACGGAGAGGATCTTTATAAAAAAGTCGGTAAATCCGCAATAGAAAAGTTTGGTGTCGACGAGGATATCAAACACAACTATAAGAAAAAGAAGCGCGGCAGCAAACATAAAGGGGAAAGCAAAGTGCAGCCATCTGCTGCTAGAGTAATGGCCAATCGGATAGTATAGAATGGTAAGCTCAAAGATCTCTACAATATGTTATATCCCGATCAAGAAAAGAAGTTTACAGATAGTATAAAAGACGAAAGAAGTTTTAGAAACAATCGTTACGTTCGTGATTGGGTTTCTTCAAATAAACCGCATATAAAACCATGGCTTGGCGATCTAGATAATATATGGAACGCCGAAGATAAAACAGAACGTGATGAAATTCTTAAGGGTGCGTATGAAGAATCTTTAAAACCTATATCCAAGAAAGAATTTATAGAGCGCCGGATAAGGATTATGCATCAATATAAGAAGATGCAGGCTGTAATGGACAATATGAAGTGGGCAGAAGATCAAGCTGCGGCTTTGGAAAAAGTTCGTTATATGACAGGTCTTGATGTAGATCCTTCGAAAGTGCAAGGTTGGGTAAAGCATTATCAAACACAGCTCGAACATCTAAAAGAACAAGAAAAACATCTTGTTGGGAATGATACAAACTATAAAGAGGTTTTTGGAGAGGATTATAAATTTGATGACGACGCAGAGTATCAAAAATTATATGCGGACTATGCATTAAACCAAGCAATAAGAGCCGCTTAGGCTACCGTTATGGCCGCATATACTACAATTTAGGCAAATCCCGAAAGTTTGAAAACTGCCATCTTTGGATATGGTGCAGAAAATACAATACTTGATGAAAATGCAGCTTCGTATAAGAAAAGGCTCGATGAATATAATGCGTTAAGTACTGCTGAAAAAGATCAATATACAGATGAAATTTTGTATAAAGATTTAAAACAAATGTCTAAAGATGCAGCATGGAAACTTATTGATTCTCGAATTGATGAATAGCTAGAAAGACGCAAAATAGCTCACAGACAAGCAGAACAAGAATCTCGTAGACCTATAGTTACGCAAGAAGAATCTGCAAAAGAGCCTGTTGCAGAGGAAGAGAAGATTGAGCGTACTACACAAGAAGGAACAGATACCCCAAGTCAGGCTGAACAATAGCTTAGAAAGGATTTTTATCACGAAAGCGGAAGAAAAAAGAAAACTGAAAAAGAACTTCTTGACGAGCGAAAGCAGTAGAAGCAAAAGGATAAAGAGGAATATGGTGAATCCGAGGCTTCTGTAATAGAGAACAAAACCAAAGAGACTGCTGTAGAAGAACTCCATGAAGAAGAGGATAAAAATGCGTCGGAAGAGCCAATAACTGATCCAGAACCAATTGTCGGCGAAGGAGAAGAGGTTGTCCCTCTGCCTGATGACGTTGATTCTTCAAACATAGATGATGCAGAAGACGCTATTGGCGAAGAAGATGTGCCCGAATTTATAGGAGAAGAGGATGAGCCTGATAGAATTGACATCGATCCAAATGAAGTAGAAGTCCCAGAAGATCCTACTTATGTTGAGGAAGATGCTATAACTTACGGTTTAATACATGAAGACGAAGAAACTGGCATACTTGACGTCGATGGTGAGGTGCTCGGAGAAGAAGAAGAGCGAAAAGTACGGCAACAGTTTGATAATATGAATAAAGCTGAAGACACGCCTCTTACTCCAGATGAGACTATGGATATGTCTGATAAAAATATAGACGACATTGTTGGAGATGTTCCTGTGAATCTTGTGTGGTAGACGTGTTTTTACAAATTTGATGAAGAGTCTACGCCACTAAAACTCACTGTGAACGGGAAGCAAATCACAGAATTCAACGGAAAGCCTCTTCGTCCTGGCGCAGAACTTGCGAAAAAGTTATTGAGTCCTACATGGCTTCAATCTTGTTCTACTTATTATGTTGTAACATAGGCCGAGGTTTCAAAGAATGTAGACCCAAATGATACTGATGCATTTACTGTTGCTCTTATAATAGAAGACAAAGACGCGTCATACGCTACTGTATTTAGATCATTGGGCGATATTTTGTCGATCGATACAAAGAATAAAGGAAGAGACGGTAACCCAAAACAGTATCACATAAGTCGAAAAGACGCACTAAAACATTGGCTGTTGCTCAAAAATATGGACGTTGCTAGAGTTATCGCATATTCTGGATTGGATATAAAAATTCCTGTAAGAAAAGCAGATGATTCTGATAAAGATTATGAGACAAAACTCGCCTATTATAGAGAACAAGTAACAAAAGCATACAACAAAGCCATAAACGATTACGCCAAGGAACGATATTCTCTTGAAAAACAGTCATTGCGTAGAGACGATTCTAAAGCAAAGGCTCGCGCAGAAAAAGAATGGGATTCTATCCAAAGAGAACGTGGAGAATCTGAAGAAGCGTATAACAACAGAAAAGCTATATGGGATCAGGAACATTCTTATTTTAAAGATGCGGCCAGGCAATACTTCTCTAAACAGTCAAAAACAATATTTACAGAATCTCAAATAGAAGACGAGATACGCAAACTTAAGGCAAACAGAGATGCTATAATAAACGCATACTTAGATAAGGATGGAGACAATTATGTATTTCCAAGCAGTCCAAAAATAGGTGTTGTGACACCTGCGAGTGTAACGCAAAGTAACGGTAAAATAAATAGCCAGTTTACTAAAGGAGGAATTCCAATATTCAGGACAATAGAAGATGAGGATTCTTCTATAGACGATATACAAGAATTACTAGACAAAGAACAACTTATAATAGGAGTAGGTAAAGGTGAACGGGCGAAACTTTCAGGAGCAATGTCTATTGTTTCTTTTGGCCATGTATTAGGACAAGAGGAACGCGTGTTCTTTGAAGACGGAGGAATGTCTGGTAAATTGTATTGGATAGTAAATTCGCTTATGGGCAAAGGATAGGTTCCGATTATGCTCGGCGAAGAAAAATTTGATATACAACACAGACAGGCAGATAAAGGCGGATTAGAAACTGTTTCTTCTAGAGGAGGCGGAAACAAAATAAAGCTGTTAATCAACAAAATAGGTGGAAATTTAGAAGTAGCTGACGATAAGTATAGACCAAGTGCTGCTGAAGTTTTGCTTTATATGATTCTTGGCGAAAATGTTCTTCCTGGATTTGCAGATATCAAATCACTCGTTCCTTTATTTATAAACGAAGATGCAGGTACTCTTCTCGAAACATAGCCTCAAACAAAAGACGGACTTTTAAATAATCTTGCTGCAAAACAGTTATATTTTGGACCTTCTGTTTCTACAGAGACGATAACTCTTGAAAACGGATCAAAACAAACAAGACGTGTTGTATCAGATGATACGTGGATGTTTAATATAGGACTTAAACAAACTTCTGAATTAAAACGCATTTGTGACAATATAAGCGATGGGTTTGTAGTAGCTGAAGATGGTAGTTATAGACTTATGCAGTTTACAAAAGACCAAATCATGCAGAACGAAGATTTGAGACAGTATATTGTATAGGCCATATCAGAACAAATGCACTGGAATACAGACGCTGCTACATTCCAAGAATCTGCGTCAGTTGCTATACAAACCAGTCCGTTGGGAGCATTAATCAGACATCTTATTACAAAAGACGCCGAGTCTGGCAGATTCAATGATATGACGCCAGAACAATATCTAAACAGTGAAGTGTCTATTATGGGATGCCCTCAATTATCATTCAGAATAGGAGATTTCTACACAATGCCGGATTCTGGATCTGCTAGGAATCTTGCTAGTCTTAAACCAAGAAAAGGATCTATTCTTGCATGGATGATAAAAGCCGGACATATAAAGACTAATGTTGGCGAAGATGTATTTAAAGCTCCATTTGTGTTTGCAAACGGTGTAAAAACGCCAAAGGAAAATAAACCAGAGCAAAAAGCGTCCAGGAAAACTGGTATATCGGTAGACACTAAACCAGAGATAAGTACAGATTTGACACCTTCTGACGAAAATACGTTTTATGATGAAAAGAAGCAACAGCGTATCATTTCTAAATTGCCGATAGCTGTAAGAGAATCTGGTATAATCTTTGAAAAAAGCAAACAGGCAATTAAAGAAAAATTAGAAAAGCTTACTAATTTTCTTTTGAGTACAGAAGCTCGTAATAGTAAATTTTTAGATAGAGTAGACGTTAAAGAAAACGACATCTTGGAGGCTATACTGTTAGAAGATCGTACAGTGGACGACATTATGGAATATGCTAATGAAATAGGAGAGCTTATCGATGAAGAAAATGACGACGATCTGAATAAGATTGATAGTCAAATGCACGATGCCGCTGTTCAGGCTTTAATAGATAAATACAACAAAGAATACAAAACAAATCTTTCTAAAGCAGATATAGTAGAAGATAATACATTGAAGTATTCTTCTAGGCAAATGCAAAAAGATGCGGTTGAAATAGCAACTTTCTATAAGAACAAGAATACTGGAAAAACACACATTCGTATCGATTCGGTAAAAAGTTCCGAAGCGCATGACAAGAATGTTAGGAAGGTGGCAGTTCAAGACAGAAATTATTTCATAAAAGGCGTTACTGGTGTATTTCAAAAGAATAAATCTAAAGGAAAATTTAACGAAGAACGTGCTAGAAAGTGGCTTGCTGATACGTTAGGCATAGATCCAGCCAACGTGATGGTAATGAACGGTATTAAATCTGCAGTAGATGATGTTGAAGTATTCGGTGTCGTTGACGCCGCAGTAAATACTATTACAGGAGAGTTGTTTGGATATATCGGGCTCAGTAAGCGCGGTGGTCATGGTTCGCAATATCACGAAGCATGGCACTATGTAAACCTTCTTATACACGACGAACAGACTCGTATTGCTATATACAAAGCCTATTTAAATAGTCATCCATGGTTAAAGCACAAAAATCCAAAATACGGAGAAGTCGAAGAACTTTTGGCAGAAGATTTCCGTAAATGGATTGAACTAGAGGAAGATAAATCTATAAAAGGATCTATTCTACGAATGTTCAACAATGTAATGGATACTATTTTTATATTTAGGAACAAACATTTGTATAAAAATGTATTCAAACAAATTCGCAATGGTGCATACAAAGGAACTCCTATTAGCAAAGAATCCATAAAAGAATTCCACAACGCATATCACAAGAAAGGTGGCGTTTTCTAGATAGGATATTATGTTCCTACGCTATCTGAAGAAGAAGATGAAAACTTCCAATATATAGTAGATCATCAGTAGTTAATGGACGCCTCTGCAGCATTGGCAAAGCATTTTATACATTCTTAGAAGCTGGATACCGAAAAAGATCTTAAACGTATATCAGGAACCCTTGTTAGTGATATATAGAAGTATTTGTCTGACTGGGTTGAAACATCTACCGATATACTCGAAGAGAATAAAAATATACTCAGAGAGGTTTTGAACAATCCAGACAGAATAAAACAATCAATTTCTGAGTATTTTGAAGAGTTAGGACTTTCATTCAAAATACGCAAAATAAAGGATCTTGATAAAGCAAAACGCTTAATTGACAATAATGCAAGTTCTCTTGAGGAATTAGACTCAAATAAAGAGCTGGAAGCAGACGAAAAAGAAGAAAAGCCGGATAATACTTGGGACGTATTTGATCTTTCTGTATCGAAAAAAGATAATGCTTCTATTAGAACAAAGCTGTTTATGAAGCAAATCCCAATTCTTCAAAGAGAGATCGATGATGATGGAAACATAACGTATACTTAGAAGTATGACGATTACGGCAACGAAGAGATGTGGACATACTCCAACGCATGGAATCAAATTACAGATAAGTTATGGTTGTGCGAATCAATAGATGCTGTTGATAAAGATGGTAAGTATCTTGATACGTCTATGATGGGAATGGTAGAAAGACTTTCTAAAGGAAACGTTTTCTTCTACGCATTGCTACAGAAGTTAAACGGTATCGATTCTTCTAAATTCCAAAACACTATCTTAAAAAGTCAATTATTTGCTACTGTAAACAGCAACAAACCGCAAGTATCGTTCCTAACGCTTTATGACCCCGAGGGAAGAAACGCTGTTGATTATGATGATTACGGAGTCGGTCTTGATAGTATGGACGATGTCGGCGGAGATATTGTATCAAATACGTCTGTCGCAGATCGGTAGAGAGATTGGAAACTGTCTAATGATAATACTCTAGAAGCCAATAAAAACACCATACGAGAGTGGTCGTAGTCTATAACAGGACAAGGCTTGATAGACATCAAAGGTTCTAAAAACACAGTGTCTTCTGTTTATGCAAAACGTCTAAAAGATAAAATTGACAATATAAGAAAGAAGTTATCCGAATGTACAAACAACGCATTGTTGGATAATAAACAGCTGAACAAGGCAATGCGAGGTACTATAATTCCTCTTATTGTAGATCTTTATAGCGAAATAGGTATAACAGCAGATGAAGATGTTATCTAGGAGTTTATAAAATAGACATTAGAAAAACAAAATCCGTCCATTCAAGAACAACTCCAAGTAATAAATTCTCAATTCGCAAAGACTGAAAAGATTATTGTAAAAGGTAAACAAAAAGATAAAGAGCTTCCATAGAATACTATTCCTCGTGTAATAGATGCGATTATAGAAGCAGGAAGTAAGGCCGATAAGGAAGACTTTATTAAGTTTGGTGGTGATACTAGAGCACATAGTTTAGACAAACTGTTCCACGGATTTGCCGATGATGAATCTTCTAGTATATACAGATTTGCGGCATCTATGAATATAGTCCATCCGTCTGCAAGACAATTCTCTGTTAAGGATCCGAGCGGAAATACTATATATCCTATATCTAGTAATAGTTTTGTATCGGATAGAGTAAGAAAGTTGTCGATAGACGGTAAGAAGTTTGGTGCAAGAATGCAAAAGTCTAAATATTGCGGACATAGTATGCTGCTAGATATTGCTCAAAACGATACGGATCCGGTTGATCTAAACTCTCACTTCAAACTAAATGCGTTCGTTGGTATAAAGGATGGAAATAGAAATATTGGCGCTGATTATTTCGGAATAACGCCTATCGAAGACTATCTTGCAAAGTTATAGATGCTAGAAAGAGATCAGATTGTTCTTCCGACAATGGCTGATAAAAAGACGTGGTATTCTATATCACATAAGAGTCTTAAATTGTGTCATGATGCAATATTATTTACGCCATATAGAACAGTATTAAATCCTGTAATATATGACGCATACGCAAAAGAGCATTCTAAACCAGACGGAGAAAAAGAATTGTCAGATTGGCAGTATGATGCAAGAACTTGGTACAAGCATCTTGATCCTAATTCTGAATACAAAAAAATTATCGATGAAGCTGCAAAAGATTTATATAATGATTATCAACAAGGAATCGGTCTTAGGAAATATAGTGATGATACTCTAACAAAACTTGCTGATTATATGCAAGATGAATTAGAAGCAGTTATTGCTTATTACGATCCCAAGAACGTAAAACGAATTGTAAAAAATTCTAATCTTAGAGTAGAAAATTATCACGGAAATGTTAAGGATGGAAGATTAGATTTCTCTGGAAACGGTGGAAAATTCAGGTATTTTTATGACGCAATAACGTTTGTTGATAATAACGGCAACACTTATAATCTCAATCAGCGTCTTCAAATGTTGTTTGAAGTGCAAAAGTAGATAGAAGCAGGAACTGTAAAAAATATCGCGTCAACAGATCCAATGTTTAGATACGTTGGAGGAATGTCTCTTGGTGATAAAGATAAATCGTAGCTTGATGGATTTGAATTGGTCAGATTGGAATTGGAGCGCATTAAACAACAGCATTTTGCTGGTGGATTTGCATCGAAACAAATAAAATCAGCAATAAATGATTTGTTTATTAAGCGTACTATAGAAGAATTAGACCAATTATCCGATCCTTAGAAACCTGTTCATTTGGTAAACAAAGACGGCAGTACTTACAAACCAACCGGTATTCCTGTTGGTCTGCTTAATAAGTACGCAAATGCAATACATGGAAAGATAAATAATAAGCAAACAAAAGACGCTTATAGTGATCTTGAAAACAGCACTATACTTAGCGATGCTTTGTTTTCTCTTATTGCCAATTATGCAGTAAATTCTGCGATATCTATCATAGAGTTCGAAAAGGTGTTTTCTGGAGATCCTGCCTTTTATTCTAGAAAAAAAGCAAAAGACAATCCTACCACAAAGATAAATGAAACTATTTCTTTGTAGGATGGAAGTGTTGCAAACGTTGAAGTCAATGTTGATAATGTATATGATGCTTTTTCAGACAAAATCAAGCGTTTAGGAAGTACATTGTCTCCTGGAGACGAAATAAGACTATATTACAGTAAAGAGGAACTTGAGAAAAAGGGAAGACGTATATTGTCTATAGATAGATATACAAACATGAACGTGGAAGATATAAAAATGAGATCTACGTTTGTGGATATTATAAAAACATCGTTTAAAAAGCAGCTTTTGGTAGATAATATAAGAAATCTTGATAAGGATAAGTTCCAAAGATGGTGTAATGAACACGGAATGTCATTTGAGCAAGGCTTGCAGAAGATATATGACGACGAAGAACATTTTAAGACTGTATACGATTTGTTTAAGAACAGACACGCTGCGATTGAAAGAGAACTTGAAACTCAAGTCGAGCCGTATACAAAAATAAATGTATCTGACGCGCAGGTATTCATTAGGCCTGAGATGTATCGACGTATACGCATCGGATTAGGCCAATGGTCTAATAATGATGAACAGGCGTATATGATATTGGAAGGTCATAAGTCTGACAGTAAAAACGGTTCTTGGCTTAGTGATCCAGAATTGTATAAAGCGGTTCGTCAACTCCAATTATATCCTCTAAAAATGACGTACTTCCAAAATGATCCTACGGACGATGGCGGACGAAAATTTACAATCGACGAAAAAGGAAATATAGACTATCATCCATCATTTGAGTACAATAAACCCGTATTAAACAAGATGGCCATATTCCCGTGGTTTAGATTTATGGCAGGAAACGGAGTTGGAGCTGAGCTTTATAAAAGAATGAACAAAAAGGGCAATGAGCTTGACATGATATCATTCAAATCTGCTGTAAAAGTAGGCGCGGCTCAACGCGGTGCTAAGATGAAAGAAGATGGTGCTACGGGTGAAGATCAGTTGTGTTCTATAGAGGATTTGTTTAATAAAGAAAGTAGTCAGTATATCGATTACGATGATAATCCAGATAATACAAATTATGGAAAAACAAAGACAAATTCTACCGGTTCTGTTCCTGTCGAAATACAATATTTACAGAATTTACGATATCAGTTAAATACAGAAGCGCATGATTCTGAAACCAGAAATATAGGTACCCAGATGTTTAAACTTGCGTTTTCAAGTATTATTGACGACGCGATATACGGAGCTGATGAAAACGGCAACGGTGGCAAATATGGTTACTAGGTGAAGGCCGAAATCATGTCGACAGTAAAGCATCTGACGAATCTTGGTATTTAGAATTTGCATAAGAGATTCTTTACAGACGATCCGAACACCGGATATCGAATTGATATGGACGCTGTTCATGATTTTGTTCTTAGTATAGCAAGAAGTAATAATCTTGGTTATACAGCCGAACAAATTGCAAGAAATGGAGTAGCCGCATGTCTTTCTAGACGTGAAGTATTTGAAAACAGTGCTACATCTATAGTTAACTCAGAAGTTATTGATATAAATACTCCAGGTGGTACAGCTATCCAGCAATCTTCATTTGGTTTTGCTGGGTATGGCAAACGTAATGTTACAGATCAAATCGGTGCGTTTAAAATTAATTTTAATAACGGATAGATGCTCAAATGGCATACGGAAAATAACTCTATGGAAGTCATGTTGTCTATTAATTTCTTTAGACACGTGCTTCCAAATGATTTGAAGAATAAACCATTTGAAGATCAAAGAGATTGGCTTATAGAGCACGATATAATAAAAGGAACCAAAAAAGATGGAACAGAGTCAAATCCTGATCCGTTTGGTATCGGATATCGTATTCCTACACAGGGACTTTCATCTATATTTGGATTTACTGTAGCTGATGTATTACCTTCACAATGTGGAGATTTAATTGTCGTTCCGCCAGAGTTTACTGCTCAAACAGGATCTGACTACGACGTTGATAAATTATTCTTGGCTACAAAATCGTATATAAACGGAGAGTACGAACAATTTAGTGAAGAAAATCCTACAAAGGGCGGACTTACCAATAAACTTCTTGAAAGTTATATGACGTTGTTGTGCGATAATAAAAACTATTCTGAATCTAGAGCGTCTATTGATACATTCACAAAGATGTTAAAAGAAGAGCTTATTGATGCAGAAGGTGTACTTAGAGACCCACAAGACAAATATATACCAAGCTTTACAGAACTTATGCCTTTCTTCCAGATGAATAGAAAACTTGAGTTTTCTGTAGGTAAAGCTGGTATTGCTCCATTCGCTCTTAATGTGACAAATCTAGCTCTCACGCAATATAGCCACCTCACCATGAGGTACGAAGGCGTCATTGCAGAATATGATTTTGGTCCATTGGATGCAATAGACGGCAAAGACGGGCGTCGTATATCAGGGTGGTTATCAGCAATGGTTAATGCTCATGTCGACGTAGCAAAAGACCCGTATATTTTTGATCTTAATGTAAATCACGCAACATATAATTATGCGAACTTCTTGATAAGAGCGGGTAAAGGACTTTCAACATTCACATTCTTATCTCAACAGTCTCTCAAGAATATAGCAGCGGATATAAATAACTCTGGAGGAATGTACGGAGGAAATCTTCTTGGAGATAGTCCTACTGAAGAATTAAATAACATATCCAAAAATGCGGCAATAAGAACTGAATACGGGAGGTTGAAAGAAAGACTTCATTCTTTACGCAAAGATTACGAAAATTCAGATAATAAACAGCTTACAGCTGCAGAAGCAGTTAAACTTGATCATCTTATTGATTTTGTCGACTACGTTTGTCTTTCTGAATAGAAAAAGAGAAAATTTAGAAAAGAAAACGAAGATATTCCTTCTCTTGAATTCGATAGAAAGCTCGTGTTTAATAAGGATTATGCTATAAAACAGATAAAGAACAGGCGTTCTAATAAACAGTCAGACTTGTTAAGTCATTTAGAATTTTAGCTTGCTTGTGTTAGAGCATTTGAAGAGCTGAGTGTACATGCTCAAGCTATATCCGATCTTGTGAGCGTTTCTTAGATCGATACTAAAAAGTTTGGTAATACTATCAGGGACCATATAAACTTTGATAACAAGATCTAGCACTTTATTGAAGACGGTTCTATATGGACAATAAATGAAGATGGATTTGACGATCGGTTTAAGGATGAAAAAGGTAAAGTTGATAAAAATAAGGCGTCAAAAGAAGCTGTTCGCAGATATTTCAACGATTCTTATTTAAGTCATAAATTTGAATCTGCTACGTCTAATGTAAAAGAAATGCTTAAAACGCAACTTGTTACCGCTACAGACGAATATGATCTTGTGTTTAAAGCGATAATGTGTAAACTCAACGGCGGTACAAAATTATTGTATGATAGAGAATTCTCGCAAGATAAAATAGACGCTATAGGAAACGCTTTGGATAATATATTCAGGTTTAATATAATGTTTAATATCGGAAAAGATATGCGTTATCTTAACGAGAATGCTATAGATCTTACTTTAGGCGGAGATAAAGCGGCCGTTATCAAGAAGATGCACGATTTGCTATACGGATCAGAAACGGTTAAGCCGTTGTATAAACGGTTAGATGAATTCAAACGCGCCTTAAAGTCTTCGGATGCAATAAATAAATATCCCGATCTTGTTGATGAAAATGGAGAATATCATAATGATTTGTTAGATGCTCTTACTCCGTTATCACCAACAAAGAATGTTGAGATTGGTAGAATAGTTGTCAAGTTATAGTCAAGGGATACTGATACAGATTAGAAGACTAGACGTGTTGCATCTTTTGCACAACTACTTGATTCTCAGAATGAAGAAGTTGCGGAATTAGCAAGAGATCTTGTATTCTATGCATATTATTCGAATTATGATCAAGATGTAAGAAATTCATTCTTTGACCTTGTTCCTCCTGCTTATAGAGAGTAGTATGACTGGGCGTTAACTAGTACTCTAAATCATCTTGCATTTGCTAGTGGAACTGCTAGAAAAATTTATCAAGAAGGAATGCTTGGAGATATAACAAATATGGATCTAAATGCAAAAACAAACGCGTTTGACGTGTCCGGTATTCTAGATATTATTTGCAGAAACTATTGGTATGACGATAACATTGTAAGTAGGCATTATCCAAGTAGTATACAAGATAACTTCAACAAAAATGATTATAGAAAATACGGACCTGAATGCATGAGTCAAGGAGAATTTGGATTCCCGAGATATGTACTCATGCAAAGCGATTATAAGCTCAAAGGTAATCCGTATTTTAAAATAAAAATAAAAGGAAAGAGTGTCTTGTATAGAAAGATTGGAGATATTCAAAAAACTTATGCTACAGGAGACAAGGCTGGATAGACGTTAGATGATAAAATTTCTATATACGCTCCTGTTCCTAAAGCAGGATATAGGTCAAGCGATGTCTAGCAGTACGAATTCTATGCTGGATTTTAGACAGCGTCTCTGTTTAATGACAACAAATTAAGTACAAACCTGTCTATGGAAAAAGTTCGTGATGGAGTACAGAAAACAGTGGACGACTACAACAAACTTAAACCAGGAACCGGATTTGATGACGAGCGTAGATTTGAATTAAAAGTAAACTGGGAAACAGAAGAAATTCCGGAAGTATATGATATACTTAATACAGATGTTTACAAAAAGTATGATGATTCTGTTGAACCTAAACACGGAAATATTAGCATTGTTTAGTATGGTCAAGGTAAAAATGCATGGTTTACAGTAAACAATAAAGCAAGTGTTATTATAAACCTTGTTGCTTCTAAAGATGCTAAAACACCAAACGTCCCAGAAAAATCTGAGAATAAAGTTGTTACCATAGATATAACAAAACCGATATCAAAAGAAAACGTAGATCTTATAAAAGATTTACTTGCAAATGGATATAAGTGGGTATATATTACGTCTAGTGGCAATATGGATGTTTAGATAACCAAAAACGATATAGAAGAATATTTACAATCGTTTGGTGAGCTGTCAGAAAAAGATAAAGCTTATTATAGAAAGCATTATGACAAATTAGCTAGAGATATTAAGCAATTTAAGGCTTCAAAAGTACTTATTGATTTATTAAAATCTACAGGAGACAGTGGTATTATATTGCATACTTTATTTGATAAATTCGGTGATACATATACTACAAAAGTAATGTAGCTCGCCGCTTCAAATTTAAAAGGTATTGTAAAAAGTGCCAATGTTCATGTAGACGCTGTAAATTATGTAGGTAAGCAAGGAATGGCAAAACGACTACATTATGCACTAGACAATGCTCCAGAATCAAATTTTGTTAAACAGGATGTGGAACAGATTGCTGACGATATCGCTAAATTAATAGCTGATTAGACTAGTACAAAATACGCAGAAAGTCTTGTAGAACAATCAAAATCTGCACAAGATATAGATTCTAATGATACTAAACAAGAAGAAATATCTTCTGTTGTTATGGATGAAGTGAGCGAATAGGATAAAGACAACTCTAAAAATCAAGAGTGCGGCACAAATCCAAAAGCAAGTAGTAGCATGTTCTCTGTAGCGGAAGATATAGATTATGATTAAAAATTATTCACATGATTTGCCCGTATTATAAAAACAAAGAAGTTTTTAATGGCTTCAATGAAATAATTGAAGCACTTGGTGGCAAACCTATGACAGAAGATGAGTTCCGGAATCCGGAGTTGCGAAAATAGCGCTCCGGACGGAACTATTCTGCCATGGAGGCCGCTTATAGGATATATGATAGAAACGGTGGCAATATGCTCGATATGACCCCACAGGGCAAACCATCTGTTTTATTTCAAACGTTATTGGATCATTTTGGTGGGGATAGGCGTAAAACATTAATAGCGAAATCCAATGTGTATTCGGATTAGTTTTTTAATTGGTTTGGCGACTGGACATCAGAAGAAAAAGAATAGGTCTCTAAAGCTGTAGATGATAACGGAGAACCTCTTGTATTATGGCACGGTACTGACGACATCTTCAACGAATTTGAATATGATGAAGATGGAAAACGAGGTGCTCATAAAGTACACGATAGGCATTCTTTCTTCTTTACAGACAGCTAGGCAAAAGCATTTAAATATAGGCATTCTGTTACAATGGCGTGTTATCTTAACATGAAAACTCCTGCTGAAACTTCTGTAAAAGATGGAAAATTCAATACTTTAGATGAATACACAAAACACGAAAATGAGCTAATTAGAGACCCTAAATACGATTCTGTTTTTATCGAAAGATATGATAAAGAAGGTGATCGCCGTGGAATGGAACCTACAAAACAATGGGTTGTAAAAAATCCAAATCAAATAAAAAGTATTGCTAACTTAGGAGAATTTAACCCGAGCAAAAACAATATATATCATTCTATAATAGAAAATATAAATGTAGACGATGCTAATTTTGTAAGTTCTACTAATATTGCAGATTCATTTGGCCAAAACTTAGCAGCAAAACTTTTGAATGGAGAAACTGTAAGCAGTAGAGATCTTATGACGGCGATGTTGTCCAATGGTATATTTCATAAGACAAATACTGACTTAGCGAATGTATTATCAAAACATGATATACCTGTAAGAATTGGACAAATAATGGGTATAGGAGAGCTTGCTGAAACTATTACGGATAATGGCGGAAGTGTTATCCTTATTAATCCAAATGAATTGCAATAGATATCTAGGGGATATTTTGGCACAACAATGATGCATGAAATAATCCACGCAATAACTGTAGATATTATAGATAATCCGAAAACAGCTGAGGACAAAGCTTTTGTAGAGTAGAATAGAAAAGTTTTTAACAGGATGTCTAATTTATTTGGGAAAGATTCTGCAATAAAATTTGATGTTCTTAGCGGAATGCACTGTTTGGATAACGAAAAAGAATTTGCTGCTTATTTTGCTTCTGATCCAGATATAAGACATGCGATATTTGAAATGGCTGATGCAATAGACAGAACCAATAATACTAGCTTATTTGAGCGTTTAAAAAGATTGGTTAACAAGTTATCAATAGCTATTGCAAACAGAGCGATATTTGATCCAAACAATTCAGAATAGCTTCATATCTATTAGAAAACTATAGAAGACTATTTATACAACAGACAGTCTATTATCAAAGGAAACATTCCATCAAAGTCGTATTTAAATTCTGTATATCATCAACAAGATTTAGGTGTTTAGAATCATGAACGATTCTTGGACAGCATGAAGCGATTGGAACAGATGAACATTGCGCAGAAAAATTTTGTAATGCTTGGTACAGAAAGATATAATGTTACGATAGGATAGAAGCACAAACCTGGAACTGTGCAAATAACAAGTTGGGACAGAGTAAAAGACGCGTTAGCTACAAGAATAGATGCATTACGTGCTTCAAATCTTGATTCTGTTACCAAAAGCAGATTCTTACAAATAACATAGAACCAGTTAGAAATGTTCGCTGTAGATGAGGCCGGTAAATATTATGCAATATAGAATCTTTTGGATACTGCTATACCACAAATAATAAAAGATGTTGACAATTTAAGATCCATTCGTCGTGAAAGCGGGCAATTTACAAATGGAGATTACATGTACCAAATGCATGCAAATCTTGGTATGTACAATTCTGTTTTTAACAGCATCAAAAAAATGCTTGACGACGATGAGAATAGAATCGATATGGTAAATGTATTTAATGCAAAAGCCACAAAAGAATCGGATAAAATAACAGTAGAAGATCTTAAAGAAGTAGAACGACATCTTGACAATGCGATAAATTTTACGCAAGAAGGAATAAACGTAGTTGAATACATGCTTAAAGAGAATGTTATTCATAAACTAAAAACAACTGCCAATGAAGTAGGAAATCCAGAAATGGATTCTTATATAAACGCATTAAATTCTGATATGGCAGCTGATGCTATAGATGATATCGGTACATTATCTTCTTGGGCAGGAGCTGCAGATGCTTCTTCTAACGAAGCCGTAAGGACTATCGCTTATATAATAAACAAGGCATTAACTTCAGCAACTCTTAATTCTGTAGGAAAAGCAACAGACCTTCTTAAACTAAAACGTAATCTAAAAAAAGGAGAAAAAGAGTGGCATTTGTACGAGGTTGATGAAAATGGTAATTTTACAGGATATCTTGTACGAGACCTTAACTTCGGAAGATTCTATAAGAATTACGAAAAAGCAATATAGCAAATAAATAAAGATATACGAGATATTTTCAATATTCCAGATCTCCAATTAAACAACAAAGTTGCTCCGGAAATAAATAAAACTGCTATTATAGACGGTGTGAAGACAACTCCAAAAGAATATTTCGACAGAAAAAAAGAAGAGTGGCTGCATCAAAATGCAGAACGTAGGTACAAAGATAAATATTACGAATTTTATTCTAAACTACCGCAACGTGTCAAAGATAGTATGAGCGAAATAAGAATACAGATCAATTCTATTCTTAATAACTATGAAAATCTTTATGACGAAAATGGTCATCCACACTACGAGAAGTTGTCGCAATAGGATTGGGAGAAACTTAATAGCTTATGGGAACAGCGCAGGGCTCTTAGAAGTGAACGTGACGAATATGGAAATCTTAAAAAAGGACAAGATTACGAGGATGCAATCGCGTTGAAAACTCTTTATGAGAAGCTGTACAAATATGATGAAAACGGTAACGAAAAAGAAAAGAAATACGATGTTACTGGATGGAAGCAAGCTCGTTAGGCTGTAATAAATAAATTTGGATTAGATTCAAAAGAGCTTGATGAATGGGATGAGCGTAATACAAGAAAAAAACTGAAGAAAAACAGTTATGGGGAGGCTTTAGTATTCAAAAAGATAGAAGAGGAGTTTGGTGGTGTTAAACCTCAATACGGAGAAGAATACGAATAGCTCGGTAAAGAAAAACAGGATATTTTAAATAATTATAGACTCGCTAGCGGTGAAGTTGATATAAATACGTTGCCGGAAGTAATAAAGAATATAATAATTAAAATAGATAACAAGCGTTCTGATATAAGAAGATCAAAAGCAAGCGAATAGACAGCTAAGTATAGAGAAATACAAGAAAAGTATATAAAATATACTGAAACTCGTCAATTCAAAAAAATCATAGAAGAGATAAAAAAAGAAGCGTAGCGTAGAGCATCTGAGCAAGATGATGCAGACGCCTTAGACGCGTTCTCTACTGAGGATTTTATGTATTCTATGTTGCAAGATACATATGGTTATTATATTGGCGGGTCTGACGATCTATTTGGATACGATCCTGGAGAATTTAGACCATATTCTTGGCTTACTGTGATAGAAGCAAGAGATCCACAGTATATGGAATACGAACCAAACGACGCATGGATAGATAAAGCTGATAGCGATCTTTCTAATCCAAATTTCGATGAATCGTATGGTACACAATGGGTTCCTAAAAGAAGTATATACGACAACTCCAAACAATACGAAAAGATATTTGGAAAGAATGGAAGAGGTGGTTCTGAAACATTGAGAGCTTTATACGAAGGTGTACAGCAAACCATTTCAGAGTCAAATCAACTGTATAATCGACAGTATGCAGATAACTTTTTGCTCCCACAAAAAGAATGCACTTTCTTAGGAAGATTAAGAAGGAAACCTTTCTGGTCTGGAATATGGAACTATATAAAAACGTTTGGCGGTCTTATAGGTGAAATAGATCCTGATACGAGCACATTTGCTGCCAACAAACTTGTCGGCAAGTATGATGATCCAAACGATATGGAAAAAGGTTCTAACTTACAGGAAAGTACTGACGGGCTATATCGGGAAGTCGGCGGAACATACCCAGATGGACGTGCATTCCACATAATACCGCAATACTTTACACGAAGGATGAAAAATCCACAATATATATCGAGAGATCTTATCGATATAACTGCGTCTTACTATAAAATGGCACAGTTATATAAGCAAAAAGCAGATGTCAGAGATGATTGTGAAGCTATTCTAGATATGTTAAAAATGCAGCAATTTAAAACACCAGATTATAATTCGGTTGTAAAAACAATACGAAGAATAGGTGGATTAAATAATGACGAATCTAACACATATCAGTATGCGAAACGATTGATAGAACGAGATTTGTATGATATATAGAGAACCCCATTTTCTATTACATTTGGAGACAAGACTTGGGATATTAGTAGGATATTGAGTCTTTGGAAACGGTGGACAACTGCCAGAAACTTGGGTATGAATCCAAAAGTAGCGTTTGTAGGATTTCTTACTACAAGTTTTACGCATTTGTTAAACGGACTTGTTGGTTACAAGTACGGGAAAAAGGAAATGTGGAGAGCAAATAATATAGTTCTTAAAGAATTTGGCAGAAGTTTATTCACTGGAGGTACACTTTTAGGCCAGCGTCTTACCAAAAACAGAGTTATGCTTATCCTCGAAATGATGGATATGTCAAACTAGTTAGATAGAAAGACCGAACATTCCAATAGAAATCGTTGGCTCTAGGTTATATATAAAAACAGCACATACGGACTTATGTCTGCAGCAGATATAGCTTCAAAAGCAACTATTGCTGTTTCTACAATGCTTTCGTATAGACTTGTGGATGGTGAATTTACAACACGCCACATGATAGAAGAATCGAAAGAACAACTTGGTGATAGATATCAAGAAATGTTGAAGAAGTTTGACTCTTCAAAAATAACATGTTATGATATATTCATTGACGGAGACGAAAAGTTGCAAATAGATGAAAAATATCAAGCTGCGTGGGATAAAGTAAAGCATACTGTCATAAACAAATCAATAAAAAATGCAGAACAGGCCGACGGCATGGCAACAAGACTTCAAAAAGCCATGATGACTCGTAGTTTTGTTGGTGCATTTGCATTAATACACAGACAGTATATCCCGTTGATGATTCAACAAACTTGGGGTTCTCGTGTTTACGATTACGATGCTCAAGAGTATAAGAATCATTAGTTTGGTACAATGTTCAAATATTTGAACAGATTGTGCGCCTCTAATGCGCTTGCTGCTTTTGGTGGCGGATGTTTCGTAGGAGTTGCTTTTGGTGGTTTTGGTATTGTTCCTTTGGTTAGTGGACCATTAGCACTGGCATATAGTTTATATAAAAAATACGCTCAACACACTGAAAGAAAATCTTTCATGAAATCAATAAAGGATGAAGAGTTTTTCAATGCATCCGGTTCAACTAAAGCTAGAGCTAACAGTGTAGCAAATAAATATCAAGTCAAGCAGACTGTTCTTGAAGTAGCGCTTATCAACTGTTTTATAGCTCCGTTGGCAAACTTCCTTGCTGCAGCAGCGGATGGCTGGGATAAGAACGATAAACTTACACGTCAAATATTACAGTGGTTGGCTTATGCCGCAAGAGCGTTCCAGTTTGAAGCAAATACTAAATACAATCTATTGGATTTGTCAAACAATATTTAGAGTTTCTCTGGAGCAACTTCTATATCAGACGGTTTGGCAGATGTTGTTTCTGGAACCGGCATCAACTTATTTTTTAGTAGTTTACACGGAAAACAGCAAGCTGGTTCAATAGTATATGATATTTACGATGTTTATCAACAGGAGAAAAATTCCAGTAGCGATGATGACGTAATAAAAAATAGTAAAACGTACAAAGGTTGGAAACGTTGGTAGAGAAACATATTCAAACTTACGCCGTTCCACAATGCTGTTGAGCAATACAAAGATCCTGAAGCAAAAAGAAGATATCAAGAAAACAAAATAATGCGAATGAGCGACGAAGATAAGCGAAGTTGGTTCTACGAAGCTCTTAAAGCAATTAGAGAAGGAAGACCAATTTTCGATATTCTGTGATAAATCCTATGAGATTCGTCTTCTCTTTAGGAGTTTGTTGAAATCGAATACTTTTTAGAAAATCCTATGTGGATTCGTCTTTATTTTTAAAATTATTGGCCATATAAAATATGGCACAGAATACAACAATAAAAACCCTGACTACTCATCACGAGCGGCCAGGGCTTTCTGTTGCTGTTCGTACATACGAACTAAGGTATATTTGTTTACACTGTTAAATCCTGTTAACGCAATACTATGAACAATTCCCCTATATTTTTTAGGGGAATTGAACACAGCACACAGATTTCCGTTTTTAAACAAAATTCTGCTAAAATTAGGTTCAGTTTCTAATACAGATTTTAAATATTTACTATTCTTTTTCAAGTACACATTTAAATTAGTATCAAAATCAGTTACCTCCAGATCAATATACAGTATATAATTTATCCAGTTTTCTATTTGCGTAACAAAATAAGGAATAACCCATTTAGAATTATTCTTGCATAAAACTTGGAGTGAATGCTTCGAATTCGTTTTCATCAACCTCTTCCTCTGTCGGCAAAAAGTCAATACTACTATCAAAGTCAACAACATCTTCTGGAGCAGCTACTCCAAGTATTTTTTCTTTTGTATTCATAATTTTATATTTTTTAATGATTACAGGTTCAAAGACTCGGAACCATCGCCTTCATAATATTCTCTACTATGATCCCACTTACCAGTAGTTTGGTGCCACCATATATCTCGTATTGCGTATTCTATAGTATCAGAATGAGAATATATTTGATCTTCTGTAAATTTAAATGTACGTATTTCATTGGAACCTGTTGTATCAATTCCAATAATATACCATTCAAAAGACCAATCTTTTAAAGATTCATTACATTCATTCTTTAAATACCATTGTACAGCCATTGTGTAATACATTAACTGTCTGCAATAATCATACTGCTTTATACTATCCTCAAAGTGCCACAGCTTTTGTGTAGTCTTTAAGTCATATATGATAGCTTTCTTATTCTTAAAATCAAGAGTAAGACCATCAAGTAATGATTTACAATGTACATACCCACCACTCATCTTTACTTGAAATTCCCAGTTTATATGGAATTCATGATAATTTTTTACATAATTTAAATATAAAGTTTTATCTTTGTATTCAAAACATGGATTAATTATCATATTTGCAAGTTTGTGAGATTCGATGTTTTGCTTAATTTTCTCAAGCATTTTAGCATCCCAAGGAGTTATCATAGTTCTTCCATCATTTGCTTTCAGGAAGTCTATGTAATCCTTCAACGTAGAGGCTATTTTAATGCCTTCTGACAGCATTGTTTCTTCAGACTTACCTTTTATACTATAGGCAGCCTGATATGCGCTTAGAATGGCTCTATTTGGCTCTATTTCTAACGTATTAGCCAGCTCCTGACAGAACTTCTCCTGCTGTGCTGAAGAAGGTCTACTTTTGTCCCAGACTACGTATGTCTTTTGGAACTCTTCGGGCTGGAGAATGAACATGTGGATCATAGTCCCACGTTCTAAGATACTATTCTTTTCCTCTGGTGGAGGATCAGTAAGCATCTTATGTAAAAAGGCTGGTCCCTTCTGCAGAAACCAGCCTATGTTCGAATTACTGATGCGCGAGACATCTGAGTAATAGGGGATTGATGTGTCCATCATTCTTTCTTTGGTTTGTGTTTCTCAACAAATTTACGTATCGTATCTCCATCTTTAAGCACGTTCTCAGTAAAATAACGTAAAAACTGCTTAAGTTCTTCTACTGCTTCATCAGCAGTAGGGAATTTATTATATCCAACGATAGTTCCAAACGGTCTACATGTGTTGACCGTAAAGAACCATCCGCTTGGGCTATATTCAATGAAGAATTTTACATAATGATTAGCTTCTTCTAAACTCATTTGCTAGACAAATTCATATCGTTGAACAAATCTTCATATGTATCGTTAGGACAAGCATTTACCTCATCAGCAAATGAAGCAATGTTATCAAAACTAGCACATTCAAATTTCTCCTGAATAAAGTCAGTCAAGGGCTTAATTTCAGTCTTATCATCCAACTTATCTTCAAGCACAGCCTGTATCATAGATGCAGGCATCTCTCCGTAATCTTTCCAATATCGAATACGAGAACAACGGTCCTTCAGATATTCACTAATATCTTCATCATCATTACATGTGAAGACCATTAGCTTCTTACCAGACGAGTTAATACCGTCAAGTACCTTCAACAGATAATCATCAGAATAATCATCTCCTAACTTATCAACCTCGTCCATAAGTATGCAGATAGGTGTATCTACTAACTTATTAAACAAAGTAATAAGATGTCGAGGATAGAAACTCTTATCTATCAAAAGAATAGGAAGATTAGATTCCAAAGCTAAACGTTTCATCATAATCGTTTTACCACTACCCTTAAGACCAGACAACATCACACCTGTTATTCCTTCTTTAGAATTGTTGTAATGATTTATGATTTTGTTGACAAACTTATCATCTTCAGTAGTAGTGTAAAGCTTTTCTGGAAGCGTTATATTCGGTGCTACGTTAAATGTTATTTCGTCAGTATAACGATCTATTTCTACCGTATACACCTTACCGGCTTCCAATGTATAATCAAGACCTTCTGTCTTAGGCTTGAATACTACTTTTTCTCCTACTTTCAGAAATGTTTTGTTCTGTTCCATTATTTTTGACTCTTTTGGTTCTTAATAATGTCCTCAATCATTTCATCGACCTGCTTATGATTTCGTACTAAATAGCACTTCATCTTAGATCTATGTTTCTTGAGGTAATATTTGAAGAGTTTAAATCTTAAAGGGAAAGAATCTCCCATAAGACCTTTGCATTCTACCACAAAACCTCTCCCGATGAAATCAGGGAGATATGTGATAGGACGTATTTTCTCTCCAAGGAATTCGAACTTTGGTAGGAGGACAAAATGCTTTGGCTCATACTTAACAGGTATTCCTGCTTTCATAAAAGCTTCATACGTATAGAGTTCGAGTTTGCTACGGAAATGTAGCCCATACGCATCGACCTTCGTCGCATTTTTAACCCTCCCTGAAGACTTCATTTTTAAGTGTTATCTTAAAAGTATTAGCATCCTCAATCAGTTTATATATTTTACTCTTCCAAGAGTTAAACATGTAGTTAGCATAGAGTATGCTACCACATAAACCGATCAATGTTCCTATTATGGAACCATATAAACAACCTATAAAATCAGTCATATCTTTCTACTGTTTTAGTTAACCAATCCTTTACAACGAAGAACCCGTTTAACTTAACAGCGTCAGACACGTCCTTCGCTTTAAACTTCTTATGGACGAATATAGCATCAAACTTATACTGTCTACTATACTTACGAGCATTCTGCATTCCTGCAACATCTCTATCATACAGTATAACAATATGTTTCCATTTACTTCGTAAAGACTGCAATATATCCTCAGGAATAAATGTAGTCTCACTAGAAGCAGCTATAGCATTAAATCCCATCTCATAAAGACACATCACATCCTTTAAGGATTTTGTTATGATGAGGAGATTACCACCCTCCTGTGGCAACTCGGCTAGCCCCTGAACATACCGATTTGTCAGATTGGTACGCCATTTAGTATACTTGGAGGCTAAAGGTCTATAAATCTTAAATCGATCATAAACCTTATATGCATACATAGGACTATCTTCTTTGTAGGTTCCTCTGACGACTCTATTACAAAGAAAGTATTTAATGCTAAAAACATTGAATTTTTTCAATGTATCAATAGATATATGAAATTGTTTCCAATATTGTTTATCTACTTCTGTAAATGGCTGTCTTACTATCCCAATGTCCGTCTCAGACACATTTTCAGCCATTCTGACTGGCTTTTTGGTACCTTGGTTAGGGTTTACCCACCGAACTATTTTTAAGAGCTCACGCTCGAGTTCTTCGCGGGTATTTAAGCCTTTTATTAGCTTAACAAACTTGAGAGCATTACCTGCTTCTCCAGTACCATGATCCTTAAACAACAAGTCCCCGGTTTTGCTTGGAAATATTGCAAAGCTGGGGATTTTATCGTCTGGTCTCAATGGACTATTCATTAAGACTTTTGGCTTAAAACTACCAAGATAGTAAGAATAGATAGTATAGTCATCCAGTTTGTCCAATAAGTCTCTAAGACTCATTGTAATTGCTGTTTTTGTACTATACATGGCTTATAAGCTCTTTTGTATTTGTGGGTAGTGCGGGATTCGAACCCGCGTTGCCGATAAGCTCCTCCTTTAATTACTAAAGGTAGACGACTCTCTCGTTCTGTTTAAAGGCTTTGCGCAATCCTCTTACTGAACCACCCATATATAGATTCTACACGTTAGCTTTCCCACTTATGTGGCTAACATCCTTTCCTCAACCCACTCTCCTCGAATCTATATGAATCGGGTTGACTAGAAGTCAACCTCCACCACTGACCTTTTAGCTTTCACAGCAATCCGGATCTCCCAGTGAGAGATCCTTTCACGATTTTCACGTACCTTTGTGTTCACTCCATTGCTTTTGACTTTGGTTTCGGGAACAAAGACTGTGTATCATGGTTGTCAGCACCATTGACCATTTATCTTTCTAAGCAGCGTCCCTCTGCGAACTTTACTTGAACTGTTTTATTTATTAGAAAGACTGGTCGCAAACACCACTGACCATTACGTAAGAAAGTATTCTTTCCATCTGAATACAACAGTTTCAATGAAACAGGCTGGCCTTGAACCAGCACACATGTTTTTGACAAACAGCACATGGTTCACACCATGATGTTTCTTACTTTTGGTTGTCAGCACCACTAACCATTAAAAGTGGAAAACACGTTTAAAAAACCTTTCTTCTTGTTCTTTAAACCATTTTCGTTCCTTTTCCCATTCTTCTCGATGCCAGTAATACGTATTTTTTCCTACGTTTATTTTAATTACATCAAAATGGCAGGTCGTCAGCACCTGTAGAGTCTGCAGTCACCGGAGTGTTGAGTGCAATTGCTTCATTTGCAGCTGCAACAAGCGGATCAACAGGCTTTTCGACATCAGCCTGTACAGGGCGCTCCAGAAGATCATTCTTCCAAAGCTTAATCTGAGACTCTTCTTTTGCAACATCCATAGACTCAATGAATATACCATTCTTCGAGACAGTGGTATAACCCTTCTTATCGTAAATCACCTTAAGACGTACATTCTTACTGTCACCAGCAAGACATGCCTTAGCCCAAGTAATCATTTCAATAAACGAAGCACCTTCAAAATCTCCATGACTACCCTTAACTGCATCTATAACTTGCAGAATACGACCAAACTGCTGATTATCACGACGCTGCAAATCCTCGTCGGTCTTAATCCACATATTCTTAGTATTCTTCCACTCAGTCATAGTTACTGTCTGACCTTCACTATTCTGAAATACAATTTCCAGGAAGTCAAGACCTTGAGGTGATTTATTAACATTTACTTCTTTCAGAGTGATATTCTCATTGATGCCTACAGGCATATACGAACTTGTAAATTCGCTATTATTTGTTGTTGCTGTTTTTGTACTATACATAATTTCTTCCTTTTAATTACTGATTCTTCGATTCTGAATTATTCGGGCTTATAAATACGATCCCAATAGGTTGTTATACTTCCGTCTTCATTTCCAGTGGCGATAACAACATCTTTACCTGCAATGTGTCTGGCACGAGCTTCCATAATAGTCCCGTCTCCTCCAGACTTGAAGCTAATGTGAGTTTCATTGTCTTTTCTGTAAACGTATCCGACTGCATCAGCCATTCCGCAAACGATTTTTCCAAGTTTTCCGACGAGGTCGATCTCTTTTGCGTTGACTTCTTGCCCGTCTTTATCGGTGAGACTATCTTTGACATGACCAACTAGAATGAATTCGTCACAAAGGTCCTTGAACATATCAATTACCTTCTTGACGGCATCTCTTAAATACTTGTAACCTGCTCCACGAGCGAGCGTAGTAACGTCGTCTCCTTTCCAGTTTTTGCCCAATTCGGTCTTTCTGTAAAGGGTGCAAGCATAAGACATACAAATATCTTCAAGACGTGTTGCATTATCTATTGTAATGTGTTTATAGAAATTATGCCCTACTTCAGCATTCTTAGCTCTAATGGCTTGAGCAATCTCTCCCAAATCATTGATAGTTCTAGCTTGTACAGCCATAGCATCAATGAACTGAGATCCACCCTCAAGATCTATAATCAAGTTATTGTCAAGTTGTGCAAGAGCACTCGTCTTACCCGCTTTAGGCAAGCCGTACAATACGAGATATTGAGGATTAGTAGAGATTGCTGGAATCTTTGATGTAGGTAATGTTAGACTCATAGGTTCTATTGTTTTTATTAAAGTAGATTAATGTTAATATTAGCTGCACCAGTAGTGTAGATATTAATAATAATCTTCTTCGTATTATCGGTAATACCGTTCAGGAACGACAAATTCGAGAAATCAGAATACTTATAGGTATCGAAACCAATCTGAATCTCATCGTCGTAGAACACGATCGGAGTACCATCACTAAGCGTGTACATCTTGCCAAGTATATAAGGAATAGTCTTATAGATCTTCTTGTTCTTCTTATAGTTGGCAAGGAAGTTTGCAGCCTTGATGAACTTGTCATCAGCCTTCAGATAGCTGCTGCTAAGAGGAATATACGTTGTACTATCAGAGTCATCGATATTAAACAGATAACTGTTCTTCTTCTTTATATCAGAAAGAATAATATTATCGATAATCTCAGAATAGTTGGGCTCATAACTAATATTATTAAAAGGAATAAACGTAGTAGTATTGTTCTTCTTAGTCGTAAACTTGTAAGTCTTTATCATATTCAGCCTGTATTTTAACGTTAATATTAGTCACCAGCTGCTGTACTTTCCTTTATATTGTTATACATCAAGTCATTCTCGAACTCAAGTATGCAGGGCTTTCCTGCGTCTCTATTCTTTAACATATGCATATAGATCTTATTCTGTGTAGGCAGATGATTCGGTCCATACTCTTGTATATTCAATATTTCAGGTCTGTGCATAACGAGAACATAGTCGCTCGCTTGAAAAATTGCATCTGATGACGATATGTCACTTCTCATAGGATAGTGACTCAACGGATTGTTGATACGTTCTGAAGACTCTATGTTTCTATTCATTTGTGCAATCTGAATGACTGTAGTAAGAGGGAGTTTCTTTGCTTGTATGAACACCCTTTCTAGTTCACTCGTTGTCTCAATTACACTTCCAACTTGTTTTGTTAATAATGCGTGATCGTACGTGATTACAAAATGTTTCCCAGTACCTTTTACATACTGGTTATAGAAAGCATATATAATTTGTTCTACCTGCATAGGAGTACATGGATTATCTACAAAATAGACAGGATACTCCTTTAGCTTGTTGGAAACACTGATGACTTTTCTGAAGGTCTCATCATCTAGGTCCGTTTCCGAACTATACAAGGCAGAAGTAGTCTTTCTCAGCTTATTTGAAAGAGCTCTTCCGACTTGCCTAAATCCAACCATCTCTAGTGAGAAGTTTAGAATAATTATGTCTTCAGTTGGATTCAAGTCAATTAAATCGAAAGTCATAGAATTTACAAACGACGACTTTCCACTTCCTGATATGCCAGCTATGGTATAAACGGTATTTGGTTCAATACCTCCCATACACTGCTTATTAAACTTACTCCATCTCGTCTTTAAAGACTGAATATCGTGACTTCTACGTCCTTCAATATAGTTTATAGCCTCTTGTGCTACAACTCGTATAGGTCTTATGACATTAGATAAGTTCTGTTCCATAAGAATTTACAGTTTTTGCTGTATCTTGCATTTCTTCCTCAATCGCTTCCCATTGTGAACGCGTTAACCAATTCCACATAGTCATCATATAACTCAAACTTCCTTCGCGCATTCGCTTGGATATCTCATAATCGAGACATTTGATTATATGTTCTGCCATAGCTGAACTTCTTCCACATTTAGTGTTAAAGAAATGACGACATTTGTTTACATTAGCTCGCAAATAGCATTTACTGCCATCTGTACGCATTACATACACTGGGTACATATCATAGAATAGATCAAAATAATCCTTCTCGTTAGCTACAGCTTGCTTAAGCTTATCTGTAGCTTGATATGTAATTGACTCACCGCTCTCTATCGTGGTTACTAGTTCTTGAGAAATTAAGTGTGATATATCTTCGTCGTTAATAAGGCTGACAACTTTGCGGACGTCTTGATATTTTGGTTGATTCTTATCCAATATCACACTTAGGAAAATTAACTGACTTGAGTTTAACTCTGGAAATTCATCCAAGAGTTTTGTGTTTACTTCAATAATCATAGCTTACTGACTCTTTGGTTCTCAAGTTGGTTACTAAAATAACTCTAGTTGCTGTTCAGTGAAGTCTGCAACTATTTTCTTTGCTTCACTGATATAGTAACGATAGTTAATCTTTCGATCTTCTATCGGTCGATCATCAAATTTATTCAGGATCGTTACTCCTGATTTTGTTAGCATATTTGCTTTTTCTCTTGTATCTTCTGGATCATACTTAAATAAATATTTTCCATCTGTACTTGCATAGAATCTGTTAATTCGTTGTATCTTCTGTTCTCCATGATACACTTCAAACTTCTTATCAACGGCTTGAGACATAAGAAAATCTCGTATATCTCTATCGTTTTTAATAAACGATTCAATAGATTCTCCTGTAACGAAGTAGTTTATCACAGCCTTTGGAATAACCACAGGCGAAAGTCCTTTGCCTAACTTTGTTTCAGTAATAAACATACCTTTTCGCTCTATCAGCTCAAAATCTTTCGATTCATAATATCCTCTCTTGACACCAAAGTAGTCATTGATAGCATATTGATAGAATGCTTCGTACTCATCAGTCTCGAATTCTAGACGCGTAAGTTTTTCAACTTCGGCAATAGCGTCTGAAATAGCCTGTTTAAGGCCCTTTTTAGCCCTGTAGACGACTCCATCTGTGTTGCACTGAATAATTTCACATCCGAGTGCTAAAAGCCTGTCTACGAGTAAAAGAAGTATTAACTGACCATTAATTCGTATTTTAAAGACATTGAAAGGATCGTACATCCAACTTACTTCCTGCTGCATTTTACCAGTAGGAGAATTGAGCACAATCTTCAGAAACATATTCTTTATAGTCTGACCTGTACGTTTTGCTTCTAACCTTTCGGTTTTCAATCCGGCAAATAGATCGCAAAATAGTTTTCCCAAATGACGAGGTCCTAATTGATGTTCAATCAGTAAGCTAGGGTACATTGACGCCACATCTGCGTGCCCTATAAACTCATCATCTTTTGGGAGGAATATTTTTGGTGTATGAATAGTATGAATACCTCCAACACCAATAGAATATACCACATTCGAGAGAACGAACTTCTTCTCGTAGCCTTTTCGCTCCTTAGAATACACTACCTGTTTCTTCATGTCTTCTAAGACGCTTTGTAACTTTGGATTTTTGTATGATATAAACGGCATTATAACATCCTTCAACGGAATATAATCCATTGGAGAACGCATTTCCTTTATTACATTTTTAGGAATACCTGATCTTTCGGAGTATTTCTCCAGCAAGAAGGTTTCTGCCATCTTAACAGAATCCATTGATAAACAATCGATTCCGTGTTCTTCTTGTATGAAGAGTCTGAGTTCTATGTCTTTCTTCAACCGGTTTAATAACTCTGTGGTTGATTCTACATCATTGATATTATAGTCAATCATATTGTCTATTTTGTCTACTGGTATAGGCTCTTCGAAATTTCCTTCGTATTCATAGACATTACGATAATGCATTGTTACCTGCATACTTTTAAGACCAACTCGTAGCTTTTGACTGAACATCATTGTCAATAAGTCCATAGATTGAAAATAATGTGCATACTTCCATTTCTTAAACCTATCAACATTCCCATCTTCTGCATTCACAATAGTTTGTGAAAGGTTAAACAAAGACAGACATATTCTCCAAAACGGAAGTTGATCCATTTTATAAAACATATCTATTATATAGTTTATAATAACATCATCGTAGTGATGATTGTTATATCCGCAGAACATTTTGTCTTTGGTGTCATAGTAAAAGAAATCAACCAGCTGTTTTAGCTGGTTGACTCTTTCACTAATTTCAAACTTATATAATTCATTAGTCTCTGTGTTCTTACAAACGCAATGGAAGCAGTTGGGAAATACTTCTATGTCGTATGTAACGACTGTAGCATTGCGTATAATCATGACTCAAAGGTTCTAAAGATTAATTGTATACGCCGGAGAATCGAACTCCTCTTTGTTTCATTTACAAAGAACCATCCTAACGTTAATATCACTGAATAGTCTTAAATAAATAAGTCTTTACACATTTGTTACTCACTTTATATCAGGTGAGCAGCCGTGACAGCTCTATTCTATTAACTCTGGTAGCGTATTTCTTATTTATGCTGCTTTACGCATCATCATAAGATTTGTTGGAAGAAATATCCTTCCTTTTTGTTGTTTATGATCCTTTAAATTAGTAGACACAAGATTCATATGTTTTGCATGAATAGTATCTGTAATTTTCTGGACCTTTTTTAGTAGCTTAGAATCTTTGGGAAGATTGTTGACGTTGTGTCCTTCTCCATTGATGTCTTTTATAACAGCCACTTCTTTTTCTTCGAACTTCCCATCAGCCGTCTTAAAACGACCAACAAGATGTAGTTTGTCATACACTGAGACAACAAAGTCCCGTATACGTTCTTCTGCTATATCGCGTTCTGCATTCCACTTTGTCAGATCTTCCTGTTTGAACAGGTCGTTATCTAACACAGGCTTAGGATGCTTACTATCCCATTTAGTCAACTTGTATTGTACAAGCTTCTCCCAATACTCGTGTTGAGTCATTTTCTTGGGATCTTCGTGGAAATATTCAGATTTCTTCTGAATAAGCTTTCGCTCTGTATACCAACCTTTCTCTTTTGAGAACGTTGATACCCACTTCCATTTCTTATAGCTGTGGTGCAGACGTTTTGGCTGAGGATTCTTCTTCAATTTGAAGTCTGAATACTCATTACCGTTATCGCCTCCCATGCCTTTTTTCAAGTTATTAACGCCATTATTGACGTTCCTGGATGCGATTATAGCACGCTTTTTCTTACGTAATTTTACCTCACGTAGCTTACTCTTTGATAGTGTCATAGCTTACCTCCTTTCATGCTGCCTTTTTAAGCCCCGTAGAGGCCTTTTTGGAGCCCGTAGAGCGCTTATTTTTCTGTAGGTGAATAATATTAGCCTTGCGGTTTTTCTTGGCTTTAGCGAGGCGTTCTCGCTTTGCTATGAAGGCTGCTTTTTTGCTACGCTTCTTACGATTTGTATTCTGTGATACGTTGGTAAACTTACGACGCTCCTTAGCGGCCTTCTTCGCTTCAGGAGTGTTATTACTTGGCTTCTTCTCCTGTTTAGGCTTAGTCGGCTTAGGTTTTATCTCATAAGGATGAATCGTAGCCCATCCGTTGAGTATTTCGCGAAGTTTGTCGAGTATATCCTTTCCTCCTTCTATGAGAGCCCATCCAGAAGTAAGCAGTTTGTATTCAATCTTTGAATTCTTAATCGCTTCTGTGGCTAAGAATTCGAATGAAGTACCGTGCTTCTTTCCTTTCTCGTCTGTGACATACTTCTGTCCAGACTTAAAAAGTACATGAATGCTATACTTTTTAGGAGCTTTGATATCGATCAGCAGTTGCTCAATCAATTTCTTAGTCTCCTCTTCTGAAATCTTCTGACGCTTACAACGGCGCTTTAGCGCATTAACGCGGCGATTGATATACTCCTGTTCGCCGGCTTCTTTCTTTTTCTTAGCGTCGGCGATATCCTTGACCTTGCCTGTAGGCACGTTTGTCTTTTCTATTACGAAAATCTTTTTCTTATCTTGCTTTGGGGTCTTACCATTATCGGTAGTTGCCACCTTGAAATTCTTACGACTCATTTTGATAATGTTTAAAGTTAATATTATGCTACAAGTTTGTAGCGGATTAGTCCAGTAGCTTCAGGATCCCATTCGTAGCGTAAGCCACGCATATTGAATCCTACAGCCTTTCGAGCAGGCATCGCAATCTTCTTTGCATGTATAACCTTTTTGTCGTTGTTAGTTGCTTTTGGTGTAACAACAATCTCTGTGTGATTCACATTAAAGCGCTGTTTCATTTCGGTTCTTGTAAATGTAGTACGTTTACGGTAAACTTTTACTTTAACATACTTCTGCTTTTCAGCATCCCACACACGCTTTACTCTATATGGACACGAGGTTTTAGCTCGACGTTCTTTTCTTTCTTTTTCACCTTCGAAGAACAAAGTCTTCTTTAAGGTGGATAAATTCTCTTTTGCCATTTTGATAATAGTTTAGAGGGTTTGACATATTTTTGGGAAAATACATTTGTTGGGTCACACGGATTCGAACCATGACTAAGGGAACCAAAATCCCTTGTGCCGCCATTACACCATAACCCAGAGTTTGCTTATGCAGCAAGCTCAGACTTAAACTCATCTGCAACAGAAGTAATCTCAATACTGGTCTTAGTATTAAACTCCTCCATAGCAGCATCAAAGTTCACAGCCTTAAGCTGCAACTCCTTAATAAGGGAAGCAATCTTAGCAGAGGTAAACACCTCATCCTTACCCATCTTAGAAGCACCACCCTTCTTCGACTTAGTAGCCGGATCAAGAGTAGGAATCATCTTAAGCTGAGCAATAGCCTCCTTCATCTCAGTAGCCATAAAAATATTATAATTATTTGTCTTCTTAAACTTCTCCTTATCAAAGACTGTCTCGCCCATATTCAAATAGAAGAGCATTCCCTTAATAAGCACAAGCTTCTCTGACATCTGCATAATCTCATTATACAGAGCCTTGAGGTCATACTTACGGAAACCGAGCTTGACCTCCTTCGTGGACAACAAGTTGGTTGTTCGGATCTGCATCCAAGCATCCTTCTTTTTCTTATCAATGTCCTTTCGAATGTTAATGATGTTCTTAGAGTTAAACTTTATTGATTTCGTCATACGCGTTTTGATTTAAGTTTATACTATACTTGAGAACATCTGCCTACGTAATCTATGACGGATACAATCCCTCATAAACTAAAAAGTATCCTAGGTAGAGCAGTCCCACGAGACTACTCTACCAGACTCCCTCGAGAGTCGTATAGGATAAGATATTGTTGCTTTCTTTTGTGTTTACTTTTTGTATATAGTATATCTACTAGATAGATATTAATCAGTGACCCCACGAGGTATGATTCAATCTCATCGAGATTATTCTTCTATCACAGTATGTACACCAACTACTCCAAGCTCGCACTCCAGAAATGCTTTTCCAGTTGCATCAGGAAACCGCATTTTCTTGTGAACTTTTCCGTCTATGTTGACGTTAACATTCACAGGATTGTTGACCGGTACAGCAACATGGGCTACGCTTGAGCCTGACTTCCTCTGGGATCCCTCGAGATCCGCTCCACCCTTGTTATTGCATACATGATCGTAACACTCCTGTAAACGTTTTACAACCCAGTTGTACTCTTTTTCACGTTGCGATTTTTCCATCAGTTCGCGTCCAAGCCCTTTTTCAAGAGCTTCTTTGTTACCTCCTGCAGAGAGGTCCACTAAAGCATCCCATACAGCCGAAACGAATGCGTGGAATGTCAAAGGGAATTGGCACTTAACAAGTCGATTCCACCACCAAGTCTTGGTTTCGCCAAGAACTACAATGCCAGAATCACGAACCTGATAAACGATATAGGTTCTGCCCTCCTCGCCTGCAGACATTACTTTATTGCGAATCGTCTCGTTGAGCATCAATCGCTCGATGTTCAACTTAGAGTCCGCCGTGAGGAGTATCTTCTTCATGGTTACTCAGCACCCTTAGTAGCCGATACTTCAACCATAGCGCTCACGTCACCCTTCAGGATATCACGGAAGTCTACAGTCTCGATCTTTGTCTCCTGAAGTTCCTTTGCGAACTTCTGAGCCTTCTTGGTATTATCGTTGATAGCACCAATCAGGTTCTGCTTGATGCTGTTCAGAGCCTTGATGAGAGCCTCAACTGCGTTGAGCTCAGACTTGTTAGCATCGTTGATCACATTAGCTACTGCCACCGGGTTGAGGAAGAAATTCTCACCCTCACCCTTAAGGGCGTCAGCGATTGCTTCTGGAGTACCCTTCACCAAGTTGAATATATCCTTGTTGAGAGGGAAGAACTGATCAAACGTTCCGTCGGGACGGAGGTTGATTGCGATACCCATCTCACCAGTGACAGGGCGCTGATAATACTGAGCGCCGAAGATATCGACGTCCTTCAGCATATACTTGTTGATCTTGCGGTTGGGGATCAACATCGTAGAAAGACCATTGCGGACCTTCTCGTTGTCTGCGTCCCAACCCTGATCGCCACCCTGCCAGGTGTTACGAGATTCTACTTTGTGGTAAGCCTGGCCTACAAGCGAACCAACCATACTACCGATGCCGCGACTTGTAGGAATTGCAGCCTGGATATTAATGTCAATGTTTTTTGTTTCCATTTTTTTCTTATCCTTTTTGATATCGTTATTGATTAACTAACGATAAGAATTAATATTTCCTCCACTTATGGCGGGAGGGTAACCTTTGAGTTTGAAAAAGTGGCGTTCTGGCTCAAAGGCTCTGTGAACGTTTATCTTTAGATCTTTTAATGTTAATATCTTTATGCGTGCTCATGAGAGCAATCTTTTTTCATCCAATAGGATCTTCTAGCTAGACAAATTACGTAGCACGAACACTATTTCATCTGTCGGGGACTCAACGGTAGAGTCAGCCATGCCCATCATTAGAAGATTGTTGTATTTTCAGTAAAAGTACAAAAATTGATATATTGTAACCAAACATAAGACCTATTGATATTATGTTAATAAATAATCTTCATGCACTGAATGTTTTCAACACTATTCGTTGGCAGCATTTCACAAGGACTACTGTTCGTAGAATATGCTTACTAAACCCAGCGGCACTTAACCAACAAAAATTGTGTAATTCTTCCTAGCGTATTTTCCCATTTTGCTTGGAATCCTTACTGTGCTGTTGTGACTCGGTCTTGCGATACCAAGTTAGGTACAGCTACCCCTGTTCTATGCTTTTGTCCGGTCAGAACAATCAATACCCGGCTTCATTGTTGCAGACTAAATATCTTCACGAGATAAAGTGTCTGTACGTCAAGAGGAACGTATTTTCCCTGCTTAAATAGCTCCATAACTATCCTTTTACGTGAGGGATACGTTTCATTATCGGACGACCATATGACGTGTCTGTGCGTCAGTCTTACGGCTTTTTGTTGTGCATTCAGCTTTGCTGCTGTCTTCTGTTTATAGTGCGCGAATACTGGAGGAATTCCACCTCATACGCTATAAGATTTATCACCCACTTAATGTTCCGCTTCATCGATTTCCCGTAGTACTAACTCCACTACAGAGGTTTCATACGAGTCACTTTACCCCTCCGAGACAGGGAGGTGATTTCACTTCGCGATAAGCTGCCTTGCATCGTTTGCGTATATTGACTTTATACTTTCCACCCGCATAGATTTGCTGTCTATGCTTCGCTTCGTTACGTATTCTGTCGATTTGCTTCTCAGGAACGGTTGGCACTCGATTTCTTGGCGTGAAAGCACTCACAAACATTACAAACGGAGTCTTTCGTTGATATACAACATTATTTTCTCCCAGCCAAGGGACATCTATTTATAAGTTTAACAATATTTAATGTAACGATATTTTCATAAGCCTTATCTTAGAATCAAGTTATGCCGCACATGAGTTTACTACTCTCACTGATATAGTATAACAGGTTCAGGTCTTATTATCTTTTGCATTACACGAGCGATCTCCTTCTGTACTGGATGTACAGTTCTCGAATCGACCCTTTCTCTCTTAAATAAAACTTGTTTTTGACTGTCAGGTTGTCATCCTTCGACTCCAGTATTTCCTCTGGTACATCTCCAATCTATATTACTTAACTATCGCTTACCATAGTTTTTCATAACTTTTGAATAGTCTTTCTCCCCGGACTTCACTCGGGTTGTGCGTATATTTCAAGCCTTTAGGCCCTACTTCACTTTATGTGGTGCATCCACATGTAGTCATTTTACTTTTAGCACGAATCAATTCCACGTGTCTTATACCGCTTGAACGACCAAAGCCTGGCGGTCATCTTCAACACAATCAGCCGTTTTACTCTCCTTTCCCCTACCTATCTTCACATATTCACCTCTTCGGATATGTATGTTACCCAGAATAGAAGATGTCAGAATCGAACTGACGAGACTTACATAGGCGTCATATTTACCATACAACCTGTGAGTATTATCCTCACAGTATACTTTGTTCAGATATTTTTCATCCCTTCATACACGTTGTGGAGACGTGGAACACTGGACTACAGCTTAATTTGTGATACATCCGTATACTTCTTTGGATAAGTATACGCTGCAACTCGTGTAACGTGATTCTAGGTCTATGTAATCTCTCGAAGCCTAGATCTATCGATACGGTTCGTTTATGAGCTACTTTGAGATTTCTCTCATTTCGGTTTCCTCATTTGCGTCTTCTCTTGACTATACATCTCCAGTCGGTTCTCATGTATACCAGAATAGGGTTGATACAACGCTTTCCCTAATATCCACAGAGTTTTCAGACTCTGCGATCTTCCATCCTACCTTTTGAGTAATCTCACCCTTTGAGAGGGCTAACATATTCTCGGATCAAGTAAAAGTTTTCGTACACGGCTAATGAGACCGTTGCCTTAGCTGTACTGACGTGTTGCCAAACTGGCTGGGGGATATAGGCAGTATCCCATATCCCCCTCACCGGAGTGATTATCGCTTATAGACTTCCTCACCGTCGACAGTAAGGATAATGGACGCTTTAGGAGGTCCAATAGTGTCTGCGGGATTCTCCTCTCGACCCGCACCGAAATTATTTACAACAGGCGGATCAGGTAAGATAGCTGGAATGCTATCGCCTAAGCGCTTTTCTGTTGCTCGTGCAAGCTTCGGTACTCGTACGTATTTTGTTTTATACACAATACTATCTACAAAGACAGTATCATGTACTACAGGTTTGTCAAGACATTCTTGACACATAGTATCCTTCTCCAAACTCAATTGGAGATCAAGAGGCAGTCTTCCTTGCTTACTGGGAGCCCAGTTAAGTACAGGAGCTGCATTCGCAGATTTGTAACTATTGTTACTACTCTGTGAAGGATTATAATATGCGTTTAGACCTAACCCAATGCCAGCTACTGCAAAGAGTATAGCGCATATTATCGTTGTTACTTGCTTCATCTTTGATAGAATTAGTGTTTACAACGCTTACTTTTCCTCTGCCGGCTTCTCAACGATTTTGATTTCGCCGATGTTTGCTTCAGAATAATTGTTATTCTTATCAAGCGGGCCACGGAACATGTTCAGGATCACACCACCGCGCTGAGCACAATTGTGAAGCAGAGAGTCTTCATCAACTGTTGCTATGTCAACACCCTTATGATACGTATCCATGATGTTACGTACCAGGCGACGAGCAGACTTGTAGCCATCGCTCTCCTGGTCTTCAGACTTGTAGTTCTCCTTCAAGTTGTCGACAATGTCAAACGACGGATTGTTAACAATGTTGAGGATCTCCTGCTGGTCAGCAATCTTCTTCTCACAGTTGCTGATGACGGTTTCTGCGGCCTTCTTGTGAGTACCATCATTCTTACGCTTCTCGATAGCGCGTTTCTGCTCTGCGATTGTCTGGTTTGCAGCGTTGATCACAGAGTTACAGGTCCAGGCAATGATAGTCTTGACGACATCAGCGATATACTGGTCATCATGAGCCACCTTTCCGGACTTGTTGGTTGCTGCTCGACGATGGAGGCAAAAGGCAGAAATAGGACTTCCTGTCTGAGCAGTCTGTCCAGAATAAATCTTACCGATGCCACTGAAGATGAATGGCGAGTCACCTACAACTTTCGTGATGTTCTTTAAGACATCGATGCGCGAAGTACCGTTGATCTTCTCGAGTTCAGCCTTCTTCTCATCCTCATTCTCAATCTTGTTAGCCTGAATCTTCAGGTAAGACTGATAGAAGTTGATAGTATGCTGAATGCGTGCATCCGGCGTGTCGGTTACCTTAGTCAGAAGAGCAACAAGTGCATCGTGGAGCTGCTTCTCATTCTCGATCTTTGTAGGATCGGTCGTGGTTACAGCCTTCTCAGCGGCCTTCAACTCTTCTTTCTTCTTGTCGACAGCTTCCTTAGAAACGTCCTTAGCTTCTATAGTAAGCATGCGGGTCTCACTCGGCTTCTTATCAACCCCCTGAGCGCGGAGCTCTTCTTCTGTGGGCTGAGGCAGAGCCTTGAAGTCGGAAATTGCGATACCCATGCGCGCCAGAACAACTTTCGTAGTAAGATACTTTTCTTCGTCGTTAGCGATGATGTATGACACAATACTATGTCCTTGTGCGATATCGGTTACGATAACGTCAGCCATATATGCGTCGCGGATGGCAGCAGCGTTCTCCTTTACATCTTTGCTTACCGCGTTACCATGCACCCACTCATCGTTGATGAGTCGAGCCATAGTAGCTTTGCTATCAAGGGACAAGCGATCAACCTTCTTTGTGGTATCGGCAGCCACCTTGACTTCTTCTGCAGCCTGACCAGCTGCTTTCTTTTCAGCAGCAATCTCAGCTGCTGTCTTTTGTTTCTTTGTCATTTTTGATAAATGCTTTTAAATTAATAACTTGTTTTACTTTTTCTCACCTGTTTTTATGATTGTTCACGATGTATTATGAAACAATGTAGGTGGATTTGGTAGAACGTGGATGATTGGTTGGTCACGGCTTGAGCGCGTGACATTGACAGTAGTGAATCCTTCTGCAGTAGTTACAGGTATTACCTGACTCACAGGCTTTGAAGTCTCATTCTTGGGTGCGTCAATCGAATCCCCAACAAGCATGTATAATGTTGTTGGGTAATTCGGTATAGCAACCTGTGTGGGTACTACCTGTGTGCATTTAGACTCACTCTGTTTTGATGTCGATTTAATCAACATCGTTGTTCCAGCATACCCTAAGGTAAATGTTGTGAACAATGTCCAAAAGAGCTTATTGCTCTCGTTGTATCGTGCGATAGCAGCGATAACAAGTACTCCAAGGACATACAGAGCTAATGTCATCATGTTGTTTTAATTTTTAAATGTTTTTGAATTCTCTTTCGCGTTCTAGACAACGTGGACTTAATAGTCCCGGTTGGCATTCTTAACGCATTGCTAATTTGTTCCACTGTCATATTGTTTACGTAAAACAACCTCAATACCTTACGACTGGATTCAGGAAGCTTATCAAACTCACTTAGTAGATGTTCATACGTCATACGATTGACTAGGTCGTCTTCTGTAGAACCTTTTGGTTCTTCTGATGGCAGTCTTCCAACAGAATCCCCAAAAGACACATGTGAATTCTTTACTTCACGCAAATAATCGATAGCAGTTCTATTAGCTATAATTCGAAGCCATCCTCCGAAGGAGTCATAGGCTTTGAATGTCGAGAGTTTATTATACACTTTAAGAAATACGATGTTTGTTAGGTCTTTGGCCTCATCCATATCTTTAATATACTGAAATAGTATATTATCCACAAATGTTTTATATTTATGGAAAAGTGTATTAAAAGCAGACATATCGCCTGCTTGGGCTCTTTTGATAAGAGTAACTTCTTCCGAAGTGATTCTAGGATTCTTACTCATATCAAACAAAGTTAACCGGTTATTAAGGTGTCACTCCTGGAACAGACGGTGCTGTATAGTGGGCTGTTGTCATCAAAGACCACCTCTAAGGGACAGCCCTAGAACGGCAAATCCTCGTTTACTACGAGACGATGCTCATTCCATGTGTTGTTACAAAGATAATAATGAATTTTTGCACCGATTCGGAATGGCAAGTCTATCTTGTCTAGCTTAGTAGTAGCGATTCGTAATCTAACACCTAATGTCTGATACGATTCTACTCCTATACAAAGAGTTATCTTTTGATTAACCCATTGTAGCCAGCTTTGAAGCTCTTTATTTCGCCATACTTCTTCAATTATATCATAATTATCTTCGTCATCAGTAATTGGAGCGATTAACCGTGTAGTGTTCGCTACGCCAATTGAGCCTTGATTGTATGCGATACGCAACTGGTCATAGATCTCACTTGGTTTTGAATCGTCCGTTAAACAGATCAAGCATGCCTCTTGTAGAGGCTCTAAATAATTGGAAAATACACTAATCATAATCTTCCTAAAGACTGCTTGGCACATTTAAGTAAATAGTCAGCAAATTTGTCTACTTCATTCATTTGTTTGTTGTAGGCATTTTCGTCTTCTATTAACAAATTAGCGTCAGGCAGACGCTCACTTAAGTAATACGATATTATATCAACTTTACAGCCGACATCATCATATCCTTTTGAGAGTAATATTTCACATGTGTTTTTAATATATGCAAAATACTTTGTGAACCACTTAACTGTTTCAGATATTTTATACCAATAATTGGCTTCTTCATCAGTTAAATCATCCCAATTGATACTCTTATCAAAATCAAAATTACGATAATATTTAGCAATACCAAGAGTTATACGTGTTGCATGATATCTCTCATCTTTTGCTACATATATCTTAATAAAGTTTCTATAAGCGTGTTCAACCCAGCGTGTTTTGGCATTACACCATTTTAACGCGAAATTTACTGTTTCAGGACATCTATCCCGCAACATTTCCTTGTAACCCGTTTTCATCTATTTGTAGTTTTGGAAGTAGATCACAAGCAAATACGTTTCCAAAATACCACCCATGCTTCATATTTATTCTGCAAAGCTGTATTTCTTTTCCATATTTTTCAATCATTGCGTTAAATGCTCGTATTTGATCAGATTCTAAATAAGCATCAGAGTGTCTAGTATATAATGCTACACTCGATATCGCTTCTGTATCAACGAGCAATATTGACTCTAGTATTTCTACCGGAAGTCTTTCTTTTCCTACTTCTGTTTTCGGATTTACTATATCCAATTGTCTTACTTTTAATAACATATTGATTACGTTTAATATTAAGTGGACGTTGAGGGACTTGAACCCCCGACCACTTGGGTATAAGCCGAGCGCTCTAACCTACTGAGCTAAACGTCCTTTTGTGCGCAGTGAAGAATCGAACTTCACAAAATACCATATACGCAAAAAGCTCCCTTGCGAGGAGCTTCTTGTTAAATGTCTAAATCGACATCTCTTATAACTTTATTGACATATGTGGCTGAATTATTGTCTTTAAAGTTTATTTCTTTTATTGTAGTACCGTTTTCATATATTTCTAATATACCACCTTGTGATGCCTGATACATAGAAGAACCATTATTATCTGTTGGTTTTGATAAACTTGGTAAGCCTATACAAAATCCGCATTCAGATAATGGTTGATTTGATTGTCTAGTATACAAACGATAATCATAAGGTGTATTATTTAGAGAGTTGAGGTCATCTACAAGTGGAGTAACTTCATTACCTGTTGGTGTTTTTATAGCATAGTTATGATTACATATACTTGTGTTATCGTTCCACAATCTATGACTATGCCCACTAAACCAAACAACATTTTTGTATTCGTTGTTTAATTTATCGATAAACCAGAATGTTAATCCACATAGTGTATTGCTACCAGCATAGAACTTATTTTTAATACTGTTTGATGCTGTATATGGCCATACTCTAAGATGAGAATAGATACCATCGCTGTCACCAGCTTTATGTGGTAAGAAATGATGAGAAAATACAAATATTCGTTTATCTTTATTATTCTCAATAATATCTTTTAACCACATCAATACTTCTGGATTATAGAACTGATAATCAAAATTTGTTTCTTTGCTTCGATTATATCCTGTGTTACTTACATAAGATGTCATTTGTTTAACATACTCATCGTTATAGTCGAGTTTATTAAATCCTCTGCATACATCATCCCATGGAGTACCAGTAGAATTTCCATAATCGATACTCATAAATACAAAGATACAATCATTTTTCTCAAACCAGTAATTGAGTTTGCTCTTAATGGTTCTTTTTCCTGTTTTTTTAGGATCATTCCATTTAGCTCCATACTCAAAGAAATGTATAGTGCTTTCTGGTTCATGAAATACAGATACATTATTTTGCCATAACATCTCTGTAGAAGCATATCCGGTTGGTGTAGAAGTTCTTTGATGATATATTCTTAGATAATCATGATTTCCCATTGGTGTAAATAAGGGTAATTTACCTCCAGATGGTGCCCATGCATGTGCATTGTAGTATTCTCTAAACGCTTCGTAATCTTTATCGTTATACTGAGTAAAATCACCACAAGAACATATACATTCTACGTTTTCTTTGCGGAAGTATTCAAGAGCATTCTGTAAATCAGTCTTATATTCAGAGTTTTTGGAATCTTCTACATCAAAGTGAATATCAGAAATAAGACCAATTTTATATAATAATTTACCTTTATTTTTTGGTTTTACTTCAGGTGAAGATTCTATTGTTACAGGACACCACAATTGACCAATATTGTTTGTCATAGCTAAATCAGGTCTTCCTTCATCTCCTATTGAAAATATGAAGTGTGTAGTATCTTCATGAACAATTGCATTGTATATATGTTCATTACTACCTTGCTAATCATTTATGCGACTATAACCTGATTTCTCACGTCTTTCATGTATACAAGACCAACATGGTTTATCAAACTATGCGTGTAATGTAACTGTTTCTCCTGCTTTTGCCTTTATCTCAGGACCTATTAATTTTATTTCTTCTTTGTTCATATCAATTCGATAATAAATCAGTTTGGTTTTCTGCCAATATAATGTAATTTGTACCACTCTTATCTGGATCAAGACTTGCATATGGATTTTTCCAATACAGGTTCAAATGATATGTATAACCTCTCAAAAGTTTTATATTTTGTGTAGGAGCTGCTGCATACATATTCTGAGATCCGCTTACTTTATTTCTTGATCTTGAATATTCTCTTGTATAAAGGAATATCGGATAACCGTAAACGTTTGTAGGAGAAATCGAATTCATTAAATACCAAGTACCATCAGTAAAATCAGTAGTAGGCATATATATACCAGTAATTGTCGTTATTTCTGGCGAAGTATAAGATTCACCAACTGGTATAATTATATTATTTTTGTGATAATCACCATCTTGATCAGGTATACCTATATTAGTATCAACTATATCTGCGTATGCTTGCGTTGAGTTTGTCCAATCGTTTTGATTTCTTGATAGATTCAAAGTTATTGCTCCCGAAAGTCTTGCTTCAGAACCAGTATTATTTGTTATGATAAACTTAATTCCATTGCCTCCTGTATATTCAGCTGTACTATATACTGTAGTTTCAGGTGCATAATCATCTCCAGATGGCGTAGGAGTTGGATCAGGATCTGGATCTGGGTCTGGATCTGGTGTTGGATCAGGACTTGGAGTTGGTTCTGGATCATCAGGATCAATAGGATCAGGTGTATCAGGAATAAATGAATCTAAGTTTCCTATTTGTATAGTTAGTCCTTCTTCTGGGATTTCCTTAATGTCAATACCATCAGCATGTATGATGGATACTTGACTATTGGTTATCTTTAGAATACTTGGCTAATCGATAACGTCATCGTTATTTGTAAAATCGTATTTGTTTAACATGTTAATTCAAATTTGGTTGTATTGGAGTGAGTGTGGGAGTCGAACCCACGTCTTCAGACAGCATCTGAACTCTTACCAGTTGAGTTAACTCACTCTTTGGGGTTATCGGAACACCCTCAAACGTTCGCGTTTAGGTAGTACGCACCGACTTCACGCTGCCTCCTTGAGGCCCGTGTAGTCAACGATATTATAATCGCCGTTTAGATTTATATCAAAGCGCTTAATGTCTTACTTTCCACTGCTGTCAAATCCAGTCAGGCCCGTATAAAAATATTAGGATCGTGTTCTTCACTCAAAGGTACCTTACCATATTTAAGGCTTACCGAGATTACTCTCTAACCATTTCGCATTTACGGTGTTACTTGCTATTTAACCTTGTTTTGTATTGTAGAGCTATTAAACCTCTATTATTTACACAATTATCCGTCTTCTCTTTGACCTGTAAATCCTAATATGTAGTGGACCTGGAGGGACTCGAACCCCTCGTCCAACAGCTTATTCTAGGACACGCTAAGATTCTTGTTGCAGAACGTCATGATGATCGGTCAAAACGTTCGATTTAAGGCCATTTTCAGGCTTTCTAAGGCGTTTTCTAGACTCTTGTGGGTAGCTGGTCCGCAAGCATCTTAAAAACAACTCAAAAGGCTTTAAATAAACCTTAACAAAGGTTGAATACGTTGGTCTATCACTGGCTCAAGGCTCTCAATAGGACGTATTCTGCATTCTTGAAATCATTGCAGTGCAATAGCAGGCTCAAGGCTCGCTACAATTCGTGATTTTTGATCTAATGCCCACATATTATTACACCGTGTGGACGGTGGTATCATCCCATAATACTGGCTCAAGGCTCGGATTATGTGTAGTTTATTCTACTGTTGTAAGATTGCGAGTGTCTTTTTTTATCGCACTGTAGATTTGTAAATATTTTTAAGCTTTACTCCTACTTGGCGAGGTTTCAAAAAATACTGTAGTCTGCTTTCTTTTTGGTGTAGAGCATTGGCTCAAGGCTCGAACTCTACGGATGAGTGCTCACTTAGCTATCGCTAGCTATAGTTGCTTACCAGCGACGATCTGTCGATGCACCAGTGCCCGATACAACACGGACATTGTACATCCAATCGTCTCGCCAGTATTCTCCAGCAGCCTTCTTGATAACGAGCATGTCATCGTTATACTGCTTCTCGATCTTCTCCTGGCGTTCGCGGAGATTCTTCTGCAGCTTCTCCAAGCCATCATCAAACTCGTTGTAGTCTATGATGGCGGGAACATCGTCGCCCACCTTGAACTTGGTCTCCTTGCGGGTAACCTTGCCGTTCTTGTCGGACTCAGGAACAAGAAGAACCAGCGTATCCTTCTCCACCTTCTCGAGCTGCAGCACGTCATCTGCCGTCTTCTCTGCATACTCGTGGAGCACCTGGTCGGTCAGTGTGAATCCGGTGATGAATCTCATCAATCGGCCCTGCTGGCGGGTGTTGTACAGTGCAAGATCATCCATGGCGCGCATCTTCTTCAGCTCGATCAGACCTGAATCGTGCTTGAAACCGATGTACGAAATACGGCGGTTTGTCTCGCGGATAATCTTCTCGTCATTCTCCTTCTTGTTGTCTTCCTCCATCTTCTTGCGAAGTTCGGGGGTAAGAATGTTACCAGCCTTACGCTGTTCAACGATGTTGTCCGGTGTCAATATTACCGGCTCCTGGGTTTTGTTGTCTTTTGCCATTTTTGATAAATGTTTAATTGTTAATAACTTAAAGTTTATGCATACTCACGCCGATAATCAGCGTTTGTGTACTTTTTTCTTACATAAGGAACAGCATTTTTATGCTGCTCCTTGGCGTATTGTGGTTTTTCACGCCTTTTGTTACCGTTATGATACGAACACATGGTTGTAATACATATAGGTGTTGTGAATAACCTCCAGAATGCTCTTTTTTATGCCGTATTCGTTAAGAAATGGGGCGTATTTAGATGATACGGTCTTTGTAGCAAGTATTTCTACTGCTGTAATAAGACCCTCATCTGCGGGCTTTCCTGTTGCACGTTTATATTTCTCATCTGATAAGTCAGATGACAAATGGATAGAAAACGTACCGGTATTGCCTAGGCATTCCTTATACTTAGTTCCTATAAAAACGATTGCGTTATAAATAGGATCGAGGTCTTTGTTGTTGAGGATATTAGAACCTTCAATGTGTATTGTGTTACCAATACACTTGGCAAGACCATCTGCGTCAAATTGCTTTGCAGTTACCAATTCTGGTATCGTAGCATTACACTGTGCCATCATTGCTACCATTTCAGCAACAACTTCATCTGGCACTTCTTTCCCTTGCCATACAATGACAAGAGCGCGTGGTTCGTTATTGTTTGACATAGCTCTTCTCTGTTTTTACCTGCACCTTAACCGGCTTACCGTCAATCGTGTCGGCGTAGTAGTTATAGCTTGTCTCGAACACACCGTCTTTTTTGGTAACGTCCGATCCTCCGCTATCGGTTGCAGGCTTGTCTGTTTTAGAATCTGCTGAAACTGGATCTGGTGACATATTAGAATATACAGATTTGTTCTTTAAGTATTCTTGAACAATCTGTTTCTTGTCGGTGATCCCCGATTTGTTGATACATACGTCTGCTACTCGTTTTAGTGTTGCTGTCGATAGCATAGAGAATACGCTATCAATAGACTCACCATCTTCTATCGTTTCGCGATAGTGAGCAACATCTCCAACGTTTTCAAACGTCGGATTAGTCAGCTCATAGTAGACTGTACGAGCAGATTGGTCTGCAATCTCTTCAATTTCAGCCTGTGTCCAGGCTTTTGGCATTTTCTCACCACAAGACGAGAAGCCAAGTGCAAGCATAAACATGCTGCACAGAAAGAAAATTAGTTTCTTCTTCATTTTTTGATAAAATTTAGAATTGTTAAAACTTATAAGTTTTTTGATCCAGTCTTTAAGGAAGACTTGGAAAAGACCTGTAATTGTAGTCCCAAGCAGAGTCGAACTGCTCTTTAGAGAATGAAAATCTCTCGTCCTAACCGATAGACGATGGGACCATATGGATAGTTACACGGGGAATTGCTTTTTTCAGAGTTCTTTATAAGGATAATAAGCCACCCTACATTACCTCTGTAATGATTATAACTATCCAATGGGGTGAGAGTGTTTTTCGCCGTCTATGACCGGTGAAGCATTTTAACCTTGAATTCCCGGCGTAAGGCACACTCTCTAAGCCTTTATTGTAAAACGTCCTACTTAGTTGAGTTAGATATCATACCTCAACGTACCACCCTCCTGCTAATACTACTGCATCGTAGACCCTCAGACGTATTTGTTTAGTAAACCTAGAAATTATTTCAATATTCTAAGCTTGTGTGGATAACATGATAAATCTGATTTTCTCATACATTTTTTACACATTTCTCCACGAATATCCATGCACAATCTATAATGATTTATCATTCTACACTGTGCACATCGATGCTCCCTAAGATCCATACAACATTTTTTCATTTGTACTAAGAATCTATGTTCTCCTCCAAAAATATCAATTGATACAAATGTTATAAGTCTCCCAGCAGTCCATGTTCTCTCTTTTAGTTTTAATTTCTTCTTTTTAGAGAGACGCTTTAACCTTTTACTTCGCCGTTTAGTTAACGGGTAGAAATTATTTAATGTTATCATCATCAAATATTATTTGCTGTGAAAAGTATACCCTGTCTCACGACAGAGTATACGCGTAATGAACACTTTCATCAAATAACTTAAATAAAAATAAAGTACTATGAAAATAACTCTTGACACATTATTAATTTATTAATTAAAGAAATGTCATACGCTTCACAGCGTTGTGTGGGAGGAGGGACTCCAACCCTCACCTACAGATGCAGAATCTGTCGCTCTGATGGTTATTAAGCTACTCCCACTGTACTCAGTTTGACCCACTGAGTCTAAGCTTTCGTTTCAGTGTCGCACATTTTGTGCTAAGTTTCTGCTTAGTTGGACAGGTGTACATATGTCCGTGCAATTGAAATACCTGCAACACCGGCTTGTGCAAGCTCTACCGGCCTTCATTTACAGTTGCACCCTCTCCTCATTGATTGTTGATCCTGTGAACTAATTACTCTCACAGTTTACACTACACTCTCTTAAATTAGTTAGAGAGTTCAACAACTGGCAGGCCTTGAGGTTTCCTGCAATCTGGTGAGTTCTATGCAATATTGTAATGAACTCCCGTGTTTCACAACAGAGGAGTTCGAAAATAAACCAGAACAACTTATACTCTCACGAGTATAATATCGTTCAATGGGCATTCTAATAGAGGATGCCCATTACGTGAATCTACTACATTCGGACACATGATAATGTTGTTAAGTGCACACCCATAACAACCGTTTGTACGTTTTCTTGCTCTGTAGACAGTATTGTTTATTGTGCATAGCTGTCCTGGTTTAGGCGTTTTCATACGCCTTGAGCATTGTCTCCCAACGGATTGCTATTTCGTGTCCTGAATACTGTTTCCATATGATACAGTTTCTGAGCACAAATTTCGTTCCGTTTGGAGCTACCAAAACGACAATGTCTTGTTTCCCACATGCACGTTCCCACGTTTTTGTGGCACTACGTCTGAATGCATATGGACGTTTCTCTGCCAAGAATTTGGCGTCATTGTTAGAGATTGCAAGACGGACAGAGTTCATCTTACTATATTCGCCGTGTTTGATGTAGAATGATCCAATCGTGTTTTCGGGAATATGATGCGCGTAAATGCCCGCATCTTCTACATCATCTATTACACATACAGCACCAACAGGTGTTCCTGATGTTAGACACCTGCGTACAAAATCTCCTGGTTTTACTTTTTGTTTTGACATTTTTGATAAATTTTAAAACGTTTTAAACTTGTGCAGACATTATATCCCACTGACACTTGGGTTTGTACAGTTTCTTAGAACCAAGATTAGAATGATGATTGCCACACCAATCCAAAATCCTGGTTCTAAGTTGTTTCTTATTCCTCTGGCTTCCATACTTCTAATATTAGTATGGTTAAGCAAGCGAATATTACAGAGTACAATATAGCTTCTATCATTTCGTGATCAGAAAATTACATTGTTCTTCACCTCCGAGGTTTTTAATAACTCTAGAGATATCAGCTTGAGCTATCTTTGCTGCGTTCTCAGATGGCAGCTTTGCTAGCAACAGAGTGGCAGTTCCGCTTTTGACAAATAATCGTCTAGCATCGTTGCCATTAGCATCTATACGCTTCTTCTTGGGAAGAGGTGGATGTTGCTGATTCACTTGTCGTACACCTGTAGCCATGCTTCTAACAATTGTTTTAATAACTGACTACTAATATGTCCACACGGCGCCACAAATTTATGTTCAGAATCTTTCCCCATGATAATCGCACCAGCTGTACCCATACGAGTTTCTGTTTCATCCCATTCGTTCAACAGTTTGTGTACAAATTTTTTGTTCTTTTCTGAAACTTCAGACTTTTCTGAACAGTGCTTATTGGATGGTAACTCTCCGACAAACAGCATAAATTCTGTATGCAGTTTATTTAACAGTCCAAAACTGGTAACATTTGCTTCGGTTAAGTCCTGTATCAATTCGGATTTTTTATCAACACTGTTCCAATATGCTCGCACGTGATGATCTTTACACCACGCTAGAATTTTAGCTTGATTTTCTTTGGATAAAAACCTCTCTTCCCAGTCCTTGCCAACAGAAACCGAAGACGTAAATCTAAGGGAATTATTGCAGGCTTTAATTGTTATATTCATATTATCCTATTTTTTGGTTAAGTTCATCAATTTGCTCAAGAATCACCTTTTGGATATTATTGTGACGCTCCGATTCCTTTTTGGAATCATTAAGCTTAGAGTTTACTCGTCTGAGTTCTACAATAGCCCACACGAGGAGTACCATACAGATTATGAATTCTATTCTTTCCATTTTGATAATGTTTTTAATTGTTATTCATTTGCAGAAGACCTGTCGCTTCTGCTCGACCCACGAAACGCTTCGTAGAAGAAAATACACACTGTTATTACCAGTATGAATGTTACAAATGCTCCTGCCATATGTAATTTACTTTTTGTTGTTTTTACAGTTTGATTATAGTATCAAAGAATATACGAGCACAGTAGCGCTGGCTGATAACGGTGGCGTAGAAGAGAGCGAAGGAATAGGAACTAGCCCAGCGCCAATACCAAGCGATGGCGGAGCTATACTCATCTCTAGTCCAGTACCCGCCATTGTCTTCACGGAGTTCTTCACACCGTTCTACTGCAAGAGCTGCTTGAGCATGAGATGGAAGATAACCTCCACACGAAGATGCTTCTCTTACGGCACTATACCAATTAGTATTTTGTACTTTCCGTAGGAAAAACATATGTAAAGTAAGACCGTTCTGGTCGTAACATCTAGCGATAGAGTGTTTGGTATGTTCTTTTGTCCAATCTTCACCGTCCCAATACATACCAACATAATTAGGAATAGGCTTAAAGCTTCTTCCTACACGAGCATAGAGTTTTTGTTCCATAATCATGCAACTTTTCGTTCATTTTCATCTACTTCTTACTTTATCGTATACTTATACGAACGTTCTGCAAGATCTGTCATGAGATCGCGTGGTACAGTATATTCCGGATGTCTACGTAATACACCAATTCTTCCAGAGAAATCGATTTCTGAAACGATTTTCTTAAGAGCGTCACCGTTTTTGTTTGTTACAGTAAGAACGATATTTCCATCACTAGCTTTGAATGTGACGTGTGGCACATCACCTAAAGCATTTTCAACTTGTTTGATGATTTTCTCATCTTTTGTTACTAGCTTTTTACTCATTTTGATAATGTTTTTGGTATTGTTTACACTTTACGTTGTTTACGCCTCATTTACATTAAAATTGGTAATCTACAAAAATGTTCATTATCTGGAGTATTGAATGTTTGTGTCCATTGACGGTCAATTACTTGAAATGTCTTTGGTAATTCAATATTCAATGCTTCAAATATTGGGCGTTGTTCTTTAAAAAGATACAATCGGTTGGATGCAGTATGATTTCTAAAGAATACTGTTTCTAAATTTACTGTCTCAATAAATCCTTTCCAATCTTCCCAATTTTTTGGAGCAACATTAATCCCATCTATGTGAACATATCCTCCTTTAATTCCAATACCTTGTATTTCATCAGTAAGTCTTGTTAGAGAACGTAGATATTTACCAGATGTGTAAATGTACAGATTTTCAAGATTTGCAGCTTGAGATTCTATTCGAATAATGAGATTCGCCAATAATTTTGGATGAATCATCATTGGATCGCCTCCAGTCAAACATATAGTTTGAACTGAATTCAATAATTCTACTGTTACAACAGGGATTTTCTCGATGTCATACAGCCTGTTACAACATAATGGACATTCATGTCCACATGGTGTTGTAATGTACAAATGTAATACTTGTTCCATATATAATAATTTGAAATTGATTTTCAAACAAAAGGCGCACTTAGAGTGTGCGCCATATTGTTGTGAGGTTTTCAAAGTTGGTTACTGCCGTTGTACCAGCCGAGCAGTTACAGCACAATCCATACCAGAAGGGTTGTCGTCCCTTGTATACTGGCCCTACTAACCATAGTTTTGACATACTATTTTTATCACTAACAGGGGAATATTGTACTTCTAATCCCGACACTTATGTGTTTCGTCTTAATTTTCAAAGACTCTTCAGGGGATTTTTTTAAAATACTACTATAATTTATAACTGTGCTATTCTCACGAACCGCACAGTTACATGATGAAAAGTTTTAATCTTTATGGATATGTTTATAATCTCTCTATTCTTTGACACCTTGCCAGCATTGCTGCCTGCATTGGTGTGACCGCTAACTTGATGTACCCACAACGTGCATACACCGTTCGTTCTGTTCTCCCTGTTGTTCCTGCCTGACGGTCATGAGATATCATGATGTGGCTACCGTCTGAGGATGCTACACTGTTTGGATTAAATCTTCTTCTCATATTTAGTACTTTTGCATAAATTTATCCAATGCTCCTATTTTATCGTTTAGATTTTTATACTCTGTTAGATAGGTCATTCTTGCTCTATCACCTCTAACATTCTCAAATATTTCGTTACAACCATACTTGTATATTATTATCATAAGTATAAGTCGGTTTAACGAATATCTGTCTTTAAGCCAAAGGCGATAATGTTGAGTGACGTTTTGTGCTTGTTCGTACGTTATATTGACTAGAAGATGCTCTTGTATTTTCTTTGGTGAGCACATTACAGAATAATGTTGTATAATGTATCTTCCTAACGCAGGTGCAATCTTTTGAAATTTACTGTAATCCATATGTTGATGTTGAATTGATTTCAAGAGAAAGAACCACCTTACTGTAGCCAAATCCGAATATATTATCGGATACGAAGGGCGAGCCTGTGCAGAGTTTTTACTCTGAAGATGGTTCAAGTTATGTTGTTTTGATTGATTCAAACAAAAGCGGGAGAGTTGCTGAGTACAGACCAGCATCGCTCTCCCATTTGCATTTAGCTTGCTCCTAATGACTAACCAAGTTCATTTTATCGTCATGCAAGCGAGACTAGCACACACGGGCATCAACATATCTACACCGGTCTTTCAGTGTTGACCAAGATGTATTTAGCCCACAATACACTTTGTGAACATACGCGCATATAGATTTTATAACAAAACCTATATGAACCATTGTCACAAGTGTACAATGGAAACAGCTATCAAAGCTGTCGTTCATGTGTGCAATTTGTGTTAACAACCCTAATGGGTTGCTGTGTTAACTCCAGGGTGTACAACGGTCAAATCATACACCCTATCAACGTTCATGTAAATGTTGAAATGATGTTTGATGCCAATTCAGTACGGACAATTGGCTGCCCATAATGATTTGATGTACATAAAAATTACCTTAGGACACGTCCATAGGTCTAAGTTTAAAGAGTTAAACAGATATTCACCTATTTATCAGTGACAAAATTAGCGGTTTCAGTTTATCTTACCGCAAACTTGCTATTCTTTCCAATTCTATAGCTAGAGAATTTAATCTTACGTATATAGGTACGCAAGACTAATACTGTTTCGTCGTAATTTGCAACGACTCATCAGCCAGCGTCTACACTGGGACAGTATATAAATAAAGTTTGAGCAGTTTAGTGTCATGCTCAGGACGTGAGAGGTTAAATAGCTGAGTGTTCTTATTCAAAAGGAACATCATCTATAACAGGCTTTTCAGCCTGCTTCTTTTTCTGTTCTGCAAGGAAATCATCGAATGCAGAAGTTTGCGTCGATGAATATTCCTTTGTGAACACCGAAAGGATAGCATGCATGAGTTTTAAATCATCATCGTTGATGTATTTCTTCTCCTTAGCTTCATGCTTATGAGAATCTAATACATCATTGATTCTGTTTTTCAACTCATACATCTGTCGCATCTCTCTGTTGTTGATGTCGTGGACATCTGTGCTCGAAAGAGCATACTCACGATTCGATACTATCTTCATATATCTATTGATTAGAATGTTTCGCTATATATTAAACTGCTTATGTTTCAGGAATAAGTGTTAGAGTCAAAAAAAGCGAGCGAGGATTACTCCTCGCTCTGTGCCTCCCAGAAGAAGCGTTTCCGCTCTATCTGTCGGGTTAGCTGACGCTTTAAGAAAGCAATTGCATCGTCACGGCTGTCCGTTTCGAGAGCTTGCGCAAATTGCTGTATAGTGTGTTTTGTGGACTTATTCCAAACACTTTCGTGTTTGTTATCGGTCAGCTCAGCAACACTCACAACGTGACCATACAAAACAAATTCGCCGTTTTTCAGAGCCTCTTCGAGGCTCTTCTTATACGCCTTAATTGTTTCGTCTGTGTCTTTTTCGTGCTTCTCCCAAAATGCTTCAGGAACGTTTAAGTTAGCCGTAAAAACAGCCTTCTCGCCCGTTACTGAAAACATTGTATCGGACTGCGCAAACGTGCAACTAACAACTAAGTTTCGGGCCTGTGCGCCTTCCGCTTTCTTACCAAATCCCTCTGTAGCCTTTAAGGAGGCCAACCTTGAAATTTTCGTACTCATAGTGCAAAAAATCTTTTAACAGTGAAACAATAAGCGAGAACCCCACGGGGTACTCTATACCGATTGCCGATAAGGGGGTATGATTCATTGCTGTTTCTCGTTTCCACACTCGCACAACAAAAAAAAAATAAAAAAAATCCTGAAAAATCTTTCGATTCCTCAGGATTTTATATCATTTAAACAAGTCTACTAACTTATTTTTACTATCAGTATCTTCAAATGGCTCTAAGATGAAATTCCAATCTAAATCTTCCCCTTCTTTTACTGCTGATTTAGATAACTCATATCTATGTATACTCTCTTGTTTCTGCTCTTCAGTATAGTTATCATTGTCTGCAGAGATTAATGAACCGTATACTAGCCATTTTATATCATTCTTCATCTTTTACTTCTTCTACATATTCATCGGAGGCTTCACCGATAGGTGAAACGTACTCATCCATCACAACTGGTGTAGGCTCTTCCATAGGCGATTCCACCGGTCTATCCAGCTGTTCGTCTCCGGTTCCTTCGGTGGTTGGCACGGGGGCACCTTCGGGGAGGTTATCATACTCATTTTTAAGCTGTTCTATTGCTTTATTTATCTCTTCTAACTGTTTTTGCTCGGCTTCGTTTGCAGTATTTTTAGCCTCATCAACACTTGTTTGAAGGAATGACATGCGTTTCATCAAATCCTCTCTAGACATGTTATTATAGAGGTTAAAAAGCCACTTTTGAGCGTTGTTTAAGTAGACCTTATATACCTGATTATCAGGGTTTTCCTGTACTTTTTTAGTCAATTTGTCTACTAACTCTTCGGTTTCCTCAAGGGTAAATGCTCCTTGGTCCCCACGACGAATTAACTCGCCATCTATGTCATAAATATTACTTTCTTTCATTTTTTAAGTACATTATCGTGATTTTCAGTAGGGATATTAATATCATCCCAGTCACAAGGATCTATATCATGCTGTTTACTCATAATCTGTCGGATAAAGTCCATTAATAAGTCGTGTTCTTTGCGCTTTCTCCATTAGCGCTAAGGCTTTCAAGTAGTTTTCGTCGTTTAAGGCTTGTTTCAAAGTGTTTGACATATCGTGTACACTACGTTTCTTGGGGGTCTCCGTTTTCATTGAATGTTATGTGAGAATATATTTGTTCTTTTTTCCATTTATAATAAGCATTAAAAGCTTGTTTTCGTTCATACTTACTACTAAATCTATGAATACACTTTAACATTGCTTCTGCGTCTACACTACCGCAGGCCTTTATACTGCAGATATCATCTATAAAACTCATTGCAGCCTCTTCGTCATATTTGTCCTAGATAGTCTAATATTCTGCCATCGCCTACGCTAAATATTTGTTATCAGGGTCGTATTCTGGCTCGAGATCTAGGATAAAAGCACTGTTTATTGGACAACCGTGTATAAAAAAATATTTACAATTGTCTGTTACAGGGTGACTTTCATACTACAAACTTAGAAAATCTGCATAATATAGTACAGCATTTAACTCTATGTTTGTCATCTGTTCATCCAATTTTTAAGGATTAGTCCTGTAATATAAGCCTTTTGGTACGCAAATTCCTCTTGCTGTTCTAAATCTACATCTTGACCAATTGTCTTGTATAGGTCTAGTATAACATGACAGGCTTCATGGTCCGCAAGATTTATTAAATCTAATAGCTTATCTTCTACTTTTACAGAAGTATCATCTATATACTTTACAAGTATAAAAGGTCTATTATCAGATTTACGTTTTACAGAAACAGTAACCCCTTGGAACTTATATCCGTATTTATCTTCAAGCATACTATTATCGAGCTCTGATCCGTCAGTATATGTAAATATTTCCTGAAGCTCTTCTAATGTAGTATACTTATTTGCAATAGCTAGATATACCTCATATGGAGTTTCGTATATATCTATTCTACTCTTTTTCTCTTTTTTCATAAAATTTAGTTTAAGTTTACTGGGGAAAGAAAGAAAGTACCAAAGAAAGAAAGGGCCAGTATATATTATATAAATTTATATATAGTTAGAACAGTATAAGGCCCCTAATAACCCCCCCTATAGTCCCCCCTTCTTTCCCCTTGGAACAACCACATAACGTAAAAATCAATCAAAAAGTTGCAAAAACTAAAAATTTTTTATTATTTTGCAACCAATTTTGCATATTTGCCCGTTATGTGGGCAAAACGATAAAATTAAAACAACAAAATGGCAAAGACATTACGTGTAATTTCTGATTTTCTTGACATGAATCCTGGTGATACATTTGAATACGATGATAACGCCAAGATGTATGTCGCTGAGCGTAGCGAGGAATTTCACCGTTCTGATGATTCCGATAGTGAACTTCGTTCGATTTATAGTTCTCGTTTCGCTATTTCTGAAGGATATGCCAAAGAGTTGATGCAAGACGGTGTTCTGGAAGATGCAAATAATGATGCAAAAAGCTTCGTTAACGTTTTCGATGAGATTGATAGTCTTACTTCAAGATATGAAAGCGAGCTTAAGAATCTCGATGAGGATATGGCACAATTCCCGGAATGTATGAAGGTCGAACGCACTACTGTACTCAACAACCTTCTGTCTGTACTTGATCACCTCAAAGGACTTAAGAAATAAAAATATGGAAGAAGAGAAGTTAATAGACCAATCGCCGCTTGCAGAGAGTGTAGCAGAGAATATCAAATACGATTTCTTTGATTTCTTTCTCGTAAAGCCGCTGGATCCGGTCAAAGTAACAAAAGAGTTTAGCAAACCGGTCGCAACTGGTACACCCGCAAAAGATGCAAATGGAGTTGAAGCACAAGACTTCGACAATGTTGAGACCGAGGTTAAAGAAGTTAATTCTGATTATCGTAGAGGAATTGTATTGAAACGTCCTCTTTATTACGAAAACAGCGATCTTATTGGTACAAAGTCCGAACTAAAGATTGGAGATGTAGTAATATTCAGAGATCCGGCTGGACTCCGCTTTGATCTACTTAAAGATAGCCGTCTGCTTCGTATGTATGACATACTTGGTAAAGAGTAATGGTTGATCTTGATAAAGTGATTAAAGAAGTTGCTAAACGTTTAAACATAGATAAAGAAATAGTTAACGCTGTATGCAAACATGTATTTACAGAAACAGTTAAGACTATGAAATCCGATGACGACTGCAGAGATATACTATTCAATCAGTTGTTTAAGTTTAAACTAAAGCGCAGATATAAAGAAGACAAAACACAAAAATATAGTTCCAAATGAAAACATTGTATTTGACACAGAGTTCTGAAAACATCGTAGTGGATCCTGAGATTGATTTTGTAGGAAAGCTTCAGACAGAAGATCGTTATGCAATCCGCAGTATCTACTATATTGAAGAGCCTATGCATGTTGTATATCAGTGTGGTGAGGATAAGGAAGAGATTGATGCTAAAAAGGGCGATCTTTTGATTCTGTTCTACGACAATCGATACAACAAGTATGCTATGGATACCATTCGTACAAAGCAGTGGGTGGCAAACATTAAGAATCGTCGCAAGATGGAACAGGCTGAAAAAGAGGCTTGGGCCGCAAAGAATCTTGCAGAAGCAGAGTGTGGAAACACGGTATCTACTTGTAACCCTGCATAAACAGATAATCAGATAAAATATAGAATTATGAAGACTACAAAGAAAACAACCAAGAAAGTAATTAAGAAGCCTGATTTCGTAGTAGATTGGACAGATATTGAGACAAATCTCGATATTCCGTGTGAGGTCATACGAGGCAAAGTACGCGCAGGACTTCCCATTTCGGTAAGCGAGGCAGATGCTCTCGAGTGGAGAGGTTTTTATACCGCTGCAGATACTATAGAACAACTGGTAGATATGTGTGATCAGCATACTACATATATCGAAGACGATAAGCTTGCTGATGATATGATGAAGCTTATTAAGAAGTATCAGACAAAGAAGCAGCCTTGGTATAAGCGATTCTGGCGTTGGATTACTTTCCGTAAGTAAGAAATAAACCCAATGCGCTTCCCATAGTGACGAAAGGAACGTTGAACAGCGATTGGGTACCATACAGTCGGAGGTTAAGCCTTGAAAGTCTATACCGACTATAACAAAGAGGCCCCAATACAGGCTACAGGGTCCTGCGAATCCCTGTGAAGAGTTTGAACATGCATGAAAGATTTGAACGAATCAATCGAACGAAAGAAAAATAAGAGAGAAATAATGTGAGACTTACGTTTAGACCTTGCGAGAGAGCGTTACTCTCGGTAAGTCCTGCTCCATGGTGTAGCGGTAGCACGGGAGGCTCTAACCCTCCAGGTCCGGGTTCGACTCGATGGTGGGGCGACCAATACACACTTTATATACACATTATGACGATTAAATTTAAAAGACTTTCAGAAAATGCAATCGCACCTGTAAAAGCACATAGCACAGATGCTGGATTTGATTTGACTTGTACTGATGTTACAACAGAGATTAACGAGAACGGTCAGGTTGTTATAGTATATCACACAGGTCTGTCACTCGAAATACCAGAAGGATATTTTGGAGCACTTGTTCCAAGATCTTCTATTGCAAAGAAGCCATTATTGCTGACAAATGCATTTGGTGTTATTGACGCTAAACTAAGCATCGAATTTTAACCTATCGATGCAACCAGTTTCATTAGTTGCTACGTTATTTAAACAGAAATGATAAACACATTATTATGTTAATAAAGAAAATCTGTTTAAATTGCGGAAAAGAATTTGAGGTTCCTCATTGGAGGAAAGATACTGCAAAGTACTGTTGTTCGGAATGTCAACATAACAGTAACAAAAAAGAACCAAATTGTACGTGTGAGATCTGCGGTAAAAAATTTCATTTAAAACCTTCTCAATTAAAAAAGAGTAAACATCATTGCTGTTCTATAGAATGTTTAAATAAACTAAAATCTATTTTATATTCAGGAGAAGGAAACCATCAATATGGATTGAAAGGCAGATTAAATTCTTCGTTTAAAGGTGATGAAATATCAAAACGAAACAACAATTTAATAGAAATACGTGTATACGATCCAACACATCCTTATTGTGACAAGGACGGACGTGTATTAAAGCATAGATTAATTGTTGAAGAAAACTATAAAATATTTGATAAGAAATATTTTGAAGTTATCGACAATAGAGTAGTGTTGAAAAAACAATCTCAAGTACATCATCTAAACGAAGATCATAACGACAATAGAATAGAAAACTTAATTCCAGTAACTAGATCGGAACATCGAATGATACATAATCTCGGGATTATGATTGTTCGTGATCCAAAAAATGGAAGAATAACTGGCGTCATTAAACAGGGTGAATTGCTGGAAAGCCCAGAAGTGGGTAATCAGCAGCCAAGCCAACCTTTAAAAAAGTTGGAAGGTTCAGAGACTAACAGTTGAAACTATGATGTGTAATACATATCGTAGAATATAATACTGACACGAGTGCCCTGCCCGATTAAATCGGTGAAGATATAGTCCGACCTACAGGTATAACAAAAAAAGCTGTAGAATTACATGATAAAGAACGTGTAAGATAACAAACGGGTTATCGTGGAGAGATTATTGGTAAGTTTAAGGTTACAACAGATTCTGTGCCCAGTGTATATAAACCGGGTGAACGATTTGCACAACTTTTGATCCTTCCTGTACCAGAGGTTCAGTTTGAGGAATCAGAGATACTTAGCGAAACAGATCGTGGCGAAGGCGGCTACGGTTCTACAGATGAAACAGACACAAGCGCACCGACGGCTACTCAGAGTCTTCCGGAAACAGAAGGCGAGCCTATAAACTCTGAGCCCGCAACAGAAGGCAGCGGCGACGCATCAAACAGCGTTGAGGAAGCATAATAATTACGTAATAAAAGCTTCAGGGGTGGCGTACATCGAATGGCAAAACCTCACAATTTATAAACTCATTTTGATACGAAGTTGATA